ACAATTATATCGCACAGGCCGCACGTAATGCTGCCTATAAGGCCGCACGTCGATATGATGCACTGACCATGAACGACAGTCGTGCTGCAATGGAACAAGAAATGCGTGACATTATCACACAAACTCTTGCTGATGAAAAGCTCAACGGTTCGGTTACTATTACACAAGTATTAATCCGTCAGATTACTCCTGCAGATTCGGTGGTTGCTAGTGCTAACGAGTTAGTTCGTGCTAAGAATGAGCTGTTGCAAAAAGAAGTTGAAGTTAAAACAGCCGAAGCAGAATCACGTCGTATGGCAGCACTTACAAATCAAAGCTCGGCTAGTATTGCTTACATGAATGCACAAGCAGCACTTAACATCTCCGAAGGTGTCAAGAACGGTAAGGTACAGACCATTATTGTGCCTAGCAATATGACTGGGTTGATGATTGGGAAATAAACAACACAATTAGTCAGAGTACGAAGCCCCGTCAGGGGCTTCTTTGTGGCTAAATATTACTACTATGAGAATAACAGAAATTGCCCAAGATCCCAACATATGGCGCACTAATTTGCGCATAGGTCAATATTTAGATCCCAACACTGCTGAATTCGAAAAGGCCGACGATTATTTAGATGCCGGACTACTGCATCAGGCTGCAGAAGCACAGATAGCAGCCGGAGTTGAACCTGAAGTAGCTACAGTAAATCCTGCTCAGCTGTTTGCCACACAAGACTGGCTCAGCAACTACGGTAGTGATGGTGCTTTGTTTGATGAGTATGAAGATTTGCCAGTAGTTTACAAAAAAAACAATAGACTTTATATATTAGACGGACACCACAGAAGTGCCCGGGCCTTGAAGTCGGGTACACCGATGCGTGTGTACGTGTTTGGCGACTCTACTACAAAATAAACCTATGATAAAAAAGATCTTGCTAAGTCCCTGGACTGCGGTTGTTACTCTGGCCTTGATTGTAGGCATTCGTGCGGCCGATCCTGCATTTGTTGAAAGCGTTCGCTTGCGATATTTTGATACACTTATTGTTAATCAGTCTCCCACTGTCAACGAAATTTGGACTGTGGACATAGACGAAGCTGCAATCAACAAACATGGCCAATGGCCCTTTCCCAGAACAATATATGCTGAGTTGATCGAAGAACTGTATCGCCGAGATGCTGGTCTGGTGGTATTCAATGTACTGATGCCAGAAACAGATCGTGCCGGCGGCGATGCTGCATTGTCGTCTGTAATGCAAAAGCACCTGGTAATCTTACCTAATATTCCAGCTGAACAAAATAAAAATACTCCACGTAGACCTGGATCTGCTGTGATTGGATCGCAATACTTGGATCGCATTGTGTCATATCCTGGCATGATCGCCAACATCCTAGAATTAGAACGATCGGCACGGGGAGTAGGAACTGTTCATACCTTGCCAGAATTAGACGGTGTCAATAGACGCATGCCGTTGGTGATTGCTGTAGGCGATAACTTGTACCCTAGCTTGGCATTTGAAATCATGCGAGTGGCTGCATCTGATACTACATTTCAAGTCAAACTGAATGAGTCAGGAGTAGAACGCATACGTATTCCCAAGTTTGGTCCTGTTGCTACTGACAGCCTGGGTCGGGTATGGATTGATTGGAGCCAAACTGCACATTCAACCACTATAACTACGTTACCTGAATCGTTTGATGGTGCCCTGGTCATTGTAGGTCCAACTGCAGCTGGTATCAGTAATCCAGTGGCAACCAGTTTAGGTGCTGTTCATCCTCATGCAGTACAGGCCGCAGTGGTAGGCACCCTGTTAAACGGTGTTGCAATCCAAAGACCAGACTGGGCAGACGGTGCTGAAATCGTAGCACTGGTCGTGTTGAGTATCATATTATTAATATTAACAAGGTGGGTTTATGTTGGAATTATTTCTGCTGTTGTCGTGCTTGCTGGCAGTGTCGGTAGTAGCTTATATTTGTTTTCTGCTTATAGTTGGCTCGTGGATAGTAGTGCTATCGCTGTGGGCTTGGGTCTTGTTCTTCTGCATGCTTATGGTGTTAAGTTTGTAAGTGAGTTTTTGCAGAAGCAGGCTATTAAGAAACAGTTTGCTGGCTATGCTTCACCTACTGTGGTTCGACTGCTGCAAGAGAATCCCAGTCTAATCAAAGACGGTGTCAAGAAAGAAGTATCAATCTGCTTCAGTGACCTGCGTGGCTTTACACCCCTGGGAGAAAGTTTTGGGGACGATGTCAAAGGCCTAACAGAAGTCATGAACGGCTACATGGATGCTATCACTCGACCAATACTAGAAGCCAACGGTATGATCATCAAGTACATTGGTGATGCAAGTATGCACATACACAACGCTCCTATAGATGATCCGGATCATGCAAAGACTGCTGTGGCAGTGGGACTCAAGATGGTTCAAGCAGTCAAAGAGTTCAGTCAAGAATTAGAAGCCAAAGGACGCCCTGGGGTCAAGATGGGTGCAGGTATCAACACAGGCCTAGGCTACATCGGCGAAATGGGATCAACTGCACGACACAGTTATGATGTGTTGGGTGACGCTGTAAGTACTGCAGCTCGTATTGAAAGCAAGTGTAAAGAATATGGTTGTGTACTGTTAGTTGGAGAGAACACAGTCAAGCAATGCGGCGATTCGTTCTTGTTTCTCAAGATTGATGACTTGGCTGTCAAAGGCAAATCAGTCGGAGTTGGTATACACACAGTATTAGATACTGATGCAGGTGCCATGACAGAATACTTAATGGCACAGACAACACACGACGAAATGCATCGTCTGTATCGAGCACAGGAATTTGATCAAGCTATCGATCTTTGTCAAGAACTTAAATCAGAGTTCGATGGTCAAATGACCGATTACTATGACATGTGGATTGAACGCTGCGAGTTCCAAAAGACACAAAAGTTACCAGCCGACTGGTCTGGAATTTTTATAGCTACAACCAAGTGATTACTTGACCATGCTTAATATCAGTGTGCAGACTTGTACCAAGTGACGGAATGCAATTTCGTTACCGGCACAAACTTCAGCAGCACGGATATCACGTATTTCAGACATTAAATGATGGCGTTCTTGGGCGGATAGGTCGCCACGAGCATAAGCATCTTCGATTGCTTGCATTTCTGTTGCAATACCAGTAAACACTGGATCTACCAGTTTGAGTTGTTCTAATACGTCAATTGAATTTATCATCTTCCTTCCCATGCTGTCCGTGCTGCTGAAATTCTTCCTGCTGCTGTTCTCTTTCCCAGTTCGCAGAATGTCTTGCTACCACCTTGATTCATGCGTTCTACGTGTTTATATAGCCCTGCAAGATTGTCAGCCTGCGGATCATGGCGCCAGGCTGTATACCGTGACAAGGCCTGCGACTGCTGCATAGCCGGTTGCCAATTGGGTCGATCGCAATCTACCTGTTCAACTTGTAGGCTCAATACTACCAATTGTCCGAACATAACAGGATCATGTGCTCGCGGTAGTAAGCTACATCCAGTTAAAGTCACGGCTATCAACGCTGCGGCAAGATATTTCATTTTTTATCTTCGATTATCTTTTGATTAATTTTGTCTTCGGCTTCCACACGCTCATGTTCAATAGTTTTGCCACGCAAGTGTAGCACAGTATTGACTTTCTGATTGAGTCTGATTAAATCGTTATCTAACATACGGATACGATCAATAAGAGCGATCAAAACTGTATTGGCATCACTGATAACTGGCTTGATTTCGGTTGTGGCCCAGGTCCACACATACTTGATCATCATGCCCATTCCCGCTGCAGCCACAATAGGAAATCCGTACTTGCTGATTAGTTCTGCTATGTCGCCCATCAGTCTTTGCTCCTTATAAATTTTTCTAGTGGATCTATTTTTATTAACTTCATGCGACCGTTTTCCTTGACCAATCTAAAAACATCGCCGACTTCCCATCCTATTTTTTCAATGTCTAGTTCTCGATCAAACACTATGCTATCTGGGTATAAATCCCACTCGTAGTCATAAAAGCGCATCAATCTCTCCTTGCGTCGTTTTTGCCGTCAGCTCGAGCAATACGCTCAACATCTGGTTTGAGACCCAAGGCATTTGATACCACGGCGTCAATTCGGACCACGTCGTGATTCATGGTTTTGACACGATTATCTAAAGCAGTGATAATTCCGGCCATGCCTTTTACTGCCGAAAGTACGCCAGCTAACAATAATTTAATAGTTAAGTATACAAAATAACCGCCGGTAATGGCAGCGGCAATTGGAAATCCCAGATCGGATATCAGTTTAAATATTTCGTTCATATTATTCTCTTTTTAAGTGCTCCATTAATATTTAGTCAACACCAATTTGTCTTCAGTGGGTATAGAAAACATCAATGCCGACTATTAAAAAATACAATAGGAAAACCCTATAAAAATACGTTGACTTATAGTATTGAAATCATATATAATAGTTCAAGTCAGTACAAACACTGATATACACATTTTACATCGAAAGGAGTATTACATGTCAGAAAGTCTAAAAGGAAGTAAAACCGCAGAATGTCTAAAAGAAGCATTTGCAGGTGAGTCAATGGCCAATCGCCGTTATTTGTATTTTGCAAACTTGTGCGATGTAGCAGGTGCGCCCGATGTAGCTGCCTTGTTTCGTTCCACTGCCGAAGGTGAAACAGGACATGCTCACGGTCACATGGAATTCTTGATCAACGGCGGAGCTGGCGAACCCGGAACAGGTATGCCAGGCACAACACCACAGGAAGCATTGGAAGCAGCTATTCATGGCGAAACCCATGAGTACACAGATATGTATCCAGGCATGGCTAAAACTGCTCGCGACGAAGGCTTTGACGAAGTTGCTGATTGGTTTGAGACATTGGCCAAAGCAGAACGCTCACATGCCAATCGCTATCAGCGAGCATTGGACGCATACAAAGCAGAACAAGAGTAATTGTAGTCTAACTGTTGTTAACGGTGAAAAAGGGCCTTGACGGCCCTTTTTCTATTGTGTTATAATATAGTTTTTAATGCTTAGAAGGAACGATTATGTTGGAATGTTTAATATTAGGTGACTCAATTGCAGTAGGTACCAAACAATTTGCACCACAGTGTGAACTGGTCGGAAAAGGCGGCATCAATACATGGCAGTGGAATAACATGTATCCCACTGCCAATTTAACAGCCGGTGTTGTGATCATCAGTTTGGCCACCAACGACCACAAATACATCAAGACTCCACAGGAATTGCGTAAGATGCGAGCTCGTGTCTCGAGCAATCGAGTCTTTTGGGTACTACCTGCTGGCAACTTAAAAGGCAGCGAAGTGCCAATTGAAACAATACAAGATTATGTAAAAACTGTAGCTGCTGAATACGGTGATACTATATTGCCTATTCACGGACTGCAAAAAGATGGGATTCACCCCAGCTGGAGTGGGTACCGAGACATTATCGAAAGAACAAAATAAAAACAACGTGTCAGTTTTCTTTATTGCATCAATCATAAATAATTTCATAACACTGCTAAGGATATTCTATGTCACAATTATTAAAAGTACAATACGAAAAAAATAATGCAACCTTTGTAGATGGCAACGAAGCGTATGCCAATAAAAATTCTTTATATCCAGCTGAACTAGAACTATCTGTAACAGAAGGCAATAATGCTGCACTTGCTGACGGAGTTTTGTTAGAGCCAATTACGTACAATTGGGATCAGGAAATTTTTACTTTATCTATTAATAAGCATGTAGTTAGCGGCGATGAATACGAAGCAGTAAGAACATCATTTGGATACGATTCAGATGCTGCTCTTGCTGCCGATTCAGCAGCCGGTTGGACTTATTTGGGTACTGTTATAACCGAGCAATAATGTTGTAAAAATACAACAAAAATCAAGCCCCAAACTGGGGCTTTTTTATTGACCAAAAATACCAGATTTGTTATACTAACAGTATGATAAAATCACATCCAAATCCTCCCAGCGCATTACGCAATTTTACTACGTTTTTTTTAATGGGATTCGTTGAATTTTTGCTAGTTTTTATGTTGCTTTTTGGCATATTTTGGTAGACCAGAAATGCCATTTCGGCTATAATGTATATACACTAACAAAACAGGAGCAGTAAATGTCTAAGTTAATCTCTTTTGCAGGTTATAGCCGTGTAGCAGGTGAGCTCAAATTCCGTACTGCTACCGACGAAAAGCGTATTGAGCAGTTGGCCAAGCTGGGCGACACTGACATCAACATCATCAAACTGGCCGCACCAGTTGCCACAAAAAATGAAGCTGTTAAGGCAGTGTTGCAATTGTACGGCAATGCCGAAGCAGAAGTCACAGCATTTTTGACTGCACAAGTCAAAGACGAGAATCCTTTTGCTAAGGCTCCCAAAGCCAAAAAAGAAGTCCGTGTTAAAGTAAAGATGTCTAAAGCCAAAAAAAGCAAGACTCCCGAGCCACGTGAGCTGACTGCCAAGGAATTGGCTGCTCTACAGTTTATCGCCTTCCCAGTAGGTAACGGTGCCATGGCCTACTACCCCAACCCTTTGAGCAAGGTTGCTCAAGACAGCGACGAAGTCGCTGTCTAATCTCGGACCAGGAGAAATGCAATGCAGTCATCAAACAAACTTGATTGGTTTAAGAGTCAATACAGTGATGCTGATCTAGCTGAAATTTTGTCAGACTACCATAAGTCTGTACACGGATTTCGTAAACGCATGCACGGAACAGGTCGATGCACACTAGTTCGTGAACTTGAATCATTAGATGCTTACTCAGCTAAGTACGGCTTCTACGAACAAATGGTGTAAGATTACCAGATACAATGGCCTCGAAAGCCTTGAGTTCTGTGACAGTGATGAATGGATTAAAGCATAAAGGAGACAACTATGCCAGCAGTATTTCTTGTAAGCGACACGCACTTCGGGCACAACGGTGTCTGTCATTTCATGCGTAATGATGGCGAGACCAAACTTCGCCCATGGGACACCGCAGACGAAATGGACGAAGAAATGGTCCGGCGTTGGAACGATACTGTTCGCCCAAATGACAAAGTGTACCACCTGGGCGATGTAGTAATTAATCGCAAAGCACTGGGTATCATGCGGCGTCTCAACGGTGATAAGGTTCTTATCCGCGGCAACCATGACATCTTCCGTGATGACGAATACAGACAGCACTTCCGCGAACTTCGTGCATACCACGTTCTTAACGGAATGATTCTTAGTCATATCCCTTTACATGAAGCAAGTCTCGGTCGCTTTGGCGTTAACATACACGGTCATCTTCATGCAAACCGTGTCGTGAAACCGCGCGGAGTAGATGCTCGTACCGGTGAAATCTTATACAGCGATGAGATTGATACACGCTACCATTGTGTTTGTGTTGAGCAAACCGACTTTGCTCCTATTCTTTTTGAAGATGTTATCAAACGGATCGAAGCCGAAGGCGGTCGAGTTGGGTTCCAATACGGCAACGGCCCTGCCATGTAATACAGCAGGGCCGTAATAGAATTGCTTATCCTATATTTTATACAACTTACTCCACGACGTAGGAAGAACGTTTAAATCTTCCTCTTTCTTCTGAAATTCAGGAAAGTCTTTCATGGCTATTTTTATACGGTCGCTTTGTTCAACTACATATCTACGCCATGCTTGATACGCCTTCCATTCTGGCTGGTCTGGGCTTATTTGATAAAACCAATTAGTGGTTTCAATTTTAACGGTTCGAGCAGGTTTTTTTGTTTGCCAGGGCAATTTGTAATCTGGATAAACAATATTAGAAACAACACGATTATACCAATCGGCATCTCGAGATTTACGATTTGAAATCTTGGGTATATGTTGTGGATTTTTTAAAAACCATTTTTTAACCAAGTGTACTTGTTTTTTTAATATGTCAATTGTTGCCGGAGTGTTGTCCCAAAAAAACAAAATATTGTTTTGATTGTTTTCATTGAAGCACTGAAAGTTCACTGCATGGTCTGGAAAAAACAGATAAAAATTGCCATTTTCGTAATGTAGATTTGGTTTTTCAATGCCATATATGTTGGCAGTCGATTGGTCTGTTAAATTAAACGAATTTTCGATCAAATTCAATCTGGAAATAATTGATGGTTGCGGAATATTCAATAAAGTTGTATCAAGCTTTGTGTTTGCCCATAATTTTATCATGTCATCGCCTGTTTCCCAAGTTTCCCATTTGAGAGTAGGATCTAGTTCTAGCAAGGCCTTGTAGGATGGATAAGCTGATAGTTTGCCTTCGGCGTTTAAATTTTCTGCTCCTATTGTTTTAAAATCTTTTACAAATTCATACGATCGGTAAATTAACCGATCAATTTTCAATCCAGCAGTCAGGAAAGAATATGCAACCTGCCAGCTGTCTGATCCGCCGCTGTAGTGCAGATACACACGACTGTGTTGTTCTCTAATTTCTTTCGCACGACGTTGATATAATACCGACAGAGATTCCTCTGGTTCAACAGACCAGTCAACCAACGAAAAATATTTTTCATAGAAATTCCAATGAGGCCACCAGCCATTTGGGGTAGCCTCTTCTATTGCTTGCAATTTGCTGGCATACTGTTTACCAGCTACTTCATAATATCCGTATTTCATCTGCTTGTCTTCGTAATTTGCAACACGTCAGTGATCAATGATTTAATCATTTTTTTGCCATCCTGTTGTTCTTTGTCGGTTGTGACATAACGAATTTCGAAACCGGTTGTACTAACATCAACCGATGTGTTGCTTATTGCTTGTCTCACACGTGATAACATATCGTGCGATAATCCAACTGCTCCCAATGCAAATGTCGAGGTATATTCATTTATTACCTTGTCCCCAGTGGGGTGCAGACTGGAGAAATTTGCCAGGGCAGACGCAGTTGCTGTTGAAGCAAAGCACTTTATTTTTCCACTTGATATGTGTTTTTTGGCAGCAATGGCCTGTAACACAGCCACTTGTATATCTTTGGCCAGTAAGGCCATTGCTGCCTCGGTGCTGTTACCAAAAGAAATAGATTTGTGAGTTGTGTGATTTTTGCGGTTGTAATCGCTGATCCAACTACTGAATGGCGCAGCACCGGTGCTGCCAATAGTCAATTGCTTTTTTTGTCTAAAAGAATTACTATCCTGAATTGCAGAATCTGCAAGTGAGCACATTAGATACGGATCAGAAACAGTGGCCACCCATTCAATTGAGTCTAAGTCAATCACGCAAGCTTTTTCATTTTTTTGCAGACTGAGCCAGTAACGGCCGCCTGAAAAGTACACCAACTTAGCTGCAGGATCAGCTTGGTAAGCTGTCATGCCTCCGCAACCCATTCCTCGCTTGGCAGTGACTGAGATGCCCTTGGATTCCAAGCTATCAATCCATGCATCCTGAATTAGCACAGTGGGCTCAGTACGCGACGACAGCTGATAGTAGGTTAAATCTGCAGCACCAACCACTGATGATGCTGTGATAAAAAACGCAATAATTAATTTTTTCATTATAAAAATTTCCCTTTAATTTAGTAATTGAACTGCAACAGATACTGCCGACAAGCATGGCTTAGCTATCATAAAAGTTAATACTGCTGGCAGTGTGTCAATATTTTTCTTGTAACAAATCCATCCAATGGGTAACAACACTAACAAAGAAATAAAATCAGTAAACACACGATATTGATCAATTGCTTGATAGATTATAGCACCTACGATAATTATAACAACAGTTGAGTATAAATGTAAAAAAGAAATTTTAGATATTATTTTAATAATAGTTGATGCACAATTCCAAGCAACAAAAGTCATGATACCGGAACCTACTACAAGGCTACATAACAAGATATTTAAGTTAGTGAAATTTCCAAATGCCAATGACTCAAACCATGAATATCCAAACGACGGAGTACTGGTACTGATTACATTGTAAATTACCATTTCGGACGCAGTAATCGGAATCCCAAATGCTATCAAAGGAATCATACTGCTGATTACAGAAGAATTATTGGCTGCTTCTGCAGATGCCAACTGCTTGGATTGTTGACGATTAATTCTTTTCTCAACAAATGCCGAGACATTGCTACAAATAGATGTACCTACAGCAGGTATTAGTCCTAACAAAACTCCTAGAAACGAACCTCTTACAATAGATTGGTATCGATTGGCTGCAAGTTTTACAGTCTGACTCATACGATGTTTGCTAGCCAAATTAGCTGTGTTAAATTTAATTCGACCAAACATTAACAACTGAGGCACAATAAAAATACAAAATAAAAAAACTGTTACAGATACACCTGGATCTAGGATCACTGAATTAAATGTCAGTATGGATCCAAAATTTGGATGATATCCAATCAATCCAACGGTAAATCCAGTTACTATTAATATCAGATTGATAAGATAATTTTTGTTGTAAACAATCATCAAAATAATAATAGACAAAAATATAAAGACTTGAACGAAAATACTGTAAAACTTAGCATTGTTGTAAAACAAATTTGCAATTGTTGGGACAAGAAAAACAGCAATCAATGATGCCATTGTGCCACCAATGGCACAAATTCCCAAGGCTTCAAACCCTTTTCCTTTTTTAAATAATTTATGTCCAGATGTTGCTGACACGGTTGACGATATTTCACCTGGTACCCCAGCTACCACTCCAATGACAGCACCGGTGTATTGCGATGCCACTAACATGCCGCTATAGAAAAGCATAATTGATAGCACATCAGTAGATATCAGTACAGGATAAAAAAGTATTACTAAAGCCAGAGGCCCGAAGCCAGGTAGAATCCCGGTTGCGATTCCTGACAGTATTCCTATCGTCCAAAAAACAAATGACTCTATCATTAAATGATTTTATATTAGATGTAATTGATAATACAATTTATTTTGTTGGCGTTCTGTAGCAACACTACAGTAAAGGTATAATGTACCAGGCGTTTTGATATATTCTACGTCAATTGTAATAATCGGCGTTAACAAATATATTTATACCTTGCATAGACAACTGTTGTTTTTTTGCAACATCAAAAAGCCCTGCAATTGGGGCTTTCTTCTGGTAGACCAGAAACCCTAAATCGGCTATAATAGTTATACAGTAGCAAAACAGGAGCAGGTGATGCGTACAGTTAAAGTGATGTTAGTACAGCGTAGACGTGTAGCACAGTTTACACTTCCGCAGACTCCAGAAGCACAAGTAATCCGCGCCCAGCTTCGCGCCAAATTAACCCAAGCACTTAGCAAGTAGGAGCAGGAAATGAGAAAAGCAAAAGCAGTCCCTGTAGTCCCGGCAGTAGACAACTCAGCCGTATACGATATCTCTAATAAAGATGCAACTAAAGATATGGACCGCATCAAAAAAGAATTCAAGTACTATAAACTAGGCATCACTCCAGATATGGCCAAAGCAGTTAACGTTCATGTGAAGAAGCATGGTACTGGTCAAATTTGGAATCACTTTGGTGATGCAGACGGAAATGATCCTGATTGGTGGGATTGGAGAAATGGTCGAGTTCACAAATTGAAGTTGAAACCAGCTTACTGGGTTCCAGTACGTTAATTGAAAAGGAAAAATGATGACATTAGAACAACTGAAACAAGAACGCGATCGCATCTTAGCTGCCAATGCTTGGTGGAAAGATCGACCCATGCAAGACGGTAGCTACGAAGCTTCTATTACATTTGATGGCTTTTACCGCATCCAAGACCAAATCCGCGAATTGGAAACAGTTGACCAGAAATAGCATTTCGTCTATAATAGTACATACACTAGCGAAACGGAGAAATTAAATGTACCAAGCCCAAGTTACCCAAGTAAAATTGAACGAAAATCTGGACAAGTACGAAGTCTCCATTGAGGTGTTTGATGAACGTGGTGGCATTGCTGTGTTTACCAGTGCTGCAATTTTCCCCGATGCCGACTATGCCCTGGAAGCTGGATACTCAGCTGTCAACACCTACAAGGCCACCGGTCGCTTTCCCAACATGACAGACCTACCAGTAGAGGCCTAATATGACACCACACGCACTTGCTGAATCCATCCGTAATCGCCTGTTTGCCGACCGTGACAACTTTGATGACGCTTTGGACTATGCTTATAGTATTGCCCGGGGCACAGACAATCCAGCGGCTGTAATGACAGCGGTCATGGTGGTTGTTAATACGCTAGCCAATTACATTGAACAGACCGAGACAGACCAGGTCTAGTTGACCAGTAATTCACGACACGCTATAATAGTATTTCATTAGCAGTACAGAATTTAATTTTATCCCTCTTCCTAAGGAAACATTATGTCAGCAGACAATCGTACCGTTACTGCGCAACAAGCTCGTCGCGCTATCGTCAAGTGTTTTAAATCTCAGCGTCCTTTGTTCTTGTGGGGTCCTCCAGGCATCGGCAAGAGCGAAGTTGTTGCTGATATTGCTCGAGAGCTAGGCGGATTCATGATTGACTTGCGCCTGGGTCAGATGGATCCCACAGACATTCGTGGTATTCCGTTTTACAACAAGGAACTGGGCAAGATGGATTGGGCACCTCCGATCGACCTGCCAGATGCAGAACTTGCCAGTCAGTATCCCATCATAGTCCTGTTTATGGACGAAATGAACTCAGCTCCTCCGGGTGTGCAGGCTGCTGCTTATCAGCTGGTACTGAATCGCAGAATGGGCAAGTATGTGTTGCCTGACAATGTGGTCATGATTGCTGCTGGCAACCGCGAAAGCGACAAGGGTGTTACTTATCGTATGCCTACTCCGTTGGCAAACCGTTTTGTTCACGTTGAAATGAAGGTGGACTTCCCTAGCTGGCAAGAATGGGCAGTGTTAAACAATATCCACAAGGATGTTGTTGGTTACTTGACCTTCGCCAAGCAGGACTTGTACGATTTTGATGCCAAGTCCAGCTCACGTGCTTTTGCTACACCGCGTTCGTGGAGCTTTGTCAGCCAGTTGATGGAAGACAACGACATTGATGACTCTACTGCAACTGACCTTATTGCCGGTACCATTGGCGAAGGTCTTGCTGTCAAGTACATGGCACATCGCAAGATTGCCGGACGCTTGCCCAAGCCCGAAGATATCTTGTCGGGCAAGGCCAAGGAGTTGGATGTCAAAGAAGTCAGTGCCATGTACAGCCTGGTCATCAGCTTGTGCTACGAGCTCAAGTCTGCTATTGAGCGCAAGGTCACAGACAAAGAGTTCCACGAAATGGCCGACAACTTCTTTGCTTACATGATGAAGAACTTCGAAACCGAGTTGGTTGTTATGGGTGCTAGAATTGCACTGACCACATACCAGCTGCCGTTCCAGCCAACCAAGCTGAAGAATTTTGATGAATTCCATCAGCGTTACGGAAAATACATTTTGGGTGCTAACTCGTAAGAGTATGGGGGCTGACATTAAAGCAGTACTCAGGGAAGAGGGGTGTCAGCCCCCTCCCCAACCTCACCGTGTAAGGGTTACTTTTGACCCGTACAATCATGACCAAGTGCAAGATTTCCTTGTAAAAATTAGGCGAGAATTTCCCAAGTGGCGGGACAAGAAGCGGTGGAGATATTTGGTTCCAGACGAAAACGAACCAAACGTCTGGATATTAGATTTTCACTTTAGAGATATCGAAGACGCTATCATTTTTGGTCTTAAATACTCAAGATGAAATACACTATACAACGTCTCGACGGTAGATTCTCTTATTGCAATTGGTTCCAATACTATATTGGTTTCAGCCATCAGATGAGCAACGATCAAGGTCCCTTGAACTTTGACCATTGCCTGCAATGGTTTATACAAACATACGGTTGGTCAGCTGAAATACGCCAATACTCTGATATGCACCGTTGGGTTGGTATGAATCAAAACATAACCCAACGAATGATCAAGAAGTTTGGTAATAATCACCCCTTGGGTATACCAGCTGCACCAGATCTTCCTGTCAGTTGTAATCCTTATTGGTCGTGGACCAATGGTTACAGTGACTTACGTATCTACGTCAAGTCTGACCCGGAACTTGTGTTCTTTCAACTGGCAAATCCGATTGACCGGTAATTCAGGTCATGCTATAATGTATTATACTGAAAACACGGAGTTATATAAATGACTACAGCAACAGACACTGCCAACAAAAATGACGCCAAGCGTTTTGCTGATTTGATTGGCCCAACAGACCCAAAAGTAGATCGCGAAGTTCGTGAAATTCTTATTACAGCACGAGTTGGCATGTTGCTTCGTGCCAGTTTCTTTGGTAACTTGGCCACTAGACTAAAGTTGGTCAATGCCGACGAATGGTGTGCTACTGCTGCTACCGACGGTAGAAACTTTTATTACAACACTCGCTTTATCAAAATGCTGCGTCCCAAGGAAGTTGAATTCTTGTTTGGACACGAAATCCTGCATGTGATCTATGACCATTTTGGTCGCTGCGGTGATCGTCATCCCAAGCTGTGGAACGTGGCCGGCGACTACTGCAATAATGCTGACTTGAAAAAGCACCGCATTGGTGAATTCATTACGTCGGTTCCTTGCCTGTATGATGTCAAGTACGATGGTATGAGTGCCGAAGAAGTCTACGACGACTTGTACGCAAACGCCGAAAAAATTGACATTGAAGATCTTGTCAACAAGATGTTGGACGATCACATGGAAGACGACGGTGACACCGAAAGCGGTACTGGCCGTGACGGCAACAGCAAAGGACGTCCTCGTCTTACTGATGAAGAACGTGCTGCCATCCGCGATGAGATCAAGGAAGCCATGTTGAGCGCCGCTCAGACATGTGATGCTGGTAACTTGCCAGCTGGTGTCAAGCGTTTGATTCAGAATTTGACTGAGCACAAGTTGAACTGGCGCGAACTGATCATGCAGCAAATCCAAAGCACAGTCAAGAGCGACTATACGTGGATGAAGTCGGGTCGCAAGGGCTGGGACATGGATGCTGTCATGCCTGGTATGAAAACACAAGAAGCCATTGACATTGCTGTGTTTATCGACCTGTCGGGATCGATCTCAACCGAACAAGGCCGCGACTTCCTAAGTGAAATCAAAGGTATCATGGAAACGTTTGAAGACTATCGTATCCATGTTGCCTGTTTTGATACCGAAGTGTACAACCTGCACTTGTTTACCAGCGATAACTTGGACGATATCAGCGAGTATGACTTGCAAGGCGGTGGTGGCACTGACTTTGATGCCATATTCAACTTCCTCAAAGCCCAAGCTATTGAACCCAAGAAGTTGATTGTGTTCACAGACGGCTACCCGTGCGGCTCATGGGGTGATCCCAACTACTGCGATACTACTTGGGTTATCCACGGCGACAAGAATCCCGACCCACCATTTGGTGTTTGGGCCTTGTACGAAGAAAACTAATTTAACCTAAATCAATATAAATTGCCCTGAAAACAGGGCAATTTTTATTTTCCACGGTAATTATTTGTTAAATATTACTATGAACACACCCGAAACCCAAATCACACTACAGGATCTTGCTGTTATTAAAAATCTCATTGATGTTGCTTGCCAGCGCGGTGCATTCCGTGCAGAGGAAATGCGTACAGTGGGCGAGCTTTACGAAAAGCTCACAGGATTTTTAGAAACAGTTGTTGCACAAGCAGAAGCAGCTCAATCTCAACCAGGAGAAGCAGAATGATCAAGCACATTGGCAAACACGGCGATCGAAAGGTTGCTATTATATTTAGAGAAGTACCCGGCGAAGACCACATGACCTTGGTCATCTATCCTCAGACATTGGCTGTACACATGCACGATGCTATCATGCGAGTGATCGAATCTCCTGAAGGGCAGGCTGCAGAAAATCTTGGAGATGCGCTATTCCGTAGTCTACTGCCGGACGGTCGTCCCATGCTACAGACCTTGCACTCAGAAGGAATGATTAAAAAAGTACAGGCCAAACAAGTCACAGTTACTCCTACACCCAGCAGCTCTGTTAATCTGGCAGAGATGAATGAGATCATTCGCAAGATGAAAATGGGAAACGAAGCTATTCAAGAAATGGCCAATCTCGATGCCAACAAAGGTTACACCGGCAAAGCTAGACGTCGTGATGATTACGGTCGCGAAGTTGGTGCTCCAGTTCCACAACGCATGGCCGAAGTAGCAGGGTCAGATGCTGCCAAGGCACTAGACGATGCACATTTGGCAAAGGATCGAATGGCACAGGCCACTCGTATGGAAGTCGAAGCTCGTGGATTGTTGGCTGAAAGTGCCAGACTCAAGGCCGAGGCCGAAGCCATGGCTGGCGGAGCACCAAAACCCAAACGTGGACGGCAGAAGAAGGTGAAAACTGCTGATGCAGCTTGATCGAGACTTTTTACAAAGATGGGAACAAATTGTTAACGACGTTGACAAAAATCACTGTCCAATAGAATGTGTCAAGAAGGTAGTTTTTAAAACTACCGATCGTAAACAAAAAACCATCAACCTGCGTCAACTGCGCAAGCAAGGATTCAACAACGACAGTATCGAACAAGCTGTATCGGTTTATATCAGTGAGAACGATGGCTTAATTGCTTCAATGGAACTGGTGCTGGATGTTGAAGCAGTGGCCGAAATTATTCAACCCGAAACCGACAAACTACTTAAAGGAATTTAATGCAAGTACGTCTAGTCTCAAGCTCGGCTCCCACAGCTGAGTTTGCTGACGCCGGGATCGACAACGTGCAAGAACTTATTGCATTTTGTGCCCGTGTCAGCAATCCTTCAAATCAACTCAACACCGAAACCAGCGAAAAACTGATCAATTACCTGGTCAAACATGCTCATTGGTCGCCCTTGGAAATGGTTTCGGCCTGTGTCGAAATCACAACCACACGTGATATTGCTCGCCAAATCTTGCGACATCGCAGCTTTGCTTTTCAAGAGTTCAGTCAGCGTTATGCTGATCCGACCAAGGACTTGGATTTTGAAATTCGTGAAGCACGTATGCAAGACACCAAAAACAGACAGAACAGTGTTGAGCTAGATTTAACTGATGCTGGCAATCGGGAAACCAATCGAATTTGGATAGAGAAACAACAGGATGTGATTAGAGCTGCTCGAGAAGCTTATACCTGGGCTGTTCGAAACGGCATTGCCAAAGAACAGGCCCGTGCAGTATTGCCTGAAGGTAACACAGTGAGTCGATTGTACATGAATGGTTCTTTACGATCCTGGATTCATTTTATCGAATTGCGCAGTGCAAATGGCACACAGAAGGAACATCAATTGGTTGCACTGGCATGTGCTCAGGTCATTTCGGAGATTTTCCCCATGGCTGCAAAACTTGTTTCAGTAGAATAATTGTGTTAACTGTGTTAATATAAACACATGGCTCGTATCAAGCAGTTTCCTACCTACGCCGTTGTTAACAATGAGACTCAGTGGCAACTTGTAGACGACAAACCAGTTAAGATATCTACCGTTATTGTACACGAATTTTCCATAGGCGATGTAGAGGATCCTGATATCTATGCTGCTGACCCATTACTGGCGTGGCAGCACAGCGAAGCTGGTATGTGGGTTATGGAACACAGTGTAGAGCTGCCGCAATGGCATCGTCGAGTTGATCAGTACACGTATGGATATCGGTACTGTATTGCAGCAAGATTAACAGAACAAAACGAATTATTTTTTAAGTTGAAATTCCAATGAAAATACTAGTAACAGGCGGTCTGGGTCTTATCGGTCACAATGTAGTTCAACGATTAGAATCACAAGGACACCATGTTGTTATTGTTGATGTTTGTACCAACTACGATCTTATTCCCTGGGACGAAATTGACTATTTGTTTGCTGAACGTCAAAAGAAAATCGCCACCAATCAGATTTATCGCACGGACATTGTGTCTGAGGCCATGAACAATATAATAGAACAAAATCAAATTGACACTGTTGTTCACTTGGCCAGTTTTCCGCGACAAAAAGTTGTAAATGTAAATCCACAATTGGGCAGTCAGACCATGAGCGAAGGCCTGTTAAATTTGTTGGAACTGTCTGTCCGTCATCAAGTAAAGAAGTTTGTTTATATCAGTAGCAGCATGGTCTACGGCGACTTTGCAGATCAAGTACGCGAAGATGCTGTGTGCCGCCCACAAGGGCAATACGGTATCTTAAAGTTAGCAGGCGAATGGCTGGTAAAAGACTACACTAGAAAATCAGGCATAGCACATGTGATCATTCGTCCCAGTGCTGTGTACGGACCCTTAGATGTGAACGATCGTGTAATCAGCAAGTTCTTGCTGGCTGCCATGCGTGGTGAAACTCTCAACGTCAACGGAGCAAACGAAACCTTAGACTTTACCTATGTCGACGATGCTGCTGACGGCATTGCGGCTGCTGTCACGTTAGACGTTGCTAACAATCGGACCTACAACATTACCAAGAGCCATAGCAAGACATTACTGGAAGCTGCTGAACTGGCAGTTCGTATTGCCAAGCGTGGCTCTATCAATGTGAGAGGGCGTGACTTGGATTTTCCCAGCCGCGGCGCATTGAATATCGATGCTGCTCGACGAGACCTAGGATACAATCCTCAAGTGGATATGGAAGAAGGGTTTGAGATTTATCATCGGTGGCTCCAAGAATCCCCTTACTGGCAGCAGCAGCTCAAGGCATGATATCATTCAACGGCCTTGATCGTCAATATCAATCTTTAAAAAACGAAATTGACCCTGTAGCATCTCAGGTGTATGCTTCGGGGCAATTGATGAATGGTCGCTATACCGAGCAGTTCGAAACTTGGCTTGCAAGATATAACAATAGCCGTTATGCAATAACTGTGCATTCGGGTACTCATGCACTTGAGGCCATTGCTGAATTTCACCGACGAAACTTTCCTTATACACCAACAGTATTGATCCCGTCCTTGACTTATCGAGCCACTGCCAATGCGTTCAAACGTGCAGGGTGGCATATACGATTTGTCGACACTGACCGATACGGCTTGTTGAATTTTGATAGTTTACCAGAAAAGATTGATTATGAGGCTGTGGTTATTGTGGGCTTGTACGGTGCCAGTGTGGCACACATGGGCAATCAACGACAATGGCAAGACTGGTTATACAGAGATACACTGATAATTGAAGACGGTGCTCAACATTGGTTAGCTGACAGTGGTACTCGAGTTGGTACTGCTACTGCTATCAGCTTTGATCCCACAAAGAATTTACCTTGCTACGGCAATGGCGGAGCTGTTGTCACAAGAGACAGTGCGTTGGCAGAATTTGTACGCAATTGGCGCGGCAATTCAATGACTGGTGGCACCACTGTTGGTACCAACAGTAGGATGAGTGAATTGGACTGTGCATTAATGATGGTCAAAGCCAATCACATTCACCAATGGCAAAATCGACGACGAGACATTGCTGCTTATTACAACGAACAATTTACAGGTACCGCAGTTAAGACTCTCATCACCGATGACATGATGTACAGCCATTGCTTTCACAAATTTGTCATCGAAGTTGACAATCAGCACCAGCTGCAACAAGATCTTGCTGCTCGCGGCATAGAAACAAAAATACATTATGTACGACCTTTGCACGAAGAACCAATTTACAGTTGTTATCCTGGGCCTAATTCGTTGCTGAGTTGTTCTAGTACATTGAGTCGCAGAGTATTGAGCTTGCCTATCTACCCTGAATTAACTGATAGCGAAGTAAAACACATTGCTGCTCAAGTCAAACGATGTACTGCTGATTAAAATAATCTCTTAGCCAAGCCCATTCAAACGTCAGCAACAAGCTGTCATAATTTCCCAACACTGAATCATAGTATTCTACAGCATCTTTGGCACCACGCAAGCTCCATTCGGCATGGTCGCCTTGCGCACGTTTCTGCCATGTAGTTAGTCTGTATTCTGTTTCCACATCAGGTATGGTTTCGTAGTAGTATTGCAGTTTTACAACTTCTCTAAATGCAGTACGCCATGTGCTCCAAGGATCTGTATTAAAGTGTGCTGTTCCGCTTAGTACGGGTTCTACACCGTGTGGCTGACTTAGTGTAAAGTCTAGACCGCGTATTTCGTCGGTCCCTAGCACTAACTTCTTGTTGTACGCAATCAAGCCTTGATGTCCATACTCTAATCCATTTACTGGATTTCTACTATTAAAGATGTAGTGCTTGGTCTGTTGCATACGATCTGGTTGCCAACCAAAATCAAATGCAGGATCAATTTCTAGTTTGGCAAACACAGAAAAGAACCAAGGTGTTTCGCTGGCGTCGGCTGCTGCTTTGTATGCTGCGCCTCGTCCGTTGATGCCGTCGACTCTAATACAACGATTGCTCCGTCCTGCTGTAATAGTCTGCAAGTGTTGCCAATTGGCATCAGCATTGGGCTCGCTGTTGCTGAGAAAAACAATGTCTAACAGCCGATCAGATTGAAATTGTTTTGTCTTATCAATATAGGAATAATCGTATAACTGTGTTTTGATATACGGTATTGCAGCACGTGGTACAACAACAGACGAAGCTCCGGCACTAAGTGGGACAATGGTTTTTGTTTCTGCACGCCACATGGGCACAGTCGGTACATGATCAACTATTCCGTCAACTGAAAATACTGCCAGTGGTCCAGACCATTCTGCTGTGGATACTGTCCCCACATGAGAGTCTTGGAAGTGTTGTATTACAGGTATTGCACGGCGCGGAACTGATTGATTCTTGACAAAATTTAAATCATACCAATCTAACAACTTACACTGTTCGCTACGATAAGCAAAAGTCGGGGCATGCATAAAAAATGTGTCGCCGAATTTTTCTTCGTTGCTGGGGAATACATGTAGCATGCCTGCCTGCCACTGTTCTGGATGCCAGCTAAAATCAAAGTCGGTATAATCGCAGATGCTGCTGCATATCCAAACAAATTCATGTTCGTACTGAACATTTTTTGCTATTCTTTTAAGAGTATCTAAGTAGTTGTCAAAATACCTGACAACTTTTGTAGTGCCAGGAATTTGTCCAGCATTACCATCCAAGAAATCTATTTCAAATACCGCAGACGCCACACGGTTTGTTTTAATTTTAATTTGATCTATGTACTTGATGTCAGATGCCCCGGGTGCTTGATACCGAGGTCCACCTGTTTTTTGATGCTGCGTTCCAAACTGATAGATAAATTTTCCGTCAGTGTCATCAGGATGCCATGTATAATCAAACCCGTCAAACTGGCCGTTAGGTATTTTCCAATGTTCATCGACTGTGGTTTTTAATAATCTGGGTTCGGCGCAATACTTGATGTCAGATGCCCCGGGTACTTGATACTGAGGTCCACCTGTTTTTTGATGCTGCGTTCCGAACTGATATATGTAAGCTTGGTCCAGCAGGTCTGGGTGCCAGGAATAATCAAAACTTAAATCAAGCACAGACCAATTGTTAGCAGTTGGCAATGCAATTGCACGTGGCGATTCTATAATTTTTATATTGTCACTGCCATTGACAAAAACAGGGCCGCCTGTTCTTTGCCACTGTGTGCCGAAATAATACGTCACAGGCGGATCAGCAGGATCCGGGTGCCAAGAAAAATCAAATGAGCTATCTATATTTTCAGGAATATACCAGTTGTCGCAATTTGATAAACGTTTAATAAACCTATCAGCATGATATTGTGTTTCGCAGTAATCCATTTTAGGAACTAAGTATGTCCCGGAATCTTTTTGATGCTGGCTAGGCCAAGTATGGCGTTGATTGGCTTGCCATGGCACTGGTTCCCAAAGCCAATCCCAGTCTGTGTAGTCCGATAAGTAATTGACAACCCAACAGTATCGAGTGCGACTCAATTGCTGGGCATGTTCGATACTATCTGCTGCACGTTCATGCGCAAACAAGCCTGGTTTTTTACCGATATAGAATACATCAAACATGATTAGAATCGACGAGATTTATAATAATACCTTTTGGCCCTGGATTGACCGAAATAAGATAGGAACAAGAATGTTCTTTTGTGATCCACCTGGGCGCAGTGACCCCGATAGTCTATTTAACTTGGGCAGAGATGATGTTGTAGAAAATGACTATGTATTTTTTCATGATCAAGAGCCAGTTCATTTAGATCTGCACAAATCCTTGTTTGATGATGTGATTCAGCGCAATAAGGATATTTGGACTAAACCACAAGGACATGTAATAGTCAGTGAACAAGGAGAACATGTTAAAAAGTTATGCGATCAGTATGGCTGGAAGGCGCACTACTATTTTTATCACGGTTGGGCCTGTCAAGATTGGTTTCGCGGATACGACAAAACCTTCCTAATACCACGTGCTCGAGACCGTGCGCCCAGCCGTGCTTTTATGAGCCCAAACAGAATAGTTGCTGGCAAACGAGATCATAGAGTTTTGTTTTTGTACAATGTGTTTAAGAATAAGTTGGATCATAATTGGATTTCGGCTCCGAGAACCTGTAGTTACGAAAATGTGGACATAAGTGTGATTGCTAACAAGTATAATAACACGTATCCAGACATAACGCAAGTGTTTGATTCAGCAGAGTTACCTAAGTTGTTTCCGGGTGAAGCAACACAACAAATGACGTCGTGTTGGCTTACTAACTTTGACGAAGCTGCTGACAGTTTAGTATATGTACCGACTGAGACTGTTTATTTTGGAAAAAGATTGCACATTACCGAAAAGACATTTAAAGCCATTGCACTGGAAATGCCGTTTGTATTGATGGCACCAGCCGGCAGCTTAGAATACATGCGCAGCTACGGCTTCCGTACTTTTGCAGATGTGTTTGACGAAAGCTATGATTTAGAAACTGACGACATACGCAGAGTCGAGCGTGTTGTAAGTTTACTCAAGAATTTTGATACTCTATCCGTTACAGAACGTCAACAGATACATCGTGCCTGTTTGTCTGCAGTAGAGCATAACTATGCTCACTTTTACAACGGTGGGTTAACAGACGTGCTATGGAAAGAATTAACCGGAATGCTACATGGACTGCGTGTTTAATTTTGTAGCTGATCGAATTATAAGAGACAAGGCTTATCCAGCTCTTGCTCGGCATCAAGCAACTCCATACACACCCGGGTGGCGAGAATTTGTACAGCATTGGCCAAATACTGTTCCGGTAGAACTGCACGAACACTGCCAACAGCATCAATATCCCATGCAACTACACAAAGTTGATTCTGGGTGGCCACCAGGATCTTATTACACTGTAGGGTTAGGATTTTTTGACTTTGCTGTTGATTATTTTTCTTTGATGCCGTTATCAGTATTAGGTGCATTGCGTCAGCAAACTCTGCAGGTGTTATTTTACTATCACGAAGGCGATAATCCTCACCATATTAAACAACGATTAGATACATTGTGTACGCAACACAATATTCCTTACAATTGTTACTGTGTAATCAGTGGGAATTCAGCAGCTGATTCTGTGCCTGGGTTCGTTTATTTTCCAGACCACGAACTGTTATACTGGCAGCGAAATCAAGACGTGTTGTCGTTGCCTATTCACTGTGAATCAAGAGATTATAATTTTACAGTACTGTCCAGAACACACAAATGGTGGCGGGCTACTGTAATGACTGATTTACTGCGCAACAACCTATTGAAAAAATCTTACTGGAGCTACAGCACAGAACATTCTGTGGTAGAATCAATTGATAATAACCCTATAGAGATTGATACTTTAAATGTTCGAAAAGATATAATTCAATTTTTGGCAGGTACACCATATCGCTGTGATAAATTGACATCAGATCAACATAACGATCATCATATGATCCAAGCTGATCATTATCTCAACTCCTACTGCAGTATAATATTGGAAACACATTTTGATGCTGATGGATCCAATGGTGCCTTTTTGACCGAAAAAACATTCCGAGCAATAAAACATGGGCATCCATTTGTAATTGTAGGTTGCCCCGGTAGTCTTGCTGTGTTGAGAAATTTAGGATATCGCACATTTGATCATGCCATTGATAACTCATACGACACTGTTATAAACAATACTCAAAGATGGATACAATGTCGTAACACAATCCTACAGATTCAGCAGCAAGACATGCACAATTGGTTTGAATCTTGTCGCAGCGATATCGAACATAATCAACAATTATTTTTAGCTAGTAAATATGAACGCTTAAATAACTTACTTAAAAGACTCCGACACATATGATTAATTCTTACACCAGCTGGCAACCACTTGAAGAAGTCATTGTGGGTCGTGCTTACAGTCCCGATTACTTTGATTTCATTGACAATGCACAAGTTCGTAATCAACTGCAGCAGATTCTGTCAGAGACCGAAGAAGACCTCAATAACTTACAAAAAACTATTGAACAATACGGTTCAATAGTAGTGCGCCCGGATCTACCATCCAAGGATCAATTTGTTTGGTTTCAAACTGAAGGTGGCGGAGCACCGTTGCCACCACTAACTCCAAGAGATTGGCAAATCACATTAGGTAACAAGTTATTGCGTGTGTTGGCCATGCCAGAGTTAGATAATATATGTGCTCGATATCCAGGACAAGTAATCAATCCACATAAAGGTGCATGGGACGCGGATTGTATACTCAACGGAGCCAGTGCCAGCTGTATTGTACGAGTTGGACAAGATGTCTTCTTTGACAACAGTGATTTCTTAAGACCAGATCAAACTCAATGGATTGTGGACAATGTACTGACACCCGAATATCGTATTCACGAAGCTGTTACTGACGGACACGGTGATGCTGTATTTGCAATTCTCAAGCCGGGCGTTATTCTTTCTAGCAAGCATGATTTTAATTTGAACTTAGCAGAAGATTTTCCAGGATGGGATGTGTGTAAGATTTGGGATAGCAGTATATGGGCAGCAATGGAAGTAGGCAAATTTAAATATGAACAAAGTCCTGGAGCATGGTATGTGCAGGGACAAACTCCCACTGCTGAATTTACAGACTTTGTCAATACATATCTTAGCAAATGGACAGGATTTGTAGCTGAAACAGTTTTTGATGTCAACTGCCTGGTTCTCGACGAGAATCATGTAATCTTTAGTGCTTACAACAAAGAAGTGTTTGATTTTTGCCGCAAGCATAAGATCGAACCTATCATTAGCGAACTGCGTCATAGTTATTTTTGGGACGGTGGCATCAGTTGCTGTACACAAGATATCCGCCGGCGTGGTGGATTGGAAACTTATCTATGAAAATATTATTCAACGGCGATAGCAATATGAGCGGAGAAGAGCTAACCGATTATTCACTAGGTATAGCCAGTCACCTGGAAAAATTATTAGGAGCAACTGGAACAACAAATCTTTCTCTTTGTGGTAGTAGCAATGACAGAATCTATGATACTACAATGGAGTATATCAGGCAAAATCGAGATGTTGATTTAGTAATAATCGGCTGGAGTGAATTTTGTCGAGTACAATGGTTTCTTACTGACCAGGGTTACCCAGAATTCTGGGAAATCAATAATTTGGGTGTAGGGAGGCAGCCGCCAGAGGAATATAAATTACGCAAAGAGAATTGGGAACGCACCTCAAGAAACAACGACTATCGAACAGGAATGTCTCATTACTGGCATGAACGAATTTATAATGTACACAAGTACTTTGAATTTCATAATATACCGCATTTGTTTTTTCACGCCTTCCATGATTTTAGAATAAACGAAACACAATATCAACTAGATTGGAATAAACAATATTTTCATCCGTATAACAGTACACAAACCTACATACACTGGTGTCACGACAATGGATTCAAAGAGATTACACCAGGCTGGTATCACTATGAACCAGATGCTCAGGAAGCCTGGGCAAATTATATCTTTAATTATATAATTGACAATAATTTATTATCAAAAAAATGATTTATAATTTCAAAGAAATCTTGCACTTGCACCTCAAAATTTCTAGTAAATGCAACGCAGTAATGACTGATCACCGATGAAGTTTACTTAGTGCCAAACCCCGGCTCAGGCCAACGACTAGCATTAAAGTTTACACGTTCAAAATCTGACAGGTCTAGTTTTATAGTACCAGGCTTGTAATTTTGCACTTCATTAACTATGTATTTCCCTAGCACCACGTTATTGTGTGGACTCATGTGATTTGCTCTCATATCGTTAGTTATGTCGGCCACTTCTGAATCAGTACCGGTAACTTCTCCGAGAGAAATATGAATCAACGGTGTAGCAACTATCATTCCGTCGAGTCCTGCTGCGATTTCAATATTGAATGGAAGGGTGAACAAGTGTATTTTTTTAAAGTCGCTGCATTTAAATTTACGATTAATTTCTTCAAACCATTGCATTTGTGCCCAAATCTGAAAGGAGTCGTCTCTTAGATAATTTATCCAATCTTTTAATGCAGAGGAAAGTTGTTGAGTTTCGAAGTCAAAAAGTTTTGGATCGCTGTAAATTAAATTCATTCCAATTTCAGACTTGCAGGAGTTAAATCTCCAGTAATCAGTATGTACAAATACCATAACTTCAATTCGTTCAACAAAGTCCGGATTTTTTTGAATATGCCGAAACAACCGATCTCGACTAAACCACCAGCTACGCCCAGCATATCCAAAACTGTAAAGATTAAGATTCAATTCTTTTGCTGCAACATTGAGCCAGGTTGGGTGACCATGTTGTTGTTGATTCGACTCATGCCGGTTCGGACTTGGGCCTCTAAATGAACTGCAATAGCTGTCGCCAACGAAAACAATGTTTTTTTTCATTTTATTGATTGATACCATTCTGCAAGATTAGGAAAAGTATTTATAAAGTTTTTACCTCTACGTTGATCATATTGATCAAAAAAACTACGAAAATCTTTTTCCAGTAATTTTGTATCTTGAGCTGGATCTTTTTGATCATATACAGCAGATCCGTGTTGTATTTGTTTTTCTTGGTGCGGAATTTCTACAGTACTCAAATACTTGGCAAAGCGATCAATGTGATCAATTTCGATAGGCAAAAACCATTTATTTAAATTGTCTATGTTTAAAAATTCCTGTATATCTTTGCTGTACTTTTGCCTCATTTCGTTTGGTAATACAACTATGTTCTGAAAGCTGGGAAATCGCACAGGATTCACACTCAACATAAGACTGGTTGTTCCGTTGGAATTTGCAGGTGCAGTTTTTTTACGTTCCAATAACCAGTAAAGAAAATCTACAAATCCGTCGGCACTGATGGCACTCAATGTACCGCAAATTCCAGTGTTGGCAACTACCCCACTGTTGAGAACCATATCTAGATTGCTATGCCATAGATCCCAATCGATGCCGTCTCTTACATATTCCATTTTTTGTCCAGTGCTTTCTGCGCTGGTGTACACCCATACAGGCACACTAATTCGACTACACATGTCTAAAAAACGTTTTAACGTATCTTGATCGTAAGCCAGATTTGTGGTCATCTCAATTCTGCAATCAGCTTTGCCGGCATTGTCGGCCAGCCAAGACAGCAACTTCCACGTATGCCCAGACATCATTGGTTCGCCGCCTGATATACGAATCTGTTTTATAGTTTTGTGCAAACTTTCTTCCCACCAACGAAAAAATGCGTCTGCATAAGGATTTTGATCTCCGTAGTTGTATTTGATAAAACTATCGCCTGTATCAATGTAGTGGTTGCGATGATCTGTTGGCAAATTTAAATAAGGCCCGTTTTTTCTAATATCCTTGGCCCAGGTAGTGCTGATAGTAGGTGCACAATAACTACAAGCCAGATTACAGGTTCTGTCAAACACTATTTCTAAATAGGTAAGATCATAGTCAACATCCCAGCTTTGAGTAAATGCATTATCCAGCTGTTGTTTGCTCATTTGGCCGCCCCAAGAGGTCCATGTTCTGTCGGCAAGGCCATTGGGATCAACTTCTTCCATAACCCAACAAAATTGGCAATTTTTTGGTTTTTTTCCTTCCTGCATCATCTTGCGTTCTTGTTTTTTAATCGGAGTGTTGTGCAGGGCCCGAGGATTGGTTTTGATTGCTTCGAGATCTATTGCATGCGGAGGGTTATGGTGACAACTAGTAGTCCAGCCTTGACCTAGCCACAGGCTGGCGTTGTACCATTTAGATCCACAAAAACTTGGACTTTTACTGTCTAAGTTTTCAATCTTCCATTGTTTCATTGCTTTGATATCCATTATACTTTCCTATTAAACATACTTGTCAACTATGAGTTTAATTATTTTATTGATTAAAACAATGGTATACTCAAAATTAGATCACTGTAACTCTGATAATCAAAAACTCTCTCTCTAAAACAATTATATTTTTCATAAATTTTCAAGCTGCAAACTGTCTAAAAATTTTGTTATCTCAACACTTATATCACAGTCCGACATTTTTTTTGCAAGTTCTCGATTGAACATAAATCTTGGCATCAATGATTCTTTAAGATCTTGCAAAGTATTTGATGGGACACGATTGATAAATTTCTCAAGGCTGCTGACAAATTGTTCTATTCGTAACAATGGGTCAGGTTCGTTGTCGTAGCCATGATCAATTAATTCGTCAAATAAATCAAAACCTTGCTGTCTTGTTTTTTCAACCTGGCCACGTGGTCCCAATATCATTGGAATCTGACCAAGTACAAATGCTTTTACTGTTTTTTCAGTGAGCATGGGTACGGTCCAACTCCAGTCTGCGGGCACAGCAGATGAATATTCAAATCCAGACTCTAATACTACATTTACCAAGGCATTTTTTATTTTGTCATTGGTTATAGTAGATGACTTACAAAAAGATTGTTTGTCAGCAAGTTTTGATTTTAGATCAACAATCCCGTCAACAAAGCAAGGAAAATATTTTAGATTTTTCTCGTCAATACCTAAGGCTGTATGATTTCTTAAAAAAAATTCATTGCTATTGTCACATTCGGCTGCTGCACCAATGCTAAAATATCCCAAATGTTGCAAGTTTCTGTTTAAGATAGAATTAATCACTCGTGTGCGACTGAATCGCGGAATTCTAGCTAAGGCAACAAAATGATGAGTTGCTTGATAAGAAAATGAGTCTTTCCACTGGTTATGGATATGCCAAAAAAATGTATTACAATCAGTTATTGTGGTATAATCAGCCTGTGGTGATTCCCAACCTGTTGTTAAATGAAGAATTTTCAACCCAGGATGTAATGATTTTAATGCCGGTAAGAATGAAAAACGATCAATCGTAGGAGATTCGTTGATACTGTGAATAATCAGCAGCGGAGGATTCTTTTGAAACTTTGAATACTTTTCAATCAACAGTGCGTCTATCCCCTGAGTGATATTAAAATTGAATTGTGGACGATTAAAATCCAGTAAAATGCAAGGCAACGGATGCTGATCTATTAGATCAGCATACCTGATGTAGTGCATTTTTGGATCCAAATCAGGAATATAATCTACTATCATATTATGAACATACCTTTACATTGTATAAAATTTCAAATCTGTCAGCGTCTGCTCGATCATTGACCATGGGTTCGCTTCTGATGTTTAAACTGGTGTTTAGTAGCATGGGGCAACCAGTGCGTGCGTACCAGGCTTCTAGCAGTTGTCTGATCCCTGACGCCAAGTCCGGAGCCACTGTTTGAACTCTACTAGTGCCATCCACATGCACAATAGCAGGATACAACTCAGGAGCCAAGCAGCGGGCGACAGATTGCATATAAGGGCTACTACCGAAACCACGAGGAAGATCAAAGTATTGATCAGCATGCTCTTCCAAGATGACAGGGGCAAAGGGTCTAAATTTTTGTCTTCGTTTGATTTCATTTACTCGATCCTTGATATCGGGTCCGCGTGGATCAGCCAATAAACTTCTATTACCTAGAGCTCGCGGTCCAAATTCGGCAGCGCCGCTGGCCACGCCAACGATACGATCAGTGAGCAGGTGATCAACAACGGCATCGACAGGATACTGGCCAGGTATAACATGGCCCAGATAGGGATGCTGCCAGTCAATACGACCACCAAAAGCCAAAGCGGCAGCACCAAGACTACTACCAGCATCACCGGGACAAGGCATAATCCAAATGTGATCAAAGTATTCTCCCAAGTTTCGATTGGCCAAGCAGTTGAGTGCCACTCCGCCCATGTATACTAAGTTCTTGCTCCAGTTAAATGCACGAGCACGTTTCATTACATTGTAAATTAATTGTTCTGCCAGTTCCTGCGCGGTGCTGGCAATGTCGTTGTTGTCAGCTGATTCTAACCATTTATCATCGATGCCAGCATGCAAATTCTGAGTAAATCTTACTTCGTCCGAATCGGCTACTAAGTCCTGCCGCATGCGATCAATCCAGACAGCACGACCCCAGCCGGCCATGCCCATGGTAATGTATTCTTCGTCTAGTGGGTGTAGGCCAATGCGGCTAGTAATTCCACTATAAAACAGTCCGATTGAGTGGGGGTATCGTTGTCCCCACAGCTTTTTATATACTGCACGATTCTTTTGATCATATTCTGCTCCCCAAATACTTATGGTATCCCATTCTCCTATTGCGTCAATAACCACAACAGTTGCTCGTGTGTAGGAACTGGTTTGAAATCCAGCAGCAGCATGACTTAGGTGATGATTATAACTGACTGCACGACCAGGACGTTGATGCAGCCAAGGCGACAATTGGTATTGAATATTTTGATTAAGTGTAATTCGGTTCCAATCAACACCTTGCCCACTGTACAATTGCCGTGACTGTTTTAGCCAGGGTCTTTCGTACCATGCAATAGTGTCTATGTCATAGTCGCGTATCTCGGCGACTAGGCCGTGGCATATATCTGCGTCATTCTTTCGTTTGCTGTATCGTTCACTGTGACCTGCAAACACAATACGGCCGCGATCATCAATTAAGCTGACCGCAGCATCGTGGAAGCCGGCACTGACGCCCAATATATGTTTCATTTGTATATAAACGGATCTCTTTTACGAAGTTCTTTTAGTTTTTTTCTGTAACGTATTTCTAATTTGATTTTATCGATCAGTCTTTTAATCCAGCGCATGGTGTTCTCCTTGTTGGCCCGAATAGTCGTATCCGGGTTTCAGTCGATTGATTTGTTGTTGTTTATAATTGCTGTCAGTCCAACAATAATCAAATGTCTGAGTAACCCCGTTGACTTCTATACTGTATATATCTAAGTGCGAACCCAGGATATTCCAAATCTCTTGGGCATCAGTTGTTCCAAAACTCTGTTGCAACAGAACTTGTGCTATGGGCAAGTACCCTAGGCTCAGATTCGGATCAGTAGGATCCCTATTGTTGTCAACAAGCCAGGCACGAAATCGATCTTGCTCTTGATCATGCCATGGTCTTTGTCCACCATACACAACGTCATTGCCCCATTCTACATCAAATTCTCCAGAGTAATATCTTAGATGCGTGATAGCTTTGCATACAGTATCTGTCAACACTGGTGCACCTTCGTCTCTAAATACTTCAAATAAAGTTTTACCTATCTGTGTCCAGTGCATGTAGACCCCGCCAAGCACACGGTCATATCCATTGGTAACAAATTCTTGCCGATGCTGGGGCAATAAGTCGTAACGGTCTGCAGACAACCAGGTGGTGATCTGACTGGGTCGAACCCAAAAAGGTGCAGTGGCAGCTTTGCGTTGACTCAATATGAGATTTTCCATTTCATGGCAAATATTATTGAGTTGTCGTATAGCATACTTGGTTTCGTAACTGGCACATGTATACCATGAACTGAGATTTTCTACTGTGCCTTGTAAAACTTCAAAATGATTGTGTAACTTGTTTAACAAGTTATGATTGATTCCGTTTTCAGCATAATCAAAACCCACAACAGTATCGGGTGTGTATGTTTCTGTAATTTGATAGTCTGTGAACTCAGAGTTTATAACAGCGACGGCCTGGGTTAATTCTCTGCAGAGATAAGGCAGTGTTCTTGCAGTGTTTGGAAATCCCATAAAACAAAAGTTTTTTTCTAGCAGTTTACCGGATGCTAGTAGTTTAGTTAATGCCACTTTCCAGTCTCTAGCCAAGAGATGATCTTGTACTTCAATTGTGTAATCAACTAAATCTCGACGAGATAACGGATTTCGTAGTACTACTTTAACTTGGGATTGCATTCCACCACCTTGCCACATCGGGTCTTTGTTGTAGGATTTTTTGCATATCAGTTGGCGCCGATCTAATACTTTCTAATTTTAACACACGAGCTTTGCCTTTTGCAAGTCCTTGTTGGTATGTGTCAGGCCATTGTTCATCAAAGGTCGGCCGCTGTTTTAATTGCGTCAGCATGTCACGCATTGTGCCTGTGACTTCGGGTAACAACTCGTCAATCCAAGGATGTAGTATTGACCTAGGCAATGCCAACGGACTCATGACAATGTCAGGTGAAAAGCTGAATATGACCTTGGCTAGAATGTCAACTCCTAAATCTTTAGCTACTGCTATTATAGGAACAATTTCAAACATGCCGGGTAGGGTCAATGTAAAATCCAAGCGCATCTGACGAGGATGCCGCATACGATCAACACCATGACGAAAGTTTTCTAAAAATATCGACCAGTCAAGTCCTGTTCTGATGTATTCTCCGATGGATCCTGTTCCGTCGATGCTGGCACAAATTTGCCAATCGCGTATATGATCAAGTATATCACTGTATAAATTGGTACCACGATACTGTATGCGACTAAGATTAGTATTATATCTGGCATATACAAGTCCCCCATCTCCTTGATCAACAATTTGTTTCATGTACCGCCAATGCTGTTCGTACATGAGTGGCTCGCCGCCGACCCAATAAACTTCTTCTACTCTGTGTTCTGATACTGCTTGTGCAAATTCTGCTTCAATCTGGCTGTCTTGGAAAGCAGTTATTTCTTGTTTGACCGCAGGCTGCATCCAATTGTTTTTGGGATTCGTCCAGTCAATCATGTTGTGCTGCCGTTGTTCGCTTTCCCACGCACTGGACAACATGTCTCCACAAGTTCTACATTTGAAATTACATAAGTTACTGAATCGATAATCCCAACTCACAGGCTTCATTGTGGTTGCACCTGATTCATCGGTGTTAGACCAAATGTCATTGTACTTGTGTTTGAACAAGTGCCAGAAATAAGTCCTATAGACATCTGTATTTAATAATTTGTTGTTGCAAACTTCGCACTCGGGTAAAGTTTCACCAGCCATCATTCGACGACGTACCGACCGCATGTGTTCGCTGTTCCAGTGTTGATCCAAAGTGATAGGAATATATCTACCAGTACCTGCACTTGTGTCGATGTATTGTTGAAAGTTTTGTGCAGGTTCTCGACTGGCACAGCACATGCGTCGTTCAGTTTGCGGACTAAGATAGGTATGAGTCCAGGGTGCCATACAAAGCATATCAGGACGCGGGATCATATTCAATTATTGCCGCAAATTCAGGTTGTACCTTACAAAGATTCTGTTGTCGTTTACGATCTAGGTCTTTTATTTTCATACGCATCATGAATCCGTCGGTCGATGCACCACGATTCATAAAATTGCAGATTCGATCAAACTCTGCTCGGTATTGTTCTGGTATGTCCGATGTGCTTAGATGATTTTCTATTGCTGCTTTTGCTGTATCGGGCAGAGTTGCAATGCTAAAATACCAAGCATCGTGCATCATGTTCCAGTAAACAAAATCAAAACTCTGTTCTGCAATCCAGCGAGCTACATGTTCCAAATAGTATACATTGAAGATGTTGACTGTGCAGCATACTTGCAAGCGTATATGAAGGTGACGGTTACGCATAGCCATAAAGCGAGCAATATTATGTTCTACTTCGGACCATACAGCATTGGATCGTTGATACTCAAATCTTTCGCCAACATCGTCGATGCTGAATGCAATTTCCACAGTCTTAAAATGTTGCCATATATTTTCAGCTTCTTCTGGAAATTGTGTACCGTTTGTATTGTAATGTATCTCTACCTGCCCAGCAATGCCACGATCTACAATTCTTTCTAAGAATTCAAAATGTTCTTGAATCATAAAGGGTTCACCGCCAGTGAACTCAATGTAACGTATCTGATCAGTTATTGTGTCAATTTCACTCCAGAACTTTTCGTTTTCACGTGGCCACGCACCAGCACGTAGCATCTGATAAGGAAATGTTTTTTTCTTATCATCTGCTGGATTCATGTCGTTGAGTTCTTCTGCAGCAAACTGGCTTGAACTCCAAGATCCACAAATACGGCATTTGAGATTACAAATGTTTCCCAACTTCAAATCTAAAAACATCAAGGGTTTGGCATCTGCTGTCCAATCTTGATCTGGCAACATGTGCTTGAGTCGATCCAATGTGTGCATACGTTTGCTGGTTCGACCGGATCGTTCTTCATTCCAACATTTACGACAAGTCTGTGGTTGCTTGCCTGCTAAAAATTGCTCTCGTAGCTTTTGCATGTGTTGACTGTTTTGTATGTTTGCAAAGTCGGCTGTGGCCAATTCAAACTTGCTGCCGTTGTCATCGACAATTTCGTCATCAGCAAGACAACAAGGTCTTACTGTACCAATAGGACTGGCTTCAAGACTGACCCAAGGCAATACACAAAATTTATCGTGTGGTATGTTCATTTTAATGCCTTTAATTCGGGTATAACTTCTAAGATATTTTCGTTGCGAATTTCATCTAGTTGATTTGTTTTTATCCAGAACTGTTCTATCAAAGATTGGTTATCAGTGGCATTCATAAAATTAATGGCACTCTCGAATCCATTGCTTGCTCGTCTCAACTGATCAAGCGGACTTAGCCAAGCCAAGTGTTCTTTATACCTTTTTTCGATTTTTTTCTTCAGCCCCGGTGTGGCAATATCAATACGGTAATGAGCAGGATCTGTTAAAATATTCACATTTAAATCTTGAGGTTTTATAAATCCTTTTTCCACCCAAGATCGATGAAAATCTGGCAGATGTAACGCATTCATAATGCTAAGGGTAGCACTGATATAAAAGTCCACGTCCGGACAAATTTTCATCATTTGTCGACGGTTCTCTTCGACATCTTCCCAAACAGTGCCTTTTCGAATGTACTCGCCGTACTCCCACATGCCGTCGAGGCTGGCTCCTACCGAAACACTATCAAACTTCTTCCAATAATCAAACACTGTTCTATCTTTCAATCGAGTCTCTGTGAAATTTGTGTTGTATATCAATCTCACGTCAAATTTTCCACGTTTTTCTAACTCTTCTAATATTCGATAGTGCTCGTCCATTAGTATAGGTTCTCCGCCGGCGAAGTATACTTGCTCAACATAGTCAATATGCTCAAGTAATTGATCCCACAAATCAGTTTCAAATTTTCCAGCAGATATCAATGCTTTATGATTTTTTCCGTAGTCAGGAGCAATTTTAATTTGATCTTGAAACCACTGACTGCTGAAACTTGGTCCGCAACTGCGACATTTTAGATTGCAAAGATTACTAAATCTAACGTCCCAATAGGTCATCTTAAACTGATCTAAATGTCCGTCGGCATGGGTGCTATCAACTAAATTAATATGATGTCCGTGATGTTTATTAGCACTCGATCGCATTGAAAAAAATCCTGCCTGTTCACTTTCATAGCATCTATTACAAGTAGTCGATGGCTGATTTCTTAACATTTTTAATCGCAAATCTTTCATAGGAACATCGTTCCAAATTTCTTTAAGATTCTTTTCATTGGTCTGACCCACAGTGGATGATTCCTTGTATAAGGCTCCACAGCAAGGCAACACCCGTCCGTTGGGTTCGACATGCATGTGTATCCAAGGATACATACAAAATGTTTTGCTTTCCAGCAACAATTCTTGTTGACTCTGCGTTAAATCTTCAATTGCAATCTTGACAGGTCTAACTGAATTATAGTTATAGCCTGTATTTGTAGTGGAAATTCTTTTGTCTAATAGCAGATCACTTTTAAAATAGTCAAATACAACCGGTATTGGATCTGTGTTGTTTTTCATTAACCATTCCTGAGCTACACAAAACTGATCTGACTCCGGTACCAATACCACAGCAAAAAAATTACTAATATCAACTTGATTAAGTCCTTCCAGGAGATTTTTTAAAATTAATCCTGCTGAATCATCTGAGTTAACATACTCGTCGCTTTGAGTCAGCGTAAAAAGAATACGCTGATTAGTCTGGTACGATGACTGATAAATCTTTTTTAATTGTGCTCTTAACCAGCCAGTTCGTTCGATTGAACTAAACGAATACCAATTATCGAGATTTATCATGCCTACTATCTCGTAGTCAGTGCTGTATTTTTTTACTAGTTCTTCAAGTGAATTCATAATGAATTATACCATTCTTTTAATTTTGGAAAGGTCGCTGCAAAGTCTTTTCCTCTGCGCTGGTCATATTGAACGTAAAACTGTCGAAAATCATTCAACAGCCGAGGCATATCAAATGTTTCACTGTGCGGTGTTTTAACTGTGTCAAGATAATCAATCAAGCGTTGTAAATGATTTAGTTCGTGTTCCTGTAACACAGGATTATCTGCGTTGTAATCTAACCATGCTTCTAAATTTTTTCGGTAACGTGTTTTGATATTGTCTGGCAAGATCAAAGGGCTTTGGAAACTGGGAAAACGCAAGATGTTTAAAGTAAAATTAACACGCTCTCGACCGTAGATATTTTTTAGTGCTACCAGAGCTGATAAAAATTCTGGCAGTGTTTCCAAACACAAAGCATTGATAGTACACATGACATGCACTGCACGAACAGGACTTTCCAACAACTTGATTACATTGTTGCACCAGGCTGCATAATCAAGACCGTCTCGTATGTATTCTGCGTGTGTACCGTAGCATTCGTTACTGGTATATACGTCAATCGCTAGTCCATCAACACTGTTGATAAATCGTTCCAGATCAATATCTGCACCCAAATTACTGTTGATGGCCAGACGTGTTGAGCTCTTGTTGCGATTGTCTCGAAACCAATCAATCAGGCGCCAGGTATATCCCGACATCAATGGCTCACCGCCGGTTATTCTTAACTCATCCAAGGTACGATGCAGGTCTGATTCCCACCACTGAAAGAAAGCTTCCACATAAGGATTGGTTTCGCCAAATCGATATAACTGTGCCGAATCGTGCGCATGAGTAAAGTGATTTCGACCATCGCTTATCAACCCAACATAGGCGCCATTTTTTCGAATGTCGTTGACCCAGGTACTGCTGAAAGCAGGGTTACAATAGCTACAGGCAAACTGACAAGTGCGATCAAATGCAATTTCTAGAGTTTTGAGGTTAACATCTTGATCTACTGGCGTTGCTGCTGCTGTTTGCAGTGCATGTATAGGATATATTTTACTTTTGTAAACCCGGTCGCTGATGTTTTCTCTACCGATGTCCTCGATTTTCCAACAGTATTCGCAGCCGGGTGGCCGTTCTCCTGCAATCATTTCAGCACGATCGCGTTTCTTTTCTGGTGTGTTATGCAAGGCACGAGGATTGGCCTGTACTGCTTCTACGCTGACATGATGCGCCGGTGGGTGATGGCAACTGGTAGTCATGCCAGAGCCCAACCATATAGTGGCGTTGTACCATTTGGCTCCGCAAAAACTGTCACTTATGGGATCTAATACCTGCTGGCGGAATTCTAAATCATTCACGGTCTGTGTTGCTTTATAAAATTAAAAAATTTGTCAGCGAATTCTGACTTGATGCAAGATGAAAGCTGCTGTAGATGCTGTTGATTGTATTTACAAATACTTTCGCTGGCCTGCATAAAAGATGTTAAATCTTGTTGGCATAAATCATTGACCACTGCCGCAATACGATCCATCCTTTCTTGACTGTTATCTATCGAATCAAAACTTTCGTCAATTAAACTGTCAAAGGTTTGGAATCCAAGATTGCGCATGTCGCGATAAAAACCTGCATTGCTGGCCACAATCCAAGGATGACCAACAGCCAAGGGTTTGGCTATTTTTTCTGTGCGAAAGCTGTAAGGATAGTCAAACACAGTTTCGGTGACCAAGCTGAAATAGGTATCGCAATAGGGTTCTGCTTGTAAATATATTTCTCCCCAGGTGTAATTAAACAGTTCGTTTTTTACAAATGTACGTTCTGCTGGACCAGGAGAGATCACCGTAGTACGATATTGCTCGACTTCATACTTGGCTGGCAACCTCTGCAGTGGTGTTGTTGTTGCCATGAGATTGATTCCGTTGTATTTTAAATTGAATTGTCTGCTAATTGTGGGACGGCTGTCCAGCATGGTCCACAGTGCATGTTTTAGCAAATCCTGTTGTTGAAATTTATGCCAAAGATATTTTCTATGCGGTCGTGCCCGGCCGTTGAGAAACATGAACTTATAGGGCTTGTTTGTTTGTGAAAATATGTCCCCGGCTCGATCAATTTCCCGATGATTTTCAGGATAATCTAAAATTCTACAAAGAAAATGATCGTGTTGTATGTAAGGATAGCAGCTTTCCATTGCACCGCCACCGATAATTAAAATTTTACCTTCCAGAACCAATGTGGTCAATTTCAACATGTTTAGTTGGTCAACCAGTGTTCCGGATCCTTCGGCACTGTTGCCGAACACCATTACAAATCTAGGATCCTGAGCTAGCTCTTTAAATTTTTCTTGATTTTCTACTACTTGCAATCTACCCAGTACATATACACTGTTGGGTATAGGATCATGGGAAGCAAAGTCCCAAAATTCTGCGTCTGCCCAAGGTTTCAATTCCTGATACACTTCCGACATGGTGTCTATGACTAAATTACGCGGACCGAGCATGTGCTTCGCACTCCTTCCACCAGGTGGTCATTTCAGGAAATGTTTTTAAAAAATTAGTTCCACGTCGACGATCATGCTCACTAAAAAACTTATAAAAGTCTGCTTTCTTTTCTGCAACACAATCAGTTCCAGATCGCATCCAGGCAATGTCTCGACGCATACGCTGCACTTCGTAGTCTTTGAAACCGTGGAAAGGATCCTCTGGGGTTTCTAAATTTAATTCCATCCAGTCTGCTACACGTTCCAAAATTCCAGCATACGCGGGCGGAAGTATTTGTAGACTTTGCCAAGCAGGTTGACGCAGCAACGGTGTGTCAAACCACACACGTTGATAAGTTTTGCTATATGCTCTGCGCATTGCTAATATATCTTCTAGTAGCTTTTGCAAACCTAAAATACTGAGATTATTCATTGTGATAATAAATGTAAGGCTGTTGCGATTAGGGATTTCAAACAAGAAGTGATGTGAGTAAGCCATTACACGATCGTAATTCATACCATGTCTAATATATTCAGCTTGATGTGCATTGCCACTATCGAGACTAACATACTGCATAAAGTGTTCGATTTGTGTATTGCATAATTGTTTTACATAACCAATATACTTTTCAAACAAGCCAGTTTCGACACTGAAGTTGCTGGTAACATTTAAATGCAGGTCAGGATTGGGCAAGGCCAGCACATAGTCAAACACCCGGTAGGTATTCTTATCCATAAGTGGTTCGCCGCCGGTCATACGAAAATGTTTCAACTGTGGATATAGTGTAGGCCACCATCGCCAAAATGCTTCTACGTAAGGATTAGCGTCCCTAGCAGGAATAGGCCGGTTACGGCCAGTAAAATGACTAGGATCGTTGTGAATACGACTCGTAGGGTATCCGCCCAGACGGTTAATTTCTTGTTCCCATGTGGAACTAAATTGAGGACTGCAATAACTACAAGCAAGATTACAAGCGTGATTAAAATTAACCTCCACATAACTAGGAACGACATCTTCATCTCCGGTTGAGTTTTTAACAAAATCTAATGCATCAGCAGCCCAAGGCTCTCCAGATCGATAGTGACGATCACTTAGGTTACCAGTATCTTCAATGTTCCAACAGTAACTACATTCTGCAGGACGTTCCTGGCGTAACATGATTTTGCGCTGTTCTTTCTTGAATAGTGTATTGTGTAATGCACCTGGGTTGTCTTCCAGTAGCGTGGCATCAATGGCATGCAAAGGAGGATGATAGCATGAATTGTTCAACCCAGTAGGCAAGTGCAAGCTAACTTGTTTCCATTTGGCCAAGCATAATCCTGTACCGAGTTCTTGTTTCATTTGTTCTGCTGAACTCATGAATCGACTTTTGTTGTCAAACAATTTGTCTCCCTTATTTGACACTTAATTTAGCCCCATCTGTTGTCGAATTTCAGTTCCAGATATTTGGGTAATTTCTTTGTCAAATGTTTCCTCACCAGATGTATATCCTACTCCACGCCCCCATCCAATGTGTACAATATTGGGAACCACTTGTATTTCGTACTGTCCTTGGTACAAGGGATCTAAGTCGTGTCTGATACGCTGTTTAACTTCTTCTAGACCAAATGGGTTAGAACCTTGCCATCCTTGCACGTCACGTATTTGAATAACGACCTGTCCAGTTTTTGCAAGTAGTCTTTCAAACAGAGCACGATGTCCCGGATGCCAAGGTTGCCAGCGTCCCAACATCTGCACTGTTTCTTTGCGCCAGTCAAACACTGGACGACGCTGATTAGACAAAATGTGATCAGCAACAAACACTGACCATTTGGCAGCATCTTGTTCGATTATTCTAAAGTCATATACAGTAGGTGGGATAAAGGCCTTGTTGGTATCTTCGTATCGCCCTTGCTCAATTGTATCCATCCAGACTGTCCAGTCTGCTTTAAAGTTATTGCGCATTTCCACTAACGGAGCAACAAAGTCGCAAATAACATAATCGGCAGCAGACTGTTCTGCTAATTCTGCCATTCTGAGACTTTGACGAATGCGTCCAGTTTCGGTAAAGTCCCAGTCATTGAATTTCTTGCGTACTTCGTCAGCATTAAACCAATCGACTGTAATGCCGAATCCTTCGTATTTAATATCCTCAACGTGATTTTTTAATGCTGTTGCTAGTGTAGTTTTTCCTGCGCCAGGAAGTCCCATTATTAATATTTTTTGTGCCATATTATCAACTCCTTAATTAATTGGATATTTCCAGTCGGACAAATAAAATTTTACTTCATCTAGATTTTCTATCATTAACTCTGGTAAAAATGCATAAGAATTTTTTTTGATTGTCGATTTTGTAAAATCTATGTCTTCGTAGTACAACGTCGTGTCTGCTTGAAATTGATCGTCTATTAGTTGTTCTATAATAAATTGCTCTATATCATTGTAACTTACACAATAAGACTTTGGGGCAACATAATCCTGAAATTGATGATCAAAGTGATAAATGGCTCCTATTGATTTAAAATAAATCCAACTAGCAAACTGCTTGACTTTATCTCTACGTCTTATATTAACAATATACGAATTTTCCTTTAATTGTTTAATTTTTGGTAAGATTCCAATTTTGCCATTGAGCTGTACTGCGTGTGCTAACATCGGTCTTGCTGATATAGATAAAAAAGGATCAAAATCTCTCCAGGGTGTTTTTGAGCACTGACTCATTGCAATTTCTCCTAGATAATTTAGAGCATTTTTTTCTTTCTTTATCATCGAACCCATTGGATGTGTACCCGATCTTGGCGAACCTATAATCAAAATATTTTTATTTTGAGATTGCGCAATTATATTGTTCACCATCCTTCTTGTTTCCGAATTACATCAATTTCTCTTACCATGACACCTTGATTATGCCAGTTTCCGCGATAATGATGCTTGAAGAATCGACTTTGTTGATTGTTTAACATGCACATGGGCAAGTCCAATTGTGTGTATAGTGCATCCTGATATGTTTGAATAACTTCAGCAGGGTCTCGTCCGTGTGTATCTTGCCAAATAGCATCTAATGCATCAAACCATTGCACTTCACGATAATCCCAATCAGTTAACATGGCCTTGTACGTACCCATTCTGGCGCCGGCTATGGCCCATGCACCTTGTTCAACGTCTGCACCTACATTGTGCCATACACTAAGATGATCTAAATTGCGACGATGAACACGATCTCGAAATTCAGTTAACGTGGGCTTTCGACCTTTGTCTAAGCACATCTTGACACCTTCTCTGAAACCGGCACGCCAGGCATGTTTGGGACTGCCGTTGGGATGTGTGGTTGAATAGCAATCGTGCATGGACCAATATGCAGGGTCAAAGCAAAATTCAACTACTGTTTCGTCGCGACCGTCGGTGTTCTCGTGTGTTTTCATGTTGAGCACATGATCTCGAGTCCAGGAACTGATGCCACCGTTACCGTACATGAGCCCGTTGATGTGATTACGGGCACGCCAGCGATACACTGCCTTTTCATATTCTGCAGAGGGATAAGAAAGTGTTAAGTTAAAAAATTCCCAGTCCGGCATGTTGTCGCCGTCAATGAGAACAAATCTTTCAGTGCTGCTGGCCTCAGCCGCAGCTTTGTGTGCTGCGTCGCTGCCTTTGACGCCATCCACACGTTGAGCCCAGGGTATTTGATTTTTGATTTTGACCCAGAATTCTTCTTTCTGTGGTTCGTCGTACGTGAGATAAATCACATCCAAGTCTGCTATGTCAACTGTTGTCATAGTTTTTTAATTTCCATTTTTGATTGGGTGCTGTGTCATCAACTACAATAGCCACATTAGAAATGTGGCAAGGAGTTCCGTCAACAGCAGGTATTAGTTTAGAAACTGTGCGAGCGGTCGGCTTGATTAACTGTCCATTCTTGACACGCACATGCGGATCGCTGACAGCAAATTGCTCTGCTGTGATCTCAATGTACTTACCTGGCTGGTCTTCCATGCTGTACGCTATTGGCTCACCGGCATCGTTGTAATACAGTCGATAAAATATTGGAGCAGGTTCTGGCCAAACATAAGTTTTCCAAAAATCTTCGAAGATTTCGTTATTGTTCATCCGGGTTCCAAGTTTTTATATTGTAATGAAATAGTCCGTGTTGTGCTACAGTATTGATTCGCAACTGACCTTGGTCATATTCCCATACCAGTTCCTGTGTCCAGTCATCTGTTCGAGTACCTATTATTCTACGCTTCATGTGTACTATACGCGGGTAAGTAGCAAACGGCATTGTGACCAGTTCGGGACCGATGATTTGCGCTGCCACAGCATAGACCAGGTCAGTAGTGGCAGTGTCTTCGGGAAACTTTAATAAAGTTTTGTACTGGTTCCAGTTTTCAAAAATTCTTCTTACCAGGCGCCAGAAGTTTGTGGCAGTTTGGCTTAGTCGCCAATAAGTCACTGCGTTATAAACGTCAGGTAAATGATTCGAATCAAACACTTTTCTGTAGTATCTGTTGCTGGTAACTGTGCCGTAGTAGTCTCGAGCACCGGTAGAGATTACCACATCGCGATGCTGTAACATGGTCCACCAATGGTCAACAGGACTGGTAACCAACATGTCAGCTTCTAGTTTGATTGTTTGCCTAAAAGGAGTTGCTATACCTGCTTGCCAATCGTTGTTGAGCTTCCACAACTGCTCGACAGATTGGTCACCCAACGGTAAGGTTATCACATGATCAAATTCAGGCAAGTCCTGCGGTTGATCAGTCAACAAACAGGTCTGCACTGTGGGATGCCAATGCTTGAGGCTGGCATTCAATCGACGAGCACAGGCGATGTAATCAGTTGTGTCTGTGTTGACAGCAACAATCAAGTATCCGCGTTCAGCTAGCACTGGCAATGATGTCTCCTAAATGCCGTTTTCCCATGGCATGAAAATCTTGTCCTGCAATCACAACGTGGTGTAGTTTATTATTACTGGTTGTGTATGAAACTCGAAACTGATCAGTAGAGATTTGTTCTAGTCCATGCTCTGGCACTACACTGGCCAGTTTCCATGGTACAGTGGGCCAGTGTCCTTGATGTCCATGCAAGGTATTTAGAGCTATACTCAAGGCATGGTCGTTGCGATAAGTTGATCGAGCGATGCCATAGAGATTTCGGTAGTGTTGCCAATTTTCTCGAATCATACGCATCATTTCAAACACACTTTTACTCAACAAGGATCGCCTAAATCTCATGACTGTGGCCCAGGCCATGGGCATGCGATGCAAGCCAAACCAATTTAAATCATCGAAGGTGCGTATGCCAGTAACATCATATGCTGTGATTGGTGCTAAAAAATCCTGCGGCATTTCAAACAACAGATTTAATTGATCGCTGCAGACAACATAGTCAGCGTCTAGCACTAGTGTTTCGTCGTAAGGGCTCAGATTATACACATCCATACGATTGCCGTTGAACCAAGAGACATTGTGACCAATATCACTAAAGTATCTGGTGCCACCGGACTCGGCAGTGGTTACAACAACATCTTTGAACGCAGTTGAGTCAGCAGGCACAACATCAGTTATTAGCGTGGTTGGCAATCCCAGGTGTTTGGCAATACGTCTAGCACTCCAAGCTGCCATTGCTTGATAATCAATATCACCACTATTGTAAGCAAATATAACTACGCCACGCATCATCGTTGTTGAGATAACGTTTCGTATTCAACTAGCCAAGCATTCATTTGTTCATTCCATCGTTCCTGACTCAGCTTCATTAGTTCAACAGAATTGACTTTAACTGGCGTTTCGTATAAATCTGGTAAAACAATTTCTCCCATGCGACCGCAGGTAAAAATCATTGCGTGTAATTCTGGACCAGCACGCCACATACCGCCGGCGTGCGCAAACAGCATTTTAGCTTCGTACTTTTCTTTCAACACACGTCGAGCCGCTGCATGATCAAAACGGCTGCGTGCTTGAGTAACAAGATCGTCAGTATTCATCGTTTTATTATACAGGGGAACAGGACAAAAGTAAAGGACTTATTTTGAGTCCTTTACCTAAATTACTTGGAGTTGTAATTAAGCAACAGAAGCTACCACAGTGGGTGCGCCCCATGTGTCAGTTAAGTATGTTGTAGACGGAGGTCGATAAGTGACCACTGTGGCCGGTGCTGTACCGAATGTAGCACCGGTTGTGGCGGTGCCGCCCGAAATGTCGTCACTAGAACCTGCACCCGACCCACCAGGATCCGTCCAAACTGTGGTCAACACCAGCTGTGTGCCAGAACCGGCTGTTTTAGCCGAAATCTGGATAAATTGACCTGTATATGGCGAAGTATCAGCAAACTGTTTATAGATAATGGTATCAGTTGTAAGCAGATCGTACCAGCCAGTTGTGGTCAACAAAATGTTAGGAGTACCTGTGCCACCTACTTTGGTTGTGCCTGTATATGTTTGTCCCACAATGGTTTGAGTGGCAGTGCCGCCAGTGATCCAAATGTCGCCCACTAGAGTATTTGCCAGGTCGTTCCATTCGGTATCAGCTGCTGTAGAGTCGGCTGTCTTGCTTGTTTCCCACTTGATACGGCCGCCGGCATTGAAAAAATATCTGGCTGCTGCTGCACTGGCCCAAGTAATGGTATGAGTAAATGTAATAGTCCACGCGGTAGATCCAGATCCAGTGGCACTGGTCTTGCTTGATGTGCCTGTCCAACCTGTGAACAGAGAACCGGTTCCTACAGCATTGCCGCGATTGGTAGTGAGAGTGGTAAGATCTGTATTTAGAGCAGCCAAGATACTGATTGTGTTACCAGCAACCGGTGCTGTTCTAGCAGTAATTGTAGTGCCTTGATGACTGGCCATTGAGCTTATGGTATTAACCAAACTGGCCCATTGTGCAGCAGTGATGCTGCCGGCTGCTGCCACTGTAGCTAATGCTGTTTGTCCATAACCTTTGTCAGTTGCTCCAGTTGCCCAGATGCCATTGACGTTGGCTCCGGCTGTGGTAGATACAAATCCGTTGTAGTCTACTGCTTGTATTAATCCGCCCGATGAATAAGTCATTTATTTGTTTCCAATTAGATCAGTTGATGGTGACAATTGCTTCAATCACGCCGTCATCTGTTGTGGTCTTGTTTTCTAGTGCGCGGCCAATAACGTTAAATGCTGTGGCTTCGCCAGGTTGAGCAGCTCGTGCTTGACCTTGTCCTGCTGACACCAATCGATCACCTTTGCTGATTCGACCAGTTACTCTAACTGGAACACGACCTGTCATTGCTATGGGAGGATGAGTTGCATCTGTGCCTACACCAGAATTCATAAGATAAGCTGCTCTAGTACTTATCACTCCGAATACTTTTTCGCTTAAATCATCTAAGGAACGTGTGATTTCTGCTGTGCCGCCTAGCTCAACTACTGTTCCAGGAGCATACTCTTGGTCTGCCGCAAATCGTTCAGCAACGTCGGCATACAAAGCTGTGGTAGCTGTTGCAAACACTGTGTTGAACGGAGTACCGGATGAACCGATGTTTCCTTGTCCTGCAGCATTAAGGTTGGTGATTCCACGGAATCCCACGTTGGCTGTTGATCCTACAACCAACATGGCTGTGGTGGTTACTCCACCGTCGTTGACAACAACAGCAATGTTGGCATCCGCTGTTTGATTTTGGATATTAACAGTCGAAGTTGCTGTTGTTACTGAAATTTTAGCGTCTTGGTCAGCACCCACTGTCAAGCCTGTGTCGTTCAAAATTCCTAGTGTGCCGCTGGTGGTATCGTTTTCATCAGACCGCAGGAATGATGCTGCTAGCACACCGCCCAACGATTGTGAATCAGTGCTGGTACCTCTAAACAAGTTGTTGGAGACTGTGCTGCTCAACTGCATGCCTGGACCAATGGTGCCGAATCCAGATATAGCAGATTGTGGAGTGAATGTAGCATCCTTGGAAATAATTGCCACAACAACATCATTTACAAACATCTTGATCACAACATGATCAACACTGACGTTGTCGGTTACTGTGTCAACCACTGCACCCGAAGTTCCTTGTCCAGCAGTCGATGCAGGACCAATCAGTGTAAAAGTAGCACCGTTCCATACTTTCAACTGTTGATTTGTGGTATCCCACCAGCTGTCGCCAACTACGTTTCCGGTTGGAGCAGTGGCACTGGCAGTGGCAGCTGAAATAGTCTTGAAGGCTGTGCCTGTGTAGACCTTCATCAAACTGTTGGCCTTGTCCCACCACAGCTGACCTGTTAGTGGTGCGCCAGGTGCTACCGAGTTGGAGCCATTTTCCAAGAGATGAATAAAGTTCTCATCCAGGAATTCACCATATCCAGCATAGTTCTTACCTACTAAGATCATGCTTGATGCAGTATTGATGGTACCATCTGCAATAGTTGCAAATATGCTGCCATCAGTTAGATTAATTGTATATGCCATTTTATTTCACTCCATCCTGTCAATATTTATGGTAAGAATATGTACCCATATTTATGCTGTGCTCAGGTTAGTCAGAGTTTGAATTCGCACAGTATAATCGATTTGAATTTGTCTGTTAAGGCTTTTTTGCACTGGGTGAAAAATTACATGAGTGATCAACATGAGATCACTGCTGGATCCTTCCCATGACTTGAGGCCTAGTTCGTCAAATACGTATTCGCCGTTGAAATTGGTGCTGTTGTCAAACGCTTGTTGACCAACAGGTTCACCATAATCTAGCAAACACGTTACAAGAACATCAGTGTAAAATTGCCCTGATGTATGCAATACAGTAAGATTATTACGTGTGGGATCGGTATTAGCAGGGCTGTTTCCGTCTACCACTTTAATAAAAGTCTGATTGTAAAGATCTGCATTTTGTCCTGTGATGTTGGGCGGCAAATATGTAATAACACCAGTTGGATCTACACTGCTGCCGCCGTTGCCAAATGCCATGGCATACACATATCCAAGATTTTTATTGGCCAAACTTTGTGCCAGTGCCATACTCATGTTTTCATAATGAATTGCATTGTGCTTGTCAACAAAGGTTTCCCCGTTGTTGGGATCATAAATTTTTAAAAAACCTTCTATTGTCACGGGACCTATGGACATCATGCTCGTTTCTCCACCATCACTTCTTTGGTATTTGGATCAAAAATCTTTACATACGCTTCGATATAAACAGATCCGGTTTCATTGGGTTTTGCCCCTTTCTTTACAGGATCAGCTTTTAATGGGGTATCTGACGTATTATTCATAGTGTTATTTATACGCATCACTCACCACGAATAAACCTTGCTGCCAGAGTTTGCTGTTCTTGCAGAGCAATACCGTCGCCCTGGGCAGCATATATGTCTGTTCCTCTGCGTACCAAAATAGTCACTTGATAATTGGCAGTAGGAGCTACAGTAAATTGTACGACAACTGGCTCAGCATCAACAATGGTGTATCCGCCGGTCTGTCGTAGGCCGCCTACATACACTTCAATTGCATCGTCAATTTCGGTAGAATCTACACCAATGACATTGATGTTTTCAGTAGCAAACACTGTTTGTGTACCAGTGGCTAAGAAACTTTCTGCTGTTACATAATTTTGATATTCTGGTGGCAACAAGTTGCCACGGCCAATGTCATAAACTGGTGTGTTGACTGCATGGTTTGCAGCGCCAGTACCGGCTGTGCCTCTACGTAATCCGCTTATGGTATTGGTTACTACATCACGTGCCCGATAAGCAATACGCTCTCCGTTGATGGTGATAAGTCCAAAAATACCCTGCGGCAAATTAGGCACTGATAAACTGCTGGCATCGTCGACATAGATTACAGTGTCATCTGCAGACAATGGCTGAACCAAGGTTGTGGTTGTATTTTCGGTTATTCTATACAACGATTGCAGCCCGCGCATGTCTTGAAAGATGCGGAATGCAATTGCGCCCGGAATAACACTTTCGGTTACACTGGTAATGGCAACAACTTGTGCTGCGCTTATCGGAGCTCCCAATAGTTCTACAATCGATCCATCGACTGTGAATCCGGATCCTTCGAACAAGAACAATCCATTCAGTGTCACTTGTAATCTTGAAGGATTAGTTATTATTCGACCAGTATCAAACCTATTAGTCTGTATCTGCGACCCTGCACTGTAATCATATGATCCAGGTTCGTTGGTTACTAATCCAGAATCATACGGCGTATCATCGTAGGGCTGAGCAACTAAGACACCTTCGGTTGTGGGACCAACAAAAACTTGAGTTAATAGATTCTGCTGGCTGGTATCATTCCAGCTGGTGATCGAAATAACATCTCCAATACTAGGCACCAAGGATCCAGTGCTATTCCATATCAGTGTATTGCTGGATGAAATATAGTACTGTGCTTCTGTGCGCACAGATATTAAAATTCTAGATCCCAGAGGAGGTGCATCAGTAAGAATAACAGTTCTGCGGCTGCTTCCGTCCCAGGGTGACACAAAAAATTCTGTCCCCAGTACCAACGCTGTGTTATCAACATAAACAGTTACATCATTGTCAGAAATCAAGGCCTGGCTATATCCTCCGCGTGTTGGCAGATAATATTCGAGACTTGAGCCATCGTCAATGTATTCAACTCCTTCGCTAGGTCTTGCTCTTACACCATTCTTTTCAACTACAACGTTGGCAGGATTTGTACCGGTCAATGTCTGAGACAGCGGGAAGCTCAATGATCCAGTGTAGACAAAGTATTCTGTCTGTGGCGTACTCCAGCTCAGCACCGGTGTGGTATCAGTTGCACCCATTGCTGAAATAAAGACATAGTCTTCGGCAGTGTAGGCAGATGCAAACACAACTCTGGTAAATCCTGGGCTAGCATAACTGTATGTGTAGTTGGTTATCACTGTTCCGTTTACAAATACCACTACCTGGTTGATGAGGTTAAACGGCACAGGTAAAATAATACCCGTATTAACATCAAGACCGTTGTAGGAGTTGCTGTACAACTGATTGCCGCCACCCAGTCCGTACACTGTCAGCACAATGACATCGGTTTCAGCAACACCCGAGATGATTTCAACTGTTTGATTAACCCAGTCTACGACATAATTGACCAATGGTATTAACTGTGTGCCAATTGTCTGATTCCAGACACGCAATTGTACTGGGTCGTTCAGTAGATCTGCGAAACTGTATTCAGTAATATCAACATCGTAAAAGTACTTGGTTGTTTCCAACGGAAATCCGTGTCCATCACCAGCCCAGTCCGAACCCACTGTAGAGAATACACGCATGTCTAGTGTGTCAAACACTGCGCCTGGTACAAGTTCTTCAGGAGCATGGCTTGAGTAAGTGTCTACAAATGCACCTCCTGCTACATTGATAGCAGTGGGCCCAATTCCCAAATAAGGATCAGTAAATTCGCTGGCGTAGATGGCATCTAAGATTGCCGGATCATAAGTTGGTGCTCCTTCGGGACCAAATGCCAAGTTGTCGTAGGGATTTATATCATAATTACCAACATCAAATCCGGTGTTTTGATTGAAGCCCGGTGCTTTGACTTGCACTCCTGGATAATCAACGCCTGATATCAGCAATGCAAGATCCAGACCCGGTTCCGACGGAGTAGGAACATAATAGCCCATTGTACGATTAACACCACTTAGATCGCCAGCTGGTACTAGTGTCCATTGATCAGGATCAAAGGTACTGGTTTCCACAGCAGTGCTGTCGGCAGAATCTGCACTCCACACTCGATCGTCGTATCGCACCAAGGTTCCATTATCGTAACTAACTTCGGGCTGCCAGTCAACAATGGTGGTTTGATATTGATATCGATCGTACTTGATGGTTGTTGTGATACTTCTTGTCAGGCCATTGCCCATGACTGCAACAGCACGAGCTCTGCGTCCAAGGTAAGTCAGCACGGCTGTGCCGCTGACAACTGGGTTAGTGGTACTGGTTGGGGGAACTGCTGTTAGTACTCCGCTGGTGACAACTCTGTATACCAAACCTGCCGGAGTTTGTATAACTGAGCCTGCCAGTGCAGGACGCAATGCCACCCAGGCCTGTGCTTCGGGCAAGCCGCCAATTAATTCAATAATAGCAGTGGTCAAATATCCCAAGCCTGGGTCAGTTACTTCAATACTAACTATTACACCTAGACTATTAATTTTGGCAATCATCTGTGCTTCACGAGTAGCTTGCCCGGTTACTACCACTTCTGGTGCTACCGTGTATCCTTCTCCGGCATCAACAATGGTTACAGATTCCAAGGTCAATAGATAATTTTCATACCATTGATTGTAGGGGAATGTGGTCCATATCGGATCTGTGCTGGCAAAGCTGCTGGTAGTACTGACGTTGCTCGAGTCGTCCAGTATTGGACTAATAAACAAGTCTTGGGCAGCATCCCAGAATGCCGGCAAGTCAAAATCGTTTATTGTGCCCAGATACTGGTCAAATCCTTTGTAGATCAAGTTAAATTCGCGGATCTGTACGTGGTAAGGTTTGACTTCTTTGATGTAGTCTAGCACAAAGTCTTGATTGTCTCTGCGATAGATCTGGAAAGGCACGAGATCACGAATGGTATGATCAACATCGATCAAGCTGGTCTTGGTCAACCATAACGGAGCAATTTGTTCGCTGAGTACATAATTGAACATCAGTGTCAGCGAGCGATTTCTTTCAATCAGCAGGTCTTCAACAAACAACTCTTGATTGATTGCTTGAATAATCTTGCGAGTCTCAATAATTGGTTCTTGATCAAAAAACTGTGCATCAAATACTTCAACATCAAATCCATAACGACCAGTATCTACTGTGTAATCCCATAGACGCTTCTGGAACTCAATTGTACCGTCTTCGAGGCCTACTCGAGTCCAAGTGTTGTTGTATTGATAAATTTCAAATTTACCTTGTGCATTGGCAGTGACTTTTACGCTGCTGCCTGCAGGAACTGTAATAGCATCCAGTGCCGAGACTGTAGGCACTTCAACTAAGATTCTAGTGGCGGGATTGTAGCCAGGTAAGTACCAATCAATATAATTCCAAAATTGTTTGGTGTCGTAATTTTGTACTCTAATCAAAGTCAAGGCCTTTGATCCAAACAACGGGCCAGGCACAACTTCGTATATGGCCCAGAGACCTCGATAATTACTGTCACTGGCCACAAGATATTTGTATCCAAGTGCCACTTCTGCTAGATTTTGATAGGTTAATTCTTCATAGTTGGCCAGTCTCAAGTTCCACTCACCGCTGAATACCGACGGTTCTGGTTCGGCACTGTTTAACAAGTTAAATCGACGTGTCTCTGATATAGGAAAATGCTTGAGAACTGTGTTGGCACGCACCAGGTAATTTTTAAGCGCCATCAGACGATTAACAAACATGGACTGTCGTGGTCGAGCCTCTAAGCCGTACTGTTCGCTGGGACTTAGGAATGGATCCGGAACTGGGTTGCCGGCTGTGTCAACTCCACAAAAACTGTCTTGCAACTTCAAATACAAGCTGTCAGTTAAGAATCCATCAGCACGTCCTTCAGGAATCAATTGATATTCTACGTGTACTGCAGCATCGTTATATTGTTGATCATATTCGACATGCAAGATAGTATCTTGTGCAGAAATATACGGCAGTCCGTTGTATATCGCAATGGTGCTTGCATCAATTGGTGCAATATAGCTGATTCCACTGCTGCGAGGACTAAAAATGTACTGAGAAATCGTTTCAATGCTCAAAGTTTTCTTGGCTGCACGATCAACAGTGCTAATTCCTGTTACCCAGAAATAATATTGTGTTCCAAAAACTCCTTGCTCATTCAGCGAAGTAGATGTCACATAACTGGTGGTATTGAGAGGCAGGCCTGGGCCGGCATAGTCTGCAGGCGAGACACTGCTGGCAATCCATTGGTAGACTTGAATTATGCTGCCCGGGAACACTTGCCCCCATCTGCGGCTGGCATACACAATATCGTCTTGGTTGGTGTCGATAAATCTTACGTTGGAGGTATCCCACCAAATTTGTCCAACTCGTTCTTGTCTCCAACTGTTGCCATAATTGTTTACTTCGCCCACGTTGTAAGCAGCTGGATTGATTGCACCGATGTAATCGATGTTTTGAGCCACAGCTCCTAACAATCGACCTTGCAAGGGGTTAAAATAATCAAAGTATTGTTTTTGACTACCACTGACACGATCATACATGAACACTGTGTTCAGCAAAGAAACATCTACCACTGGTTGTTGTGCTCGAATGACTTTCCATGCTGGTTGCTGTTCAGGATTTTTCAACAAAACAACCTGTCCGTAATTGGATTGACTGTCACCCAAGTCACTGCCAGGTGATCCAATCAGCAGTGTACCTGTGGTATAATCAATGGCTGTTCCAAATTGATCTACTGAAGTTATGCTTGTGTCAAAAATCTGTTGTCCAAAAACAAACTGCCCTGGATTGGTCACTGTTGGGCTGGCAGCAGGAAGGAAATCGTATGAATATACCACGCCACTTTGTATAACAGTATCACCAAACAGTGTGCTGAAAGAATCAAATGTGGTGGTACCGGCGTCAAACGTCACCTGCGTAATAGCTGATCCATTGGGTGCGCCGATCAGCAGCGCAGTTGTGTTGTCGCTAATGAATAATCCGCTGCCGAAATTAGCAAAGTTTTGCTGTATTGGTGCTGTAATAACTTGCAAGTTAACGTAAATTGTCCAGCCCAGATTTGCAAACAATGTACCTGTTCCGGGTAACACTTGCAGTTTGTTCAATACTGCTGCAGACTGAAAATTCTTAGCCGATAAGATCAATCTTCCACTTACAAGTACTATGCGGTCAGACACAAGTGGTGCCACACTAAATGTTATCTGCTGTGTGGTATTGTTGTAAGTGTAGTTGACTCCGTCAGTTTGAACTACATCGTTGATTAATACTCGACTTGTGTAAGATACAGCAGCAGACCAAATTGTGCCAACATCAAATACTCTAGTAGTTCCATCTCCTAGCAAGGTAACGTCAGCTGTAACAGATGCTTGTGCATTTGGCACGCCAGCAGCGTTGATGTCTGCTGCCAAATCAGCCACAGTGGTTCCTGTCAACTCAACAAAATAATTGTTGATTCTAATGGTATTGCCTGTGGTCAGGGTGGGGTTGGCTATGTTGCTGGTTATAATGCCGTAAACTCGTGCTTGGTTTTGATTGAATTCAACCTGTCCAGACTGCACATAGTCTGAGTCAGCAAATGGTGCAGAAACATACAAACTGCAATCATTGATACACTGATCCAACTTGTAGCCAAATTTGCTGGCCGAATCTGGTGCAACTGAGTAGATTGTTTGAATCAAACTAAACTGATTCGATTCAATAGTCAGCACATCACCTACTGCAATATCAGTATCAACTGTGACTGTGTTGGCTGCAACAGAATATGTTCCGCCAATGTTGTTTTGTTGGTTTAGTAAGAACACACCATTTAATATAACTGATGTAGGTGTAACCAAATTTTGTACTGTGGTATAATCTACCGTTGTGCTGTCGGTGATCTGGAAATTCTGTATAGATCGGTCAAACACATAGGTTGCGCCGGCCTGTTGAACAACTTGACTGGTCACAGGATCTGTGTAAGAAATGTCTGGGCATCCTACTATAACCTGGCGGCCGTCGGTAGTGGTGCTGACACTGTGACCAAATCTTTCTGTGCTTGATACTCCCGGCACAGTCAACGACGTAACAGGTGTAAAATAGGTTTGAGCTCTTACATTAATAGTCGTGCCGGCCGCAGGTGCTGTAACAAATGTCAATGCTCGCAGGGCCGAGACAGTGTAATCTGTAACGGGTCTTTGTAGCACATCATCAATGTACACACTGGCGCTGTATGAATTAACAGCCGTATAAATCGAACTCAGATCAAATACTGTAGTCGACGCATCGCCAGTGAACGATTGAGTTGCACGGCGAGTAATAGTGATAAGAGAATCTGCATCTGGTGGTATTGAAAAAACCACGTTGCCGCCAGCAACTATATAATCTATTCCCAGGGTCAATATTGTGCTGCCATCGGACACTACCAATTGATCATCCAAGTCAATCACAATGTGATTGCTGTAGTTGAAGAAATTTTGAGTCACAGTGACACGGTATACGACAAATTGATTTTGATAATCTACACGACCGTACACATAAACAATGTTGCCGCCTGGTGCACCAACATATACCCAGCGTTCGTCTTGACTTATAGTCACACTGTAACCAAACTCATCAGCAGCAGTTACAGCAGATCCGGGATCAATCGATAACAACTGCCATTGCTGAAACACTGCTGAACCTGGATCTCGATAAACAACAACTGCATATCCGCGATTGGTATTACTGGCACTGGCACCTACCACTGCCCATTGCTGGTCTCCCATGTCCATGGCATTGCCATATCCACTGGTGCCGGTTGTTCCCAATTCCAATACAGAATTTTGCGCATAAACATCTGCATCGGTTTTTACATAAGTGTAGACTGCTCCTGGAACAGTTGCTGCACTGGCAGGATTGTAGCCTGGAGCACCAACCAAGGCGCTGAGATTTCTAAATCCTTGTGCCAAGCTGGCACCATACAAGGAATTTTCTAACGGAATTGTAGGTGTAACAACAGACGGTTGAGTAAACGGATCTATTTTTTCTAACACAGTCCAATGATCAGCGCCATTGTTGTCAACCCAGACCTTGATGCCCGGAGTAAGTTGTCGAGCATAAGGCAGATCAGCAATATCAGCTGCTTGAGCAACACGAGCAGGTTGCAGAGTAAATCCAACACCTTCGCCGGTTATTGAACTTTGCAATCCGTCAAACACATAATCAATCAACAAGGTAGTGATGCCGGGTACTGCACGAACACGGTAAATGCCGTTGATACTGTCATCGAAAAACTTGATTACCAAAATATCATTGATCGCAAGTCCGTGTGCTTTGTTGAACTGCACTAGACTTTGTCCTTCGAGATTGTCGGACACACGAGTAATTGTGCCGGGCACAAGTTCTGCACGATAAACATGCCAGTCGTACTGATTGACGCTGGCCACCCAGATTGTGGTGCCTACTCCAATTTCATCTAGCGCACCGTCGAGTGCAACCACAGCATCTAAATCAAATGCAGTGAGATCCACATCATCTAAATTTGCATATCCAGCAGTAGGTAAACCAATGTCAGTTGGATTGATAATCGTGGTAGGCAAAATGTTCGGCGATGTCAAGTTTGTGCTGGACTTCCATACATCTTGTAACAGTACTGTTTGATCGGCTTTGCTAGTTTCACCCGGCAGCACAACTTGAATTAAGCTGGGATCACTGGGCAATAAAGCCTGATTCAACAACAATTCAAAATAACTTCTATTTGCTGTGGCTCCGTATGTGCTGCGTAAGATTGCCCAGAATTCATAGATCTGATACTCGGCTGCTTCCTTTCCTAGATCTGCCAAATTAAATATTTCTGCACTGCGTAATGTACCCTTGGTGTTTAGAAACTGTTGGTACAAGTTGACCTGGCTTACATCATCCAGATTAAGTGCTTGCATGTATTCTCTCGGACGGAATCCAATCAGTCCATAGCTGAACAAGTCTACTTCTTGTTCTAAGTTTGCATCGTATGTACTGTAAGCTGTTGACAATTGCAAAGACTGGTTGGATGCGTTGGGCAGCAGACCTTTTTGTATTTGATCGTAATCGCTCTTGATCCACAACGAATAGTTAAACTCTGTGCTGGGTTGAATGATGTTACTGGCACTCCAGTACTCATTTTTAAACAGAACAATTTCGCCCTTGGCGTATTTGCGATTAGGTACCCATTCAACAATGTTGTCTTGGTTTAAAATAAATCCAGGAGCGTTTAGTTGGCCATTCCAGTTGCCACTGAGCCATCCTGAGATAAGAACTCGACTCTGTCGCACACCAGTGACCGGATTGTACAAGAGATCAGAAAAAATACTGCGATTGTCCAGCACCAACAAATGCTCGTAGGCAGTAAACTTTAGCTGCAGATAATTGATGGTGTTGGATGTTAGAGTAGACACCTTGAACAAGTTATCTAATCGATCAATCACCAACTCAGAAGTCGGCAACGGCTGACGATTTTGATTGAGAATTATGTTTTCAGGAGTATATGTATTGATGCTGTCAACAATTGCATTTGCACGCACAACAGATATGCTGGTTGCAGCTGGGTTTAAGTTGATAATAGAACCGGTTGCCCACCCTTGCTGAGTCCAGTACAAGAATTCTTGTGCCATCTGAGTCCAGTTGAGTGTGTAGCCGTTTTCTCGGTTTTCAAATACCAATCCCTGATCTTCTAGCAATTTTCCGTAACTGAGTAGAAAATCGCACACACCAGATTCGTTGGTAAACACAAATCCGTAAGGTACTTGAGCTGTATTATTGGTATAATCCTGTGATACTTTTATCGAAGTATTGCCGGCTGCAATCGTGACAGTGTTGCTACTGGGTCTTGAAATCAATATTTCAAAATAAGGATCCTGGGAACTATATCCCAAAACTGCATAGCCGTCTGCGACACGCTGAACAATAACCGAGCTGTATATGATCTGTCCGAACGGCTGATTTTTATACAACATCAGTTGATAACTTTCGTCAGGCAGAATCAAACTAGTATTAAGGCTGTCGGGTGTGGATCTTTCTGTGTAGACCTTGAGATATTTTTTATCTGTGAATGCTGCTGTTCTCCAGCACAGACGCACGTCAATGTTGTTCAAGGACAAGGTCAGATTGTCTGTGCTGTTGATACCCAATTGACGGTTATAGTCAATTATCCAATTCAGGTAACTGGCCTTGCTGACACCATTGCCGTACAAGGGAGTAAGATCCTTGGCGTCCAGGCGATAACGCCCGTCCCAAAGATACTGATCCAGGTCTGCATCAAATACATAACGGTCTCTATCAGCAAACACACTGAAGAACTGTGCAGGTTTGGTCAATGCCAACAGTCGCATGGCAGAAAATGGCCACGAGCTTGAAGTACGCCAGGTGTTTTCAACTGGTCCGTTGTCGCCAAATTTCCAGCTGCGTCTAAAGCTGGTAGCATCAAAGTTACCAACGGTACACTCTAAAGGATTTAATAATTCTCCTTCAGACCCGGCCGGTATCACACTCAGCAGTTCAGGTCGAATATACAAAGGATCAACGTAGGAACCATTGGGATCGCGAATTAGACCGGCTGCCAAATCATCCCAAAGAACTGTGTTACCTGATGTGTAGGGTGCAGGACCGTACTGATTTTCCCACCAGTCAGGTTTTTTGCTAAGTCCTAGCATCTCCCAAGGAGTAGTATTGGGAGTATAGGTATCATAGAAATAGTTGTAAATTCCTCTCCAGGCCCCGACGGACGGCCGATTGGTCAATACGTCTGCACTTTGACTGTAATTGTAAGTAAACTCGTCGGATGCTTGATATTCTTGTGTTGTATAATCCAGCTTGTTCCACCCTACCCAGCTGAGAAAATCCACACTCAGCATGTCGTTGATTTCAGTTTGAGTGTAGTCGGTGGTACGAAATTGTCCAGGCACAACATCTGCTGTACTCAACGGAATAGCAGTGCCAATTTTGAGGTTATCAAAAATTCTCTTTTCAAATTCCAATAACACCTGATCACGCACATCACGGAATGCCAAGGTGATTGATCCGTCGTGTCCGCGTATTACAACGCGAGCACTGGTATAACTGTTGTCGATGTATATCTCTGGTTTAAAGGCCGGATACAAACCCAACTTTGTGGGAGTGTTTGGTACAAAACTACCGTAGGTAGTGGGATATTCACGAATCTTTATAACATCCCCGATTGTCAACGGTGCAGTAATAGTTACTGTGGGCGAGTCTGCAGAAACTGTGTAATCATAACCGTTGATCAGCAATTCACCGTTGAGGAAGATCAATAACCCTTTGAAATTTGCAGAATCAAAATTGTAAGTTTGAAAAGTATCAAATGTGGGTGTGCTGATAAACGAGTATGTTTCCGATTTCTCTGTGTAAGTTTCACCTGCTGGTATCATGTCAGACCAGTAGAACGGAGAAATCTCACTCTTGCTCAGTGCAATTTCCTGCAGTACAATATCTAAAATCTCACTGGCGGTCAAGTTTTCAAAATTGCCTTTAACAGCCAGATCCAACAACAACGCCTTAAATTTGATATATTCTCTGCTGTTGAATTCCAGTGCTGAGAACAATTCAAATTGTTCTCTTCGCAAAAACACACCAGTCAGTGCCAATGGTGAACTGTGTTGTACAATGATGTCGCCGTAACGCAAAATGTTACCTAGGTCTCGGCTGTTGTTGGCACCAATAATTGGGCCTTGAATGTTGCGTAAATTTTGACCAATGCTTTCGTAATGAGTACGTATGGTTCCCAAGGTAAACACATTGCTGTTTTCATTGAGAGGATTATTTTCTAAATTTAACGGAACTTGATAATATCCAACACTGCTGGCCACACTGCTTATGGCCTGCACTTCAATTACAGTTCCTATAGGAAGTGGTTCCAATAGAGTTATAACAGTTGTGCTGTTGACAATTTCGTAAACGTAGGTGTCGGGCTCAATGAATTTACCTTCGGCAAATATTTGCAATGGCGCAAAAATAGCATCAACATCGACAGGAATATCTAAAGTCAACGGTAATTCTGCATATTCAAATTTAAATATTTGGCGACTGATATTTCTTGACTGACTGGATTGCCAACCTATTAGATCACTAAACAATACTCGATCAATATACTGACGTACAAATCCAGTGCTGACATTTTGCTCGCGACTTACTCGATCTTCCACATAGATAAATTTTTCAGTGTACAGATAGTTTTCAAAAACAATATCGCCTACGTTGTTAATGTTGAGATATCTCAACGGAAATCCCAACACAATGTCTTGTATCTGCGTTGTTCCTTGTGCATAGCCAAACAGTTTGCTGCCAGCAAAAGTGCTGCTGGGATAAACTGCTTGATTGCTAAAACTAAATCCGTTGCTGTCAATAACATCAAACAGTGGTGGCTGATTGATTCCGGTCTTTTCTTGTGCGGGTAACCAACTTACTCCGTCGAACCAAAAACTTTTTCCTTGTTGTTGTATGCCGCTGAGACAGACCACTGTTTGATTGACCAGGGCTATGCCATTGAATGCTGGCACTAAATCAATAATCAAATTACCCGAGTTATCAGGATCAATAAATCGCACTTCGTATATTTGGTTACGAACATTGGGATCAGCATCAGCAGCAAAAATAACTCGGCTACCGTTGATGAATGTGTATCCGTCGGTGCTGTATCCTGCTGTTCCGTTTATATTGCTGAATGCATCAGTATTTTCTAGATCTACAATGTTAACTGGCGACTTGCCTTGTGTGCCAAAATTAAACAAGTTTATATTGGCACGGAATTCAATAACAGGACGTTTAGCACGCAGACTGTTGTTGACATTCAAAATTTGATTGTTGTATTCAGCAGTGGCAGCAAGGACATCAATGTGGAACCATCGGTTGCTGCGACTCCACGCATTACGGTCAGCACTGGCACGATTGATAGTGATGTAATCTGGGATTTGCGGTTCATTCAAATTAGAATCGTACGGAGATGAATCGTAACTGGTACTGTCATACGGAACTGATTCGCTGATGGTATATGTTTCAGGAGTTATAAAATCTGTAACTGGTATCAATTTAATACCGTTACCGATCATGGCTCCAAACACGCCAGTGGTTGGTAGCGGAGCTCCGGCTGGGCCACCACTGCCAGTGGCCAGTACACTTTCTTCAACAGTGTCGTAGATGTACTGTTGGAATTCGTCTTCCTTGTGAACTGGACCTGTCATCTTTCTAGATTGATAGATATGGAACGGACCAAAATAGGCCTCACCATCAATAAACCCTACCCTAGCATCAATTCCCGGACCGGTACCTACTCCTTCCACATAGTATTCTAAATTTTGAAATTGTGCTGGCTCAATCAGTCCGCGGAATTGTACTTTTAATCCGTTTGTAAACACCACTCCATTGGGACTGGTATAATTTTTTGCCCCAATAATTTCGTCGATATTGATGAATTGTTCTTGATCTAAATCGACCAATTTGATTCTGCCAAACAATTCGGGATTGACACTGTCCTGATACCACAAGGTGTCTAGCACTGCTGTCAGCAAAGGTATTTCTTCAAAGACGCCAGATGCATTTTTATACCATTGGGTACTGGCATATTCAGTGCCAAACAGTACAGCAAACTTGCTGAGGTTTGCCACAGGTAAAATACTGTTAAGACGAATAAATGGATTGCCGTCAATATCATCGATGTATTGAATTTGCCAAACACTATAACGTTCGCTCACAGGCAAATCTGTGGTTTGATCATAGGTTAATGTATCGTAGCTGCCGGGCAAGCCATTGTCGATGTCTGTGCGAGGTAACGGATCAAACTGTGTGGTTATTTGCCAACCACCAGATTCGGCGTTGGCCGTTGTGTTCAAAAATACCAAGGTACGACCGTCGAGATCGGTGATATCATCAATGCCATCGGGATATTGTGCTAAAAATTCACTGACATAAACATTGTTAATTTGATTAAATTTCAGCGTGGTTACTAGATCAACATCTTCAATGCTGGGCAACGAATAATAAAAATCTTGTGCTGTTTTTAGTGGTACATTGAAACGAACTGTGCCTTGTTGTGTTCCATTGTTGTCTACTCCCAATACGCCGCGGCTGCTGATGTTGGGCGCAAAAGGCATGGTTCCGCTGATACCTGGGGCAGCTTGAATCCAGAATCCAGCACCGGGCTGATTCACTGTAAACTCATAATTTCCGCCACGCACCAATGTGATGTCAGGGTTTTCGCCGTCGATGTCACTGAAAATATAACCATTGGCTTCGCGTGTTATCTCCCAGACATCTGTCAATGCCACTGCTGTTCCAAAAATATCAACCGAGTCAGGTCCACCAGCCAACCAGTAGTATTGGCTGTAATTAGAAAACTTGTCTAGATCGCAAAAAGAATCCCACGCATAATACTGACTGTCAAAAAGTCGATCTGCTCGAGTGGTGTTGGCGCCTTGCAGGTCCAGTGCATCCAAGATTCCCGGATAGGTGATGGCATCAATGGGCTGACTGGTATCGGGCTTTAAAAACACAACCCCGGGTTCAAGTTGATAATCAGTTCTGACCGCTGATGGTTCTGTGACATAATTGTCAGCAGGATTGACACCGGGACCAACTCGACGACCCACATAACCCTGTGTTCGTTTGAGATTGGGTTCTTGTGTCAACTGATCTAATGTGGCATTTAGAAATTTGCGATTAGTGTCGGTACGAAAAATCTCGGGCAGCAGATCTACGGTACGTGGTATGGCCATTAATATTCACCTGTTTGACTTAAACTACTGCCGGGTCCAGACACTGGATAAAGTCCCGACACAGGAGTTTGACTTCGTATATTACTTTGTGTTAGTGCCTCAATGACTTCAATGTCATTTACTGTTGCGGCACTGACAAAAATTTCATTGGGTGCCGATCTAATTTCATAAAGATCACCAAAGGATTTGAGCGGATTCAACGGAACCAACACCACCGAACTGATAATAGAACCCAACTGTTCGTGCAGGTATGCAGCAAGTTCACTGAAAAAGAAACTGTCGCCAAAGTCCCATTTGTCAATTGTAAAATAATTGTTGATGGAGCTGATCACTTGACTTTTGATTTCGCTCAAGCTGGCAGTGGTTTTAGGAGCCCGCACCACTTTGATAGTGGCACGTAGTTCCGGAGCAGCTTTGATTCCAAACAGGGGCTTGAATATCACACTGTTGAGAACAATGTTGTCAGATATCATTTTGTAATCATTCAGTTGCGAATAGGCCACGGTCAACTGATCAATAGTGGGCGGCTGTGGTTGAGGTACAGAACCTGTTGTATCTTTGATATAGTTCTGATAAGCAGTGTAATACTCCTGATTCACTATGTACAAATCAATAATGTTGGTTGAGCCAGGATCTATCACATTGGTCAATGGACTGTTGTGTCGATACTGAAAATACAAACTTTGGCGACCAACACGACTGATAAAATCCAGGCGTGGTATCAAGTTACGCTGTACTAGACCATTGATCAATTCCACTCTCAGTTCGTAAAAGTCTTGTTCTTGTGTGGCATAAAACAGTTGGCCGTTAATAAATTCAGTTTTGACTAGTTCAATAGCATCCTTAGTGGTGTAAGAAGTGTTGATTACTCCGGCAGCCACCGGCAAGTAAGTTTCGGTATCGTCAAAATCAGTGGTCAATTGCAAGAACACCAATTTGCTGGTTGGATTCACTGTAGGGGCAACAATTTCATTAAAGAAGTCGGGATTATCTGCTACTCCATCGCCGTTGCTGTCTCGATAGCTGACAACAACTTGATAATCGTCAACGTATCCGTCGCTTTCGACTGGTTGTGCAATAATTTCCATTGTGATGTCACCTGACAGGGGCAAGTTGCTGTCAGGTCGACTATTGGATTTCAGCACTCGTACAAAATCTTTGATAATTTGTCCTGTACGACTGTCGTAGACTTTTTCACTGCCGTCAAAGAAAAATCTAGTTTCAATGACACTGGCAAAAACATAATCCAACCCACGCGATATCACAGTGTAACTTTCACCGTTGGTTACAAATTCTATTAACCAGGAAGCATCAAGATTAACACCTTGAGTATTTTGTGCGTTGGCAAGACTGAATGCAGTATCCACAGCAAGATTGGTGCTGGTAATTAGATACCACGTGCTGTTCAAGTTATCGTACCCGATACCAAAATTTCTAAACAGCTCAATTTGTTGTAGCATGGACTGCTCTAAAGCACCAGGTAGGTCGTCGATGAATTTAGGAATAACTTCGGCCGCTAATGCACCATCTGGTACAAATGTATTCAGAGCTACTGGCCCGTTTCCATCTGGCAAGTTGCCTAGACCATTGTTGATACCATCCAGTATCACTGCTGACACTGTGGCCCAAATTTCAAGTTTTTCATCAGCTCTGACAGGTGTGCCGGCTACTAACTTGTTGTTGGCGTCAAAGAAAAACCCAACAGGCGGAATAAATTTAACCAGGCTGCCCTGTGTCACATAGCGTGCATTGTTGCTGGCATATAATCCAATGGCTTGAGGATTTGAGTTGAACGTGTTATAAAAATAACCAGTGGTCTCGTTGACCAATGTGGTGCTTTGATTCCAGGCCAAATTTAAGATTGCCAGATTTGGACGTTCAAAGTTGGCATAGTAAAACTGCAGCATACTGCGTGAACTCAGCAAGGGCTCAATGTTGTTGGTGATGATATCCACAATGTCGTTGCGATTGACCCAGTCAAACTCAAAGCTGGGCAGTAGATTTTCTCGATAAAGAACGCCGTCGCTGGAAAAGATGTTGGTAGAACTGTACTTGCCAGTTACATCAGTCAAGTCAATGTATCGACTGGTACCAGTGGCACTGCGTGCCACTGCTTTACTTTTGATAATGTTGTTGTATCGAGTAAAAGGAAAGTTGTTGTAATCTTCGCCGTTGACCATGCGATTTTGTGTGTAGTATCTGGCTGGAGCACGTTGTTTAATTTCTTCGATGGTTTCACGTGGTTGTGCGTTGGATACTGGCTGTGTAATTCCACAGTTGAAAGTGATGGTTTCTAAACGTCCAAAGCGACTGATATAGCTAATGGGTATCAGAATGCTTTGCATTTCTTCTGGATTGATTATGTATTGTAATCCGTTAGATGAACGCACGTAGCTGCGGAACAGGCCAACTGGCACTTCGGCAAACACGCCATCACCAAATGTCAGGGTAATCTGATCATTGGCACGACTGGTGATACTGTAAATCTTTCGTTGCTCTGGGGTTAGTTGCTCAACTGCAGCGGCATATATGCTTTCTTCATACAACCATTCGCTTGCAATCGAACCAACGTTGTCCAGCTTGTATAGCCAGTAGTCTTCGTTGTTGACGCCTTCAATGTTGATGTTGACCGTACGGTTAGGAATAGCTTCTGCCAGGTTAAAATCTTGGTTGAGCAAAATGCCTTGTTTGAAAAGAAAGAAGTAACCGGTGTTGTCGCTGCCAAATCCCAAAGAATCGTTGCGGTACAGCACATTAAAAATACCACTGGGTCTGGGAGCAGGTTCATACACATAGTCACGACCTTGGCTGGTGCTACTGACTGCTTCAAATGGCATACTGACGCCATCGACTGTGCTGTTGTAAGAAACAATGGGCAGAAATCCTGGGACCAAATTCAATGAGTACTCTTCGGTACGTACACCTAAGATATTTTGTGTGTTGCCGGGACGGCCAAACTTCTGACTGTCAACCATAGCAGCATTGGTAATGTAGGTAAATTGCTCAAACCAGTTGGGGTTGGTAGGATCATTCCAGTTGACAGTGACATTAGACAAGTTGATGCCGTTGAAATCTGTAATATCTTCAGTTGTGGTAACCGAAAATACTTTTAAAAATCCCTGTGCTGCTTGATTACGCTTGGGTGTATAACTGACCAAGTTGGCTAAACGCACCACTGAATCGCGCCTTTCTGCAGTGTCTAAAAAGTTTTCACGTGCATTTAGATCATTGCGAAATGCCAAGGCCTGACCCATAAACGCCATAACGTCTAGTAAAGCAATAAATTCTGAGCTTTCGATGTAGTCGTTGAATGTTTCTGGGTAATACAAGCGCAGATAATCTACAAAACTCTTGCGTAAAGTTTCAAAATCGTAGCTTTGAAAGTCAGCTTCTCGGTAGGTCTGATACAGACGCTTCCAATCTTCAACTCCAAATATTGCGGTTTGCCGGGTAGTCTTGGCCATAATATCTCACTGTTGTGTTATTTATCGATAGAAATAACGTGGTAGTTTTAGATATAACCGGCTCGTTGAGATTGTTGGTCTAAAAACAGCACAAGCAATTGGTTAACTGAACTGGGTACTACCTGCACCAGCATTTCTATTCGTATGCCGTTGTTTTGCGGATATACTTCGGCACTGGCAAGATACAGCCGTGGATCTTGTGCTGCTACACGTTGTAATTCAGCCAGGATTGCATTTTCAGTGTCTGGACTTTGATTTTCAAACACAAAGCTCCACAATGTGGTGCCGTAGCCAGGCAAGCCCGGTACCTCACCTTGTCTGATGTTGAGAGCGTTTGCAAAGTCGCGTTTAACCAACTCAAAATCTATCAAGGTAAATTTTTTAAATTGATTGATTGTATTGAATCCAACAAAAGTAGTCATGTGCGTATTTAATCCATTATACAATATTAATTCTGCTGAGCGCGGCAGCACCTACTTCGTTGCCAACTCTCGCAGAAATATTTTGTGCTTCAGCTTCTGATTTGCCTTCTCGTTTGGCCTGTTCGTAAGCAGCTACTCTGGCGTCCTGCTGCTCAGCTCTAATATCAAATGTTTGTGTTCGATCTTTGGGTTTAAATTCTGGAGGCGGAACCTTGGGATTGCCAATTACTGAAACTACAGCAGAGTTGATTCCGTTTCGGCTGACAGTTTGAGTAGCTCCAAAAATAGCTGCAATGATTCCACCAAAATTTCCCAGTCCTAACTTGCTGGTAACCAAGCTGACAGCCTGTTGCGCATTCTTAGACAAGCTGTTGATTTGATTTACAATCTTTTGGTTGGCATTGCCTTTAACCCACTCAGTAACTGCCCCTGGTCCAAATTTAACAGTGGACTGTATCAGCGGCGCCAACTGTAATGGTTTTTCTAGTCCTTTTAGCACCCCTGATGCTCGCAGTTGAGCAGCACCGCGACGCATGAGATCCTGTTGCATTAGACCCTGTAAATTTACATTGCCGAGTATTCCGTTGATGCCGTTGACATTGTTTTTACCAGTCCAAATAGTAGGACTTGTCAGCAATGCATTCAAACTTGACGAATTTCCAAGATACTGCGAAACTGTGCCAGGTTTGACAAATCCCAGCTGTTCCAGCTGTATTGGCGAAATCCCATACTTGCCAATTCCTTTTTCGACGCTGAATATATTGAACGGTTGATTCACACTGGCTGCTGCACTGCTCATCATGCCAGTGAGTTCCTTAGAGTTCAAGCCAGGAATATCGACAGTGGCCGGTGGTTCTTTTAGTACTTGTGCAGCGTTGACCGGCACAGTAACCGGTTCATCAGCCAACTGTGCCACAGCTTCGGTACTGGGAGGCGGTGGAGCTGCTGCGGCTGCTGCTGCTTCTGCTGGTCCGCCTTGATCCAACGCAACTTTGACTTCAACACCACGATTGTGATAAGGATACGGCTCGTGTGTAGGAGCACGGGTCACAATAGTTTTTAGTTTGCCTTCTTCTACTTTCCACCCCACATTAGTTTCAAATATGGTATCCGGCAATTCTAAATCTTCTATCACTGTTGGCTTGCTAACTGATCCTGGACTGGCGCCACCGTTGAGATCGATGGTTCCGGCTTTGAGAGCCATGCTGCCCCCGGCATCCCAGCCGCCACCTGAACTTTTCATGTTCAAAGCACCGTCGCTGAGTACGCCAAAGTTGCCTTTGCTGTAAGCTGCTAGTGTGCCTTCGGCTGCTAACTCAAGATTTTTTGTGCTGTTGATTTTTACACTTTTGCTTTTGATATTGATACTTTCACCGGCAAACATGTTGATGTTTTTGTCGGCATGTAAGTTAATATCTCCTTCGGTTCTCACGTTGACTGAGTTGGTAGAATACACATCTAAGGTGCCTTCTGTTCCTAATTCGATCCAACTTTGCCCGTTGGCATGTATGATATAAAAGCAGTCGCCGTCATCACTCATAGTGATTTGATGACCCTTGCTGGTGCGTATGCGTATTAGATTGTCAAATCCTTGCAGATCTCCGTCATCCATCACAATGCTGTGTCCGCCACGTCGACTAATAATCTTGACATCTTCCAATCGCTTGGCGCTGGAATTGGTCTTGTCGACAATGTTTTCTTTGTTTTCGTTTAGACCAGCTTGATAAACTGGTCGTCCTGGAGTACTGATACCGTAGACAGAACTGGGACTTTCTCGTTGACTATTGCTGGTGATAGGGCCACGTACAGTGTCGTCAATTAGTCCTTGCTGCAGCATGATGCCAGCCACATATGAATGCACTGGTTTCTTCTGATCGTAAAATCTGGGATTCTCATCAATTTCTTCGTTTTCTACGTTGATTTCAGTGACTGGTAGCTGTTTGGCCTTGCTGAAATAATTTTTATCTTTGCTGTCGCCTAGATCAAAATTCTTGCTAGCGCCGATGGCCGGTATCATATGATTAACAGCTGGATCTGGAATACATCCTATGTAGTACCCTTGGTTGGGATCACCTGCAACAAAAAAGCAAATTACTTGGGTACCAAGATCTGGTGGAGTAAACCACATGCCGTAACTTTGAGTATTGCCAACGTAATCGCCTGTACCAGTATCAGTGCCTGACTGTGCTACTGAACCATAAAAAGGCGGCACATAACTAACTGTACGCCATAGACTTGTGTCATCTGGATCCTCGCCACCAAACTGTTCAATGTAAACTTGTAAACGACCAGATCTATTGCTGTCCACATTGTTTTTTACTTCGCCGATAAACGGACCAAATTCTGCGGGGTTACCGCCGCGGTCAAACTTATAACCTTGACCACGGCCACGACTGCGTTGAATATTATCTGACATTAAGGTTCCCTGCTGCTAATTTGTGGTGTTCGAGGTATAGCAGCACCCGGCTGCGTCCCGCGACTAATTGGGACTCCCGGAAAGCTAATTGCTCCAGCTGCTTGAATCTGCGGTAAAAATTTTTCTACTGCAAGATCTTGACTCAGTCGACGGGCTGTGGTTAAAGCTTGCTGATCTATAAGTTCTCGCTCACGAGGTGTTACTGTACCGTTATTGTTTCTTTGAGCCTGTGCTGTTAACCTTGCGACCTCGGTGGCAAAAATTTCGTTTTCTTTTTGTTTTTGAAAATCGCTGTAGGCTTTGGCACCTGCAGGATCCTTTTGTCTAAAAGTTGTCTCACTAAATGTATATCCTCTTGACAAGTCGCCAGGCGGTTGAGTAGTTCCGCCTGGGCCTACTGGTTGTCCGCCACTGGTAGGTGGCGTTGGCGGTGCTGCAGGAGCTGGTGTAGAAGGATTTGCTGGAGCAGGTGGTGTGGTTGGCGACGAAGGTTGACCTGGATTAGTGGTACCCGCACCGGTTTCTGTGTTTTGCGAGTCAACAGCAGGATCACCAGTATTGTCTTTGATAGCACTGGGAGGAAATGTTATCAATACACCTTCAAGATCCTGAGTAAATCTACCGTTGGCAAATGTACTGACAACACTGACTGCTCGATAAATGAAGCTGTAGGTGGCCAACCCATTGCCAATGGCACCATTGACATACCGGTTAGCTCCGAGATCAGTGCTGCCAACTTCCATTCGACCTGATTGTAAATCGTAGTCTACTGGACTATTAAATCCAATTTCAAACAAAGGTTCCTGCACTTCGGTGTTGATACTACCGTCAGGGAAAAATGGTTCTTGAATTCCTGTGCCTTCAGTTGAACCAAACCAAAATTCACCTTGGTGTATCCATGCAGGATCTCCCAAGATTGATAGTTTGGTCTTGGCCAGATCGCTCGGGCTGTATAACTGTTGGGCTGCGTTTGCCCCGCCTTCGTTGGTTTTTCCTGCCAATCCCTGATCACTTTCGTTGCTGCGAGGCTGGTAAACGTACTTGGCTTCTTCCCGAAAGTTCAAAGTGGTACTCGGTGTTGATTGTCCAATGTTGATTACAACATTATAGAGATAATTAAAATCTTGTTCAAAACTAAGTATCTCTGTATTAAGACCAGTAAACCAGTATAGATATTTTTTATGTGTTCCTTTGAACTTGGTTGAAGGAAAATAAGGACCTTTGATTTCGTTCACACGATACGGGCCCACAACATAGGTTATCTTGTAAGCATAATCTCTACGCTTGGCATCATACTGAATAGGTTCGACTTTAACGCCTATCCGAAACCAATCCACACCTTGCCCATTATCAGTATTTCGTTCTTCTTCTTCTCCATCAATAGTGATAATTTTCAACTGTTGATTATAGATATAGTCGCTGTTGCGTATGGTTTGATCTAAAAATTGAATTATGCTGGTACCGGCTGTGGCGCTGGTAGTTTTAGAGTTGGCAGCACCGGTTTGTACAGCGCCATTGACTTGTTGGTTGGCGTTTTGTGGCTGCACAGTTGCACCTTGTGGTTTAGGTGCAGGACCAGGTGGCAGCACCGACGCATTTTCTAAAGCAGGATCAGTAAAAACAATATCATACACATCGGCAACTTCGAATACACCCGGACCGGCTGCATCTTCAGAAGTGCCAGTTAGAAGTTCCTGATATTGATTCAGTGCTTCGATCAGCCCAGATACAATAGTAGGCTTAGGTGCAGCGGTGGCTTTTGGTGGCGGTTTTGGGGTTGCACCAGCAGTGGGTGTAGGTGCAGGGGCTGGAGGTGCCACTGTAGTACTATAGCTGGCGTTGCCACTTAGAATTTCTTTCAAAGTTGGTGCATTAATTTCTACGTTGTAAGGAATTGTACCACGCATTTGACCAGTTGCTATAGTGTTAGAGACGCAGGCTGCGGAACAATCGTATTCTGTTAATTTGTTAGCAATGCGAAACTTGATTGAACTAAATTGAAAAGGGATCCATTTTTCAATTACTGCAGTTGCGCCAGAGCCAGTTTTGAGACCTTGTGCTTGAACCATTTTGCCTGTGTCGTCGTATCCGTAGAATTTGATCACCATGCAATAATTTTGTGAACCATAACTTTGGTCTTTACCTATGTAGGCTTGCGTGGCTGCAAGTAAGTTAGGTATCAGACTGATGCCATTGGGTTCGATGATTTTAAAATTAAGAGATGAGTTGGAGTGCGGGCTCCTAGTTCCTTTCCCAGGTTGTTGCGTAGTCAATTTCACATCGTTGATGTAAAAATCCAAAGGAAAAAATTGATTGCGCCCGGCTGTGGCATCAGCTTGAGCAGTTGTAGATACGCCAGTTACTCCAGTGTTGCCACCGGGTGTACCTGTACCTGCTGTGGACGAGTTGGGTGCTCCACCGCTGCTCATCAACAGTTGCGCACCGGGAATTTTAAATCGTTTGGTGCGGACTATTTCATTATAGTCCTTGGGCGACAATATGTAAATGCTGATATTGTAGGTATAAGAGGCATATTGACTGAGAATATTGTCTTGAGGAATAATTCTTTCTGAATTGCTGTCTCGTACGGCACGAGCTGCCTGAGATGGTACTGTGTTGTCGTCTCTGGCAACGTTGGTGTTATTTCTAATAGGGGCATTGGTGCCTGTGTTGGCATTGGGAGTAAATGGAACAGGTTGCGATGTAGCCATGTTACTAGAATCCTAGAACAGTTTGTAAAGTGTTTATTTTGGGAAGATAAATTGTGGTTCCTGCGGCAAAATCCCACGGTGGTGCAGTCAAGGTATTGGGATTGCGTTGATAAAATACCCACCATAGGCCGGGCTGTTGATACAGGTCGTAGGCCAGTAGGTCGGGACGATACTGATAGGTTTGATTTATTTCAAACACTGTATCGTCTACCTCTTTGGGGAAGTTACGGTCAGTCATGACATCCAGATAAAACTGCACATAATTTGTCAGGAAGTAGGGGCTTGTGGGGTTATAGGTGGCCATTACCAAAATCCTCGTTGAACCAATGAACCATTGGCAAATCTTTCCAAGCTGAACTCTCGACTCACTTGCGAACGTGTCTGCATGGGCAACAGTACCAGCGTAATCTCCATTTTGGTTGGTACATAGGTTGGTTGCGCACGACCTAATGTCACAGGCGGTGGTGTGGGTCTCATTCCACCAGAGTTTAATCCAGACGCAATCATACGCCCATTCGATGGATTACTGCCACCGACTGTAGTGGTCTGACGATCTCGGCGTTTCAACAGGCTGGTACCATCAATGTTGGGTGCGCCAGCACGAATATAGTCAACATCAGCCGGCAGATTGTAGTTAAATGTCTGCACCACGCAAGGGTTTAGATTAAATTGAAAATCGCCATAACCCTGCAAGAATACCAAGGGCGGAGGACTGCCTCTAAAAGCATCTTGTTGTCCGTAAAACATTTTGGTCACACTGCGGAAAAATTGTATCACTGCCAACAGATAAGCAGCTTCATTTGAATCCTGTGCTGTAAATGTAGCGGTTATATTCAGCTCGCCCACATGACTGCCTTGATAAAAGTATCCACGATAATTGCTATGTGTTAAATCATAACTGTTGTACTGAGCTGTGTAGGTGGTAGTGATTGAGGGAGTGTAGGGGAATATTACTCCGTCTGTGACTTGCAAAGGTTGTAAAATGCCAGGCTCGGCAGCGTTGTAAAGATAATCGCTGCCGGGTGCTAGTCGTAATTTTAGTCGCCAATCGCCAGCGGCTGCTTGTGCTCGCTGTGCTTGTAACTGTGCTTGAGCACGAGCATTGTCTCTTGCGTTTTGTTGCTCTGCAGCTAGTGCTATTTCTGCTGCAGTTTTTGCAGTGGTTGTTACTGTGGCTGGTCTTGCCGGCGGTGGCGGTGGCGGTGGCGGCACCTGCGGATTGGTAGCTGGAGAAACTGGGTTGGGTAAAGCAGCGCCTGGGGGTGTGGGCACAAATGCAGTTTCGTCACCGGTGATGCTGGGAGGATCTGCTGGTGTTACCTGTGGATTGGCAGCAGGTGCCACAGGTGGCGGCGCTGCTGTACGAGCGCGGGCTATTGCAGCATTACGAAAACGGTCGTAGCTTGCTTCCTCTCTGATCAGGCGCTCCCGTAGTTCATTTACTCGCGCAATGACTGCAGGGTTTCTTGGACTGATAAGCTCAGTCCTGAACAGATTGTCCCGCGTCACAAAGACGTCATTACCCAGACGTGCCAAGGTATCTAGATCTGTTTGATTAGTAATGACCACGCCGCCAAGGAGAACCTGCAGCGGAGAGTCGCTGATGACGGCGTCGGCAGGTACTTGCGGATTGGTAGCAGGATTTACTGTAGGTGCCGCTGCCACCTGCGTCTGCGCAGGTGTAGTTGCAGCAGGTACTTGTGGATTGGCTGTCGGGCTAACTGCACTATTAGTAGCTGATGCATTTATAACAAAAACTGGAGTACCGTTATCAAGAAATTGAGTTAGTACAGCCCCGTCTTCTCTAACATCACCAATCTGGCGATTAAAGCTACCACCGTCATCCCTTAGTGGTAGTAGAGGGCGGCCAGGCGGCGGTGTCGGAGCAGCAGCAGGTGCCTGCGGATTGGCAGCAGGATTAACTGGGGCAGTATTGGATGATATTGGCGGAATAGGTTGTGTTGCTAACGGGGTTGGTGCTGGGCTGTTCGTTAGTTGACCTGCACCTGCATTGGCAATTTGCACAGCAAATTTTTGGTTTGCAGCAAGTGTAGCGTTATCTCTTGCTGCAAAGACAATCTGATTAAACTGGGCCTGAGTTACATTATCTGGTCCGCCAGCTGCTACAGCAGCTTCGTTAAAATATTTGTTAGCTAATGCATTTCGTCCTTGTGCTATATCTCCTTCGTATTCTCTAAATGCTGCAGCATTGTTTTTTCTGAATTCATCGCGATCAACCGGACCGATAATATCTCGCACCAGAGCCGGGACCTGTGGATTGGGTGGGTTAGCAACTGTAGTAGGTGGATTGGTGGCCATAAGTATCGTTATCCTATGTGTTATTTATCGAGATCAAAAACGGCTAAGTTTATAAAAATACCTGTTGTTTTTTGGCAACATTGTGTTATAATAAGTAATCCATTAGGAGAAGCAAGTTGTCATCAACAACTCCCATAACAACAATCGTAATTAAAAAACCCGGCAGAGTCAATTATCTCAACAACAGAGATTTGCTGAAACAGATTCACCTCAGCAAGAACACCTACTGCGCCTATCGTGACCCTGTAACAGATCATCAGTATGATATCATTTTGCCCAGCCTTGATCGAATCAATCAGCGCACTGTGGCTGAAGCCAGACGCAACCGTGCTGATCGTATCAAACGAGAAACAGGCGAAATTGTCAATGACAAGAAAATACCCAACACAGATCTAGTGTTTAGAATCACCTGCTGGGAACACATACCGTGGGCACCCAAAAAAGAACCCAAACCGGTGGGCAAAAAGAAACAACTCAAAGACATGCTGGAACTAGAAGATCCGGTAGAAGATCCCTTAGCCGATATTGTAGACGAAATTGTACTAGACCCCACTCATGTGCGTGTAAACTTTCCTCCGTTTTATCATTATCGTATTACAGAAGATAAAGACCCGTATCTTGTGGGTAAAAGCCATTGGCGCGGTGATTTAGAAACAGGCGAATACTGCCGCGACCACGGAGACATGACAGCCGAACTGGCCAGAATGTTTTTGAAACTATGTGAACGTTATGCCACACGTAGCAATTGGCGTGGCTACACTTACAACGAAGAAATGCGTGGTCAAGCCCTGTTACAGTTAAGTCAAATTGGTCTGCAGTTTGACGAAAGCAAAAGCCAGAACCCGTTTGCCTACTATACTGCTGCTATCACCAATTCGTTTACTCGTATCTTAAATATTGAAAAGAAAATGCAAAACATTCGTGATGATATACTAGAAATGAACGGGCTTAATCCTAGCTGGACTCGACAGAATTCAGGAAAACCGCATCAACAGCCGGGACCGGTCACTGTGCTTGATCCAGCTGATTTCCAAGCCCAAGAAGACGCTCGACAGCAATAAGCTCTAACTGCTTGACTATCAGGGTGTACAATTGTTACAATTGTACAATTCCTGGCATCCGTCATCAAGGACACAATGAGTAATCTATTTCGAAAAGTAGCAGTTTGCACCGACATACACTTTGGTCTCAAGAGCAACAGTCTACTGCACAATCAAGACTGCGAACAATTCATCGATTGGTTTATTGCCACTGCTCGAGCAAACGGTTGCGAAACTGGCATGTTTCTGGGCGACTGGCATCACCATCGAGCCAGTATCAATCTGCAGACCCTGAACTTCAGCTTGCGAGCTTTAGAAAAGCTGTCGGCTGCATTCGATCAATTTTATTTTATCCCGGGCAATCACGATCTCTACTACCGAGATCGGCGTGACATACACGGTGCCGAATGGGCTAGACACTTGCCCAATATACAAATTGTCAACGACTGGTTTCAATCGGGAGATGTTGTAATTGCTCCGTGGTTAGTGGGCGACGATTACAAGCGTATACCAAAATTATCATCCAAATATGTGTTTGGGCACTTTGAGTTGCCGCACTTCAAGATGAATGCCATGGTGGAAATGCCCGATCACGGCGAAGTCAAGGTTGACAGCTTCAGCGGCATTGAGTCTGTGTTCAGTGGACATTTTCATCTTCGCCAGCAAAAGAAAAACATCAACTATATCGGTAACTGTTTTCCCCACAACTTTGCCGACGCCGGCGATGATGCACGTGGCATGATGGTGCTGGACTGGGGTTCGGAGCCGGTTTATCATGCTTGGCCTGGACAACCGTTATATCGAGTGTACGGCTTGAGTCAGGTGATTGATAATGCAGACAATCTGTTATCACCTGGCATGCATGTGCGTGTTCAACTGGACATTGAGATCAGTTACGAAGAAGCTAATTTTATCAAGGAAACATTTGTCAAGGACTACCATCTGAGAGAAATGGCCCTGATACCCAGCAAGAGTGCTGCTGTTGACACCGACATGGCTCCAGGCGAGGTCAAATTTGAAAGCGTGGACCAAATTGTTACAGATCAGATCACTGCCATCGAAAGTGAGTTCTATGATCCTAAACTACTACTAAAAATATATCAAAACTTATGAACCTTGATACTTTTTGTGTTAATCCGTGGATTACATTACATGCTAAGTTCAACGAAGGAATGAATCCGTGTTGCTTGTTTAAAAATGTATTCAAATATAACACCGTTGATGAATATGTAAACAGCGAAGAGTTAAAGTCAATTAAGAAAAGTATTGTCGATGGGGAAAAAATACCCGAATGCAGTGTTTGTTGGAGGCAAGAGCAGAGTGGTCATGTCAGCAAACGACAACGCGACAATAAAACTTATGACAAAATTTTTAAAATTTTAAACAAAGATTTAATCAAGCCGGCTAATAAATTTGTCGAATATTATCTACGACTAGGAAATCATTGTAATCTTAGGTGTACCAGCTGCAACGATCAATATAGCACGGGTTGGGCAAGTGAAAATAAAAAATTTAATCTGCCGGTCATGCCTGCTGTGTTGCTGTCAGAGGACTCCGATGTCTGGCAGAATCTCAGAGATCATGCCAGTACAGTAGGTGCAATTGAATTCATTGGCGGCGAACCTTTTATGATGTGCATAGATCAGCAAGCCGAGTTATTAGAATGGTTGGTTGACAACAACCATGCACAACATATTAGAATCAAGTACAACACAAACGGAACACGATTACCAACCGAACAGCTATTGTTTTGGCACAAATTTAAAGCTGTCGAATTAAACATCAGCGTCGACGGTGTTGGTAAACAATTTGAATATCTAAGATTTCCTGCCAAGTGGGATGAGTTAAATTCAAATGTTAGATTTTATCAAAATCTAAGAAACAGTGTGCCTAATTTAGAATTGACAATCATCACTACAGTTAGTATACTAAACATTGGGTACATAGAAGAAATTTTAGATTATTGTCAATCTTATGATTTAAAATTATTTTTTAACATGCTCGATCAACCTGCTGTTCTAAACTTGTACAATTTTGATGCCAGCGTTAAATCTTGGATTTTAAGCAGAATACAGCACATAAATCATCCGGTTATTAAAAACATTGTTGAGAATTTGAATCAGCGAGTATCAACAGTCAATGGTCGATCACTATTGAATTTTCTCGGGCCCTTGGATGAGAGAAGAAATTTAAATATGTCTGACACGTTTCCTGAATTAATAAAATTTTTACATGATAACTCGAATTAAAAATTTAACTATACATAAGTCTTCTGAATTGATGCAGTTAAAAACATGTTGCATCAACATTACAAAATAGCCTTAGAAAAAGACCATGATCAAAATTAAAAATTTAACTGTTAAGAATTTTATGAGTGTAGGTAATGCTACACAAGGCGTTAACTTTGATCGGCGCGATCTTACTCTGGTGTTAGGTGAAAATCTAGATCTTGGTGGCGACGGTAGTAGAAACGGCACCGGCAAGACCACAATCATCAATGCTTTAAGTTATGCCTTGTATGGCACTGCCCTTAGTAACATTCGCAAAGACAACTTAGTCAACAAGACCAACGGCAAGAACATGCTGGTCAGTTTGGACTTTGCAGTCAGAGGCCAGGAGTATCGAATCGAACGCGGTCGTAAACCCAATGTATTGAAGTTCTATGTGGATCATAAAGAGCAAGCGATCACCGATAACTCACAGGGCGACAGTCGAGAAACACAAGATGCTATCGAACACACACTGGGTCTTAGCCACGACATGTTCAAGCACATCCTGGCTCTCAACACTTATACAGAACCGTTTCTCAGTTTAAAAGCCAACGAACAACGTACTCTAATTGAGCAACTGCTGGGCATTACCTTGTTAAGCGAACGTGCTGATCGTATCAAGGAACTAAACAAAGCCACCAAGGACGGAATCCAGCAAGAAGAATTTCGTATACGTGCTGTACAAGAAGCCAACAAGCGCATCGAAGAACAGATCGAAAGCTTGTACAAGCGGCAGCGTATGTGGACTGCTAAACGCAACGAAGATGTTGAAAAACTGAACTTGGGCATTTCTAGTTTAGAGCACATCGACATTGACGCCGAAGTTGCAGCACACCGCGATCTAGAACAATTTCATGCCAAGAAAAAATCTATCGATGAACACTCTCGCTGGATCAGAAGTATACAAAGCGACGATGCCAAGTTGGAAAAGTTGGTTGCCAAACTCAAAGCAGAGATTGCTGCGCTAGATGCCCATCGTTGCTATGCGTGTGGACAAGACATTCACGACCACAAGCAAGACGAAATTCGCAACAGCAAGCAGGCTTCGTTGCAAGAAACTGCCTTGCAATTGCTGGCCAATAATACACAACAGATGGAGCACGAAAACGAACTGGAAGATCTTGGTGAACTAGGAACAGCACCACGTGTGTTTTATGACACATTGGAAGATGCACTCAACCATCGCAACAGCTTGGAAAGTTTGAAAAAAGAACTGGCCACTAGAAGTCAAGATTCAGATCCCTATGCCGAACAGATCCAAGACATGCAGCAACAGGCCCTGCAGGAAGTCAGCTACGATCACATGAACGACTTGACAAGGCTGCAAGAACATCAAGAGTTCCTGCTCAAATTATTGACCAGCAAGGATTCTTTTATACGTAAAAAAATCATTGAACAAAATCTCAGTTATCTCAACTCAAGACTCACACACTATCTGGATCGCATCGGCTTGCCGCATACAGTGGTATTTCAAAACGATCTTACAGTCAGCATCGAAGAGCTGGGCAGAGAACTGGATTTTGATAATCTCAGCCGAGGCGAACGCAATCGCCTGATCTTGAGCATGAGCTGGGCATTCAGAGATGTGTTTGAAAGTCTATATCAACCTATCAACTTGTTGTTTATTGACGAAATGATCGACAACGGACTAGACACACAAGGTGTCGAAAACAGTTTAGGCTTGTTAAAACAAATGAGCAGAGAACGCCACAAGAGTATTTGGCTAGTCAGTCACAGAGACGAATTGGCTGGACGTGTGGAGAATATTTTAAAAGTCATTAAAGAAAATGGATTTACCAGTTACAACACCGATATCGATGTTGCGTGACATAAGAGTCTTGCATGTAGAGCCAACAGATGTTTGTCAAGCATCGTGCCCTTTGTGCAGTCGTGTTACTGACCCGGCGTTTGATGCTAGTGATCAACGTCATTTAACTGTAGAACAATTATCTACTGCGATCGATCCTGCTGTCTTGTTGAATCTCGACAAGATGTTTACATGTGGTAACTACGGAGATCCTGCTGCAGGACAACACACACTGGAGTTGTATCGTTACCTACGTTCTATCAATCCTGCCGTTACTCTGGGCATGAACACCAATGGCGGTCTTCGCAATCGAGATTGGTGGCAAGAATTGGCCGTCATACTCAACCAATCGCGTGACTATGTTGTGTTCAGCATCGACGGATTAGCCGATACTAATCACATTTACCGTCGTGGCGTTGTCTGGGACAAAGTTGTGGAAAATGCACAGACATTCATCGACGCCGGAGGTTCTGCGCATTGGGATATGTTGGTATATCAGCACAATCAACATCAAGTAGATCAAGCACAAAAATTGGCCAAGGAAATGGGATTCAGTTGGTTTCGTGCCAAAATATCCAAAAGACCGTTGGCTAACGGATTAGCACTGCCAGATCAATGGCAATCAGTCGACCAGTTATCTGGAACTATAAAGTGTCATGCTCTAACAGAACGCAGCATTTATATAGATGCCAGAGGAGTAGTTAATCCTTGTTGCTGGTTAGGCAATACAAAAATACACACGGAATTAGATTTTAATGACATACAAAAATCGTGGCAATCAGTGCCTCATCCAGTGTGTCAATCTGCATGTTCTAGTAGGAACAACTCAACAAACTTTTCTAATCAATGGCAAAAGGAAGTGCAACTATGCTAGCATGGGATCACTGGCATATTGAGGCCAGTAGTATTTGTGCATTGAAATGTCCGCGATGTCCCAGAGCAGAAGCAGCAGAATCTTTGTTGAATCAACAGTTATCATTGGAATTCTTCAAAACACAAATTGGCAGTGAAACTATAAAACAAATTCGGAAAATAACATTTTGCGGTAATGACGGCGATCCTGTATACTGTAAAGACTTTGTAGATATATGCCAGTGGATTAAAGAAATTAATCCTGCTATGAACTTAGTTATTGTAACTAACGGAAGTTACAAATCCGCAGAATGGTGGACTAAGTTAGCTGGTGTGTTAAATGAGCGTGACGAGATTAACTGGAGTATCGATGGTTGGGATCAACTCAGTAACGAAAAGTATCGAATTAATTCTGATTGGCTCAGTATCGAGCAAGGCATAAAGACTTTCTTTGCTCACAACTGTAGCACTTATCGAACTTGGGCTTCTATAGCATTTAGATTCAATCAGAATCAAATTCTTCATCAACAGCAGGTTGCCGGTGATCTTGGATTTGATTTGTATCAGCTGACAAAAAGCACTAAGTTCGGCAGTAAATACCCAGTTGCCTATGGCAGCAATGATTTGCTGGAACCCACTGATGCTTCCTTGGTAGCAGCAGGACACAGATTTGAACGTCAATTAATATCCTTGAGCAGCAAAATACGTCCTGGAAAAGAACTAAAAGTATTATTTTTACAGAGAGCAACACAATTACAACAGGCAGCACAGTTTTCAGGCATTTGTTTGATAGGAAATAAAGGAGTATTTTTAAACAGTCGCGGCGAGTTTTTTCCTTGCTGCTGGACTGCTAACAGATACGAACATAACAGCAACTGGTTACAACAAGCAAAAGAAAAATTCAATCTCAATACAAAAACATTTTCTGAAATTATCAATGACTCTTTTTGGACTACAGAATTTTTAAAATTTGACAGCATGGAGTGTACTACTAAATGCACAGCATCACGTTTATCTGACTTGGATCACACAACCGAGTGGTAATTTTATTTGGACAATAGATGTATTGCATAACTATACGCATGACATGGTACCACAATGGACAAGAAGTAGTCGAACTGCCCGAGGATTGCGTTGGATTTGTTTATCTTATTACCAATGTTGTTACCGGGCGCATGTATGTGGGGAAAAAATTAGCAAAGTTTTCAAAAACAACTTATAAAACTGTAAAACTCAAGAATGGCAACAAGAAGCGTAAAAAAATTCGAAGTAAAATAGATTCTGACTGGCAACAATACTACGGCAGCTCCCCAAATCTCACAGAAGATATCACACAGCAAGGCACAGACAATTTCCGACGCGAAATATTATACTACTGTCGATCACGATCCGAATGCTCGTACATAGAAGCCAGAGAACAGTTCTCCAGGCGGGTACTGGAATCAGATGACTACTACAATGGTCACATTCAAGTGCGTGTGCATGGATCACACATAAAAAACAAACTTTAACAGGCAACGTACGGCAGTAACGACTAGCACCGGTCTACATCGGGTGCCCTAGACCTGGACGCGAGTCGCAGGGATGGAAGTCTTCTCGCTGCAAGAAGCACTCAATCACTATCCTTAACAGGACGACGATCGCTTTGTAAGACCTGCGATTTGATTGTTTGAAGATGAAAACAGGCAAAAAGAGGGGAGAAAAACCCCGGGTTTGTGCGCACGACTGCGTGTGTGGCACAGACTACCGTTGTATATTAAGACGGAGCGAACAGGTACCGGACAACCGCCTGTGCGATGTAGAAGTTTTACATCATAGTTCTAACGCTAGTGTGGCTGGGCTACTCAGATGAGGTACCAGTTTTTTCTTAACCCTTTGGTGGGTTAAGTGTGGCCAGTTAATCTAGATGAGATACTAGCACTTCACTTCGTTTCGTTTGTAAAACAATTAAAATAAAAACATGTTACGAGCGAAAGCGAAGTAACAGATGTTCGCAGAACATCTTATAATGTATCAGGCCAATCACGAAACAGTGCATGTTGAATATCACCTGCAACAAACTGATTGAATGATTGATGTTTCTGTTCCAATTCGCCTTCCAATGGAGCTACCCGAGCAAAAGCAGCATCCATCTGTGCCATGTTAACAAACTCCATCATGATGTGCCATTCGGGCATGTCAGCGATTGATCTGAATCCCATCTTGCATCGGGTTATTCTAAACGATTCCATTTTCTTTTCGTCGACTAGGTGCTGCAAGAATCTGCGCATATTGGTTACCCAATCTATGTCTGTAATGTCGCCTGCTTTGTTTGCCCAAATATGATATATGTCTGCCATTGTTTTCCTCTAAGGGTGTGGTCCTAATATTTCAAAGCCGTCGAAGCTTTGTTTGTACAAGTGTACTTGATCCAAATACAGGTATTTGAAACCGCGCTGCTGATATATTGCGCATTCTGTACGCAAACTTTCTATGCCCAGGCGTGTTTTGGGATTGCGATATGTCCAGGCAAATTGACTGGCCAGCACATTGTGATCGTCATAGCGTTTCATCAAACTAAATGCAACCAACTCACCGGCATCTCTGTAGCCAATGATGTCTGTGGTGGGATCCAGATACTGGCTATCAAAAATTGGCATTACACTGGCAAAGTGCTTGTAGATACAGTAGGTTCTGTAGATATTGTTTAACTGTGTAATGTCTGGCTCGGTGATGTAGTACCAGTCTGTTGTGGGTCGATACTGTGTTTCTTCCAGCCGTATTCTGGCAAATTGATAACTCACGATCTGGGATCCTCTCTGCCAGAAAACAGCACCGTCAAGTACTGGTCAGGCCATGAATCATAAAAGCCGCGATCAGCCAGCATGCGAGCATGTGAATTCAGTTTGTTTAGGTCCTGTAAGAAACAAATAGCCCAGGTACCCTGATTCATTACAACACCGTTGACTGTTTCTACATCGCCGGGATGATCAGCCAAGGCAAACATACCGCGACTTTGCAAGTGCCATACATTTAAATTATCAACCATTTGGTTGAATTCCGCAGCTGAAAAACGATCAGCTGCGTACACATAAGCAATAACATCATAGTTTTCCATATGCTGAAACGCACCATCTGATATGGGATTGATTTGCCCGGGTCTGATGTCAAATTGATTTTCTACTCTGGCCCGTCTGGCATACGGACACGGTGCCCACCCGTTCAATAATGAATTAGGCTTTTCTACAAAATCAATAACCCACTGAGTGATGTCTTGTTTGGCTTGTTCAAAGTTCATGTTTACTTTTGTTCTCGTAATGCCGCATACTTGGCTTTTCTACCTTCTGAAATAGCTTTTCGGTGTGCATCAGATTTTGGCTTACGCATTTTTTGTTTAGTTTCTTCTGACCTAGGACCGTTAGACTTGCCTGTAAAGTGTTCTGATAATTTTTTCTTATGCTCGTCTGACTTTGTTTTACCTTTTAATGAATCAGATATCTTTTTTGATATTTCGTATTTTTTCTCGTCTGTATATTCTGTTGGTTTTCTACCCTTTTGTGCTTGGCTCATTCGAAGTTTTTGATCAACTGTACGCTTTTTACCTGTATTTTTTGCTACTCTTTTTTCTATAGTTTCGGTAGTAGCTATTCTTCCAGATACACCTTCACCGCCATCAGTTAGATTTCTAAGTATACCAGTTCCTAAGTCTTTTCTTCCGTGGCATGCAATAAGCTCAATTTCTAACCTAAATGCATCCTCTTCAGATAGATTTTTTTTAATCAGTTGTATTCTATTATTATCAGCAGGCTTGGGTGTGGTTCTATTATTGATATAGGCCCTATTACCTTTTCCTTTGCCGATGTAATACGGAGTTCCGTCTTCCCTAAGATATTGATAAACATAATAATTATTCATAAATTTATTTATGTGGTTTACCTTTTTTCTAAAAAAAAGGTAATCCCGACTTCTTAGTAGTCTCTAAATTCTCTTTGACAATGTTGTTGACAATTTCTCGTTCGCGACTACTCATGTTCATTCCTTCAGAGTAGGACAGACCACCGCGCATGTACCAACACAATTTTAATACTTCGCTGCGTATGCTCATGGCCTCCTTTTCCATGCCGTCGATCAGTTTGACAATTTGCTCTGTGTCTAATGTCAGGAGGCGGCTACGAAAAAATTAGACATGTCCAAGGTAAAAATCTGGCGATACTGATGTGTACACGACGGACACGTGATATCCAACGGCTGTATCTCGCTGGATTCCCTCAGTTTGATCACAAAATCTCGTATGCTGTTGAAAACAACACGGTCGCAATTGACAATAAATTCTTCAATGTGTTCTTGTTCTGTAACAATGGCAGCAGGGGTTCTGATTTCGGTAATGCTTTGGCTTATGGCCTTGACAGTGACTTCCACCAAGGTTTTCATCATGGCGTTCATTTTCTCAATCTTGTCTTTTTCTGCAAGTTCGGTACTTTCGTTTACCATCTGCAGTGTCTTTTGCTGCTCAAACTGTTGCAAGCTGTTGTCAACCATTTCGCGATAATTAAGCGGCCTAAAATGAAATGTAAGATCACCTTGGGTCAACGGTTTATTATAGTCACTAGACTTCAGCCTGTCGACAACACCGCGCAAATCTAATCCAAAATCATGTTCTTCGCCGCAGGCTGGACATGTAGAACCAATATCCATGTCGTGACCGTAACTGGCGATACGAATAGCTATCAGCAACACATCGACATCGGGCGCAGGAACAGCCCATGCCTGTTTGATATTTGGAACACAACTTTTGATAACTCCCACCACTGCTTCCCCGTTGAACAAGGCATCTGGTGTGCGATAACTGATTTCGTCGATGGCAGTCATGGGCAACACAGGTATTTCGCCGTTAACCGGGTAATCGAGCGACCCGGGTAGCCAGTGTTGGCCTTGACTGGGCAATCGAATATAAATTGCCGGTTGGCGAAAAAATTTCGATAAGGGATTTGAATTCATAGCGATCCTTTGAGCAACGCAGTTACTCGTTGTTTGATAAATTCAGGCTGTAGGCCTGTGTATATTGGTTAGCACAATTGCTGCAGGTCACTGCAGCAGGTTTGAGTTCTGCTGGGGCACGGCGAGCAATAATGTTGTTTTGCAGTTGCATGTAAACCGTACGATCGCAGTTGCGTAACCATTCTGCTATGTGTTCTGGATCGCGAACTTCGGCCTCAGGAGTTTGCACCGAGTGTATGTTTTTTGTCAGCACCTGGGTGGACAACGATCTAACTTTGGTCAACAGTTCGTCGATTTTTTCTGCTTGATTGACAGGATCGGCGTTGTCTTGTAGCAGGCGTTCGGCATCTATATCGCTAAATTGATTTTGATTTATGTCAGTTATTTCGCGATAAGTGATAGGCTTAAAAAATACTTTAAGATCAGCAATTTGTTCGGGTATATCGTAGTCAACTGACGAAATCTGGTTAATAGCATCTGATAAATTAACAGATATTTTTTCTTCGTGCTGACAAGCAAGGCATTGTGCAGCCACAGACAGTTCTGGACCGTGTGTGGCTATCTTGATTGCAGTCAACAGTTTGTCGATGTCAATGACTGGTACTGCCCAGGCATCTTTGATGTCGGGAACACAACTTTCAATCACAGATACAACAGCAGTACCGGTAGCTTGTCCAACGTCTGACATAAACACCAACTCATCCTGCCTGGTCATGGCCAACACAGGATACTGATTATTTTCCGACGGATTGATGGCATTTTTGGAATAGAACTTTCCGCCGCTGGGCAACGACACCTGCAGCACAGAATGTCTAAAGTATTGGTTTAACGGGTTTGGAGTCATGGTTTGTTTGCCAGGTAAATATATCTGTATACTTATAGGCTAAAACGGTGGACGAACAAAAAATCAATGACCTAATTTACGAGATTCAAATTCTTGTCAGTACTCTCAGTAAAGGCAGCACAGCCACTAGCAGTAGCACCACCACCACCAGCAACAAAGGGATGACCGACAAGAGTGCTACTCAATTGATTGCGGCGCTGGGAGTCTTGGCTTCTAAATTAGGCGGTGCTGCTCGTAATCGCAAAGAAGAAATTCGAGCAGCTAACGATTTTGCCAACAGTGTAACAGTTGCTGCCAATCGCGCAGAAAAAGCAGCAGAAAAGCAAGCAAAAAAATCAGAAGATTTTGCCAACGCTGCTGCTGCAAATGCAGAGCAGCTTAGACGTGCTAGTTTGTCTGCAAAACAAATAGCACAAGACCAAGCCAATGCTAATAAACAATCAATAGTAGAAGCAAATAGATTAAAAAACGCAACCGACAATCTCAAACGGGGCATGGACGACGCCTATAAATCCATTGCTAGTTTAGTAGCAAACACTCAAGCATCTACTCATGACTATGCATCTGCTATGTCAAGCGCAGCTACACCAGTATTAAAATTTGCTTCTCTAATGGGTGGCCCAGTTACCAAAGGCTTGAGTTTTTTTGGCCAAGCATTAATTCAATGGGGAGTAGCAGCAGCCAAGCAAGCTGATCAACAATTTAAGGCATTTGATCGATTAGCTAAAGTTGGCGGTAGCAGTATTGGGAGTCTCCGAGAGCTATACGAGCTGACTAAATCTTTTAACTACACATCAAACGAATTAGATAAACTTGGTGATGTTTTAGTTGCAAATAGTGACAACATTGCATTGCTTGGCAAAGGATTCACTGATGGCAGCAAAGGCATTGGCAAAGTTATGTCCCAGTTTAGTGCTGGCGCAGATTCTTTTAGAGAACAATTTCGTGCGCTAGGCATGGCCTATGAATCACAAAACGAAGCTTTGATGGGATATGCTGCCAACGAAGCCAGGCTGGGCCGAGCACGTCAATTACAAGATAAAAATGCTGGTGCAACATTTGCTGAATATTTAAAAAATGTTGAAGCTATTACCAGGCTAACTGGTGCCGATCGTGCAAAACAAGAAGCTGCGCAGGCTAAAACACTAGCTAAAGAGCAGTTCAGAGTCAGATTAGAACAAGCCAAGGCCCCAGGCGGCGATCCAAAAGAACTTGCAAGATTAACTAAAATCCAAGAAGCAATTACATTGGCTAGCGCATCTGGTGCAGAAGACGTGGCAGATCAGCTTCGTGCCTTAGCCGGCGGATTTATAGGAGCCAAAGGCGGCGAAGGTATTACACAACTGCTGGGCGGCGAAGCGTCGGCAATGCTGGACAGTTTAGACGAAAACACAGACGCTTTGGCGTTTGTTAAAAACTTGCTTGCAAAAACTACTCAAGCTCAAATTGGTGCTTTTGGAACACTAGGGCGTGTCGGCGGGCTGGAATCCCAGACTGGTATTGGTGTAGGACAAACAGCTGACGCAGCCGCACGCCTCGGCGACGAAAAGACTCTTGCAGCAATAAGAGCAAAAATTGAAGAACAACTCAGGTCACCTGATCCCATACTCAGAACAAAAGCTGAGACAGACAAAGCTACTTTAGAAAAAGGTCAGAATCTTCAAGATTTTATTCAAGTAGCAATTCCTGCTGCAACCACGGCTACTAATATATTTGCTCGGGCATTATCAAACGCAACTGAATTTCTTGCAACTAAAAAAGATTCAGCACTAACAAAATCGTCCGACGATGCCAACTATAAAGCCATGGGATTAATAGACAAGAGTTTTTCTCTTGTGGCACGCGGCTTAGAAAATGTTGCTGATATAGTTGGGTTAGACTATGTGGCTAGTCAAGCCCGGGGTAACCGTATTGAAAACGAAGGAAGATATTTTAAAGATTTAGTTTCAAGAAAATCTAAAGCTGCCCAAGAAGCAGGAGTTGAATCTGGGCTAACTCAAGAGCAAATTGCAGCAGCCGCAGCTCGATCAGTAATAGAAAACGCACCAAAATACGCCACTGGCGGTATTGCTTCGGGCCCTGGTAGTGGACACTTGGCCATGCTGCACGGTACAGAAGCTGTTATACCTTTAGCCGGTGGTGGCATACCCGTAAAATTGTCCGGTGGCGGTGGTATAGAGTCAGGCCCGGTGTTCAATCCACAAACAGAAACCAATTTCTTATTGGAAAAAAACAACGAAGAACTGGTCAAGGCCAACGTGACGCTGAGTCAAATGCTGGAAGCTATAACTGGCGGCGCTACAGTAACCGGAGGCGGCGGCGGTGGTGGTGGAACCTCCGAAAAAGTTGCTCAAGAAGCATTAGCCGAACATGATCATGCACACCCGCATGAACCTGCTGCTGCTGCAGATCCTGAACTGGCTAAACAGATTGGCAAGATTGTAATGCCACTGGAAAAGATGAATGTAACCAGCGGCTTTGGTAATCGCACAATGGATGGCAAAGTGCAAGGACACGGTGCCATCGATCTAGCAGGCAAAATTGGTGACAAGGTCATGGCACCAATATCGGGCATAGCCAGAGTATTGAGCGAAAAAGAATCTGGTGGCTACGGCAACATGGTTGAAGTCACTGATGAGAAAACAGGTGTCAAGCACATGCTGGCTCACCTGGACAAGAGCATGGTCAAGACTGGTGAAGTGATCAAGGCTGGCCAACAGATCGGCACCTTGGGCAACACAGGCAAAAGCACAGGGGCTCACCTGCATCACGAAATGCGGGATAAATTTGGCAAAAAAATAGATCCTACCCAGTTTTATTCAGGTCCTGGATTTGGATCAACAGCAGGCGGAGCTGCTACTGGAAACCCCAACATTGCCAGACAAGGTCGAAGAGCAGGAGCAACTCAGTACCCTGCTGCACCTGATATGATGTCAGGCGAACTTGGCAAAATGTCTGAGAAATACGAAACCGGCGGTCGCGGAAGTGGAACAGTAGGTTGGGACAAAGTAGGCGGCACCAGCTACGGAAAATATCAAATAGCATCCAAAGTGGGTGCCATGAAAGACTTTCTCAAGTTTGCAGAACAGTCAGGTCGCGGCGATGTTGCTAAGAAATTACGAGATGCAGGCGCAGAATCCGATACAGGCGGAACCAGTGGTAAATCAGTGGACGTTTGGAAACAAATGGCTGCCAGCGGCGAACTAGGTGATCTAGAATCTCAGTTTATTAAACAAAAAAGTTTTGATCCAGCAATGGCTGGTCTCAAAGACAATGACCTCAGAAAGAGAATTGAAGGCAACAAAGCCCTTAAAGAAATGATGTTTAGCACCAGTGTGCAGCACGGCGGTGGCGGTGCTGCTGGCATCATGAACAAAGTCTACAAAAAAGGCATGAGTGACGAAGACCTCATCAAGGCAACTTATGCAGAACGTGGCACCAGATTTGGCGGCAGCACCGCCGAAGTACAAAAAAGTGTTAAAAATAGATTTGTAAGCGAAGAAAAAGATGTAATGGCCATGTTGGGCATGCCAGCCGGTAACGGTGTTCCGGGGGCAGCCCCAGGCGCACCAATGGTTGCAGGTGCACAATCTGGTCCTAGAACCACAGGTTCCTTGAGATCAGCCCTGGGATTACCCGAAGGTAGCGCAGGTGCAGGTGCAGGTACAGGTGGATTGATGGGCATGTTGGGCGGCATGTTGGGTCTGGGAGGATCAACTACAGGACAAGCTGGAATCACGGCCGGTGGAGCTCCTGGCGCAATTGGATCTGATATCTCGGCTATCACACAGGCTATGGAAGCACAAACAGCAGCAACACAAACAGCTATTACGTCAGGCATGGAAAATCTCACAACACAATTGGTAGATAAACTGGGAGGTGCCGGTGGCACCAATGATCCTGCAGTGCCAACCTTGTTGGGAGAAATATTGGCTGCACAACGCGATCAAACCACAGCTATCAACAAACTAATTCAAGTTAGTACTGCGTAATGAATAAGTATATAATTGTAAATTACGGATTAATAAATGGCAGACTCGCAAAAAAACAGTAAAGGCGGCTGGCGCAAGTACTTCAAAGTAGCCAACGTAGGCGGAGAACTCAGTCCTCTCAGCGGCAAAGGTTCTGATGGCTTGCCTGGATACGGGCGTCAAGATGGACGTGATCCCTTGCGCGGCCATGCTGATGTGGTTTATCGCAACTATGCAAGTCGTTTGCCCGAAGTGTATTCTGGTCACCCAAATCGTATCGAACGTTATAATCAATACGAAAACATGGACAGTGACAGTGAAATCAATGCTTGTCTGGACATTTTGGCAGAGTTTTGTACTCAAACCACCAACGGCGAAGCAGTACCGTTTCAAGTAAACTATTCTGACAAGCCCACAGCCCACGAAATTGAAATTATTAAAAAACAATTGCAGCAATGGGTCAAGTTGAATAAACTGGATCAACGCCTGTTTCGTATTTTCCGCAACACACTCAAGTACGGAGATCAAGTGTTTGTGCGTGATCCTGAAACATTTGAAATGTACTGGGTTGACATGACCAAAGTTGCTCGAGTGATCGTAAACGAAAGCGAAGGCAAACAGCCTGAGCAGTATGTGATTCGTGACATCAATCCCAACTTTCAAAATTTAAGCATTGCTGTAAAAACTACCACTGATTTTCAATCTACACCACCGTCGGGTGCGTATGTAGCACCTTTCAACTATACAGCACCCAACGCCGGTGCTGGCGGCCAAGGCAGCGGCGGCAGTAGATTTTCAGCAGCCATGAACGAAACTGTAGTAGATGCTAAACACGTGATTCATCTAGGACTAAGCGAAGGTTTAGACTTTTACTGGCCGTTTAGTATGAGTGTGTTGGAAACAATTTACCGAGTGTTCAAGCAGAAAGAACTGCTGGAAGATGCAGTGTTGATTTATCGTGTGAGTCGTGCACCTGAACGTAGAATTTTTAAAATTGACGTAGGCAACATGCCCAGTCACATGGCTATGGCCTTTGTGGAACGTGTCAAAAACGAAATACATCAGCGCAGAATTCCCAGTCACACCGGTGGCAGCAGCGGTCAAAACATTATGGACAGCAGCTATAATCCACTCAGCATCAACGAAGACTATTACTTTCCACAAACTGCAGATGGCCGAGGTAGCAGTGTTGAAACCTTGCCAGGCGGTAGTAATCTAGGCGAGATTGATGACTTAAAGTATTTCAACAACAAGATGTGCCGTGGTTTGCGTGTGCCCAGTAGTTATTTGCCAACTGGGCCTGACGATTCAGATCGCCCTATGAATGACGGACGAGTAGGAACTGCATTAATTCAAGAGTATCGTTTTAATCAGTATTGCGAACGTTTACAACGACTAATCATCAACAAACTAGATGACGAATTCAAGATGTTTATGCGCTGGAGAGGCTTTAACATAGACAGCAGTCTGTTTAGCATTGCATTTAATCCACCGCAGAACTTTGCCAGCTATAGAGAAGCAGAACTGGACACCACCCGTGTTTCTACGTTCCAAGCTCTAGAGCAAATTCCTTATATGAGCAAGCGTTTCTTGCTCAAACGTTACTTAGGGTTAACCGAAGAAGAAATTCAGGAAAACGAAACGTTATGGAATGAAGAAAGAACAGATGCTGAGTTGCCACCCACTAGTGGTCAGGATCTGCGTGGTGTTGGAGTGACCCCAGCTGACTTCGAGGCTGATATTACCACCGGTGAAGAAATGAATACCATGGGTGCTCCAGGATCAGAAGCAACTGGTGGTGCTCCTGCACCAGGAAGTCAGCCAGGAGCAGCAGTGGCTCCCGGTGCAACAACTCCAGCTCCGGGCTAAATATCATTATGATACTGACAGAATTATATCAACGCTCGCCTGAAGCTTACCAAGACGTAGCACAAGACAACACTCAGCCCAGTCTGGGTGCATTGCGCAAGACCAAGCTGACTCTGCGTCAAATCAACAAGCTGCGTAGAATGAACGACGTTAGGTCGTACGAATTCAAAGAAAAATTAAAAAAAGTCAAACAGCAGTATGCGCCTCCGGCACAGCCCATGGTCTAGCAATTTTTTAAAATACTAAGAAACATTATAAAAAGGCATAAAATATACCTGTTATCTGGTATGTTTATGCCTTTTGGTGTAAATATACAACAGAGCCATTACATCGGAGGTCCTCATGAATAAGTTTGAACAACTCATTGAATACGTAATCAATGACGACGAAGCCAAAGCACGTGAACTGTTTCACGACATCGTAGTTGAAAAAAGTCGTGCCATCTACGAAGAAATGATGCAGGAAGAAGAAGAACAAATTGAAGAAGACATGGACGAAGAACTCGACGAAGAAGTTGAGGAAGTTGAAGAAGGCATGGGCGGCGATCAAGCCGGCGACCTGATTGACGATATCGAAGTAGAAGAAGAAGGCATTTCCATGGAAGGCGATGACGACATGGACAGCGAAGACCACCACGATGACATGGGTGGCGACGAAGAATTAGAAGATCGTGTGGTTGATCTGGAAGACAAACTGGACGAACTCATGGCTGAATTTGAATCTCTCATGGGCGGTGATGACATGGGCGGTGACGAAGAAATGGACGTTGAAGTCAGCGATGAATTTGACACTCCCGACATGGACAGCGAAGAAGTTGTTGACGACGAACTCGAAACAGAAGGCATGTACGAAAACGTCAGTTTGAAGGCTGTATCAAAGCCAACACACGGCGACAACGGTGCCAATACAAAAAGCCCAGTAGCTGCTAACAGCGGTGCTAAGGGCATGGCTGCCAAGCCAGTTCGCGCAGGCGGCGACGGCGGCAACGGACGTCCTGCTCCTACAGCCAAAGACATGGGCAGTACAACACAGCCCAACGTAAAACCTGCTCCCAAGCCACACCTGGCTCAGGCCGCAGGTGTCAATACTAAATCTGTAACCAACTAAGGAACCAGGTAAATGGCTCTTTACCTTAGAGAAAACTTGACTTTCGACGCTGCCCGCATGGTTGTGGAAGGCGCCGAAGGCAAGGATCTTTACATGAAAGGTATTTGCATTCAAGGTGGTGTCAAAAACGCCAATGAGCGTGTGTACCCAGTGAGCGAAATTGAGCGAGCTGTTGGTACCCTTATGGAACAGATCAAGGCTGGCAGTTCAGTTCTAGGCGAACTGGATCACCCAGATGATTTAAAAATTAACTTGGACCGCGTTTGTATCAACATGATAGAAATGTGGATGGACGGGCCCAACGGTTTTGGCAAAATGAAAATATTGCCAACACCCATGGGAAATCTCGTCCGCACACTGCTGGAAAGCGGTGTGAAATTGGGAGTTTCGAGCCGAGGTAGCGGTAACGTTAACGAAGCGAACGGACATGTCAGTGACTTTGAAATAGTCACTGTGGATGTGGTTGCCCAACCATCAGCGCCTAATGCTTATCCAAAAGCCATCTACGAAGGCTTGTTGAATATGCGCCACGGGCATCGCCTGCTAGAAATGTCACGCGAAGCTGGGTCGGACAACAAGGTACAGAGATTTTTGAAAGAGGAATTAAAACGCCTTATCAAAGATCTCAAAATCTAGGAGAAATAGATGTTTGATGCTATTAAACCACTGCTAGATAGCGGACTCATTAACGAGGACGTGGGACAAGAACTCAACGAAGCTTGGGAATCTAAACTCACAGAAGCTCGCGAACAGTTACGTGCAGAACTCCGCGAAGAGTTTGCACAACGCTACGAGCATGACAAGACAGTAATGGTTGAAGCCCTAGATCGCATGGTAACAGAAGGTCTTGCACAAGAGATCCAAGGCATTGCTGCTGAAAAGCAACAACTAGCCGAAGATCGTGTCAAGTTCCAAGCCAAAATGAAAGAAAGTTCTGTAAAGTTCAACGACTTTATGGTTTCCAAATTGGCTGAAGAAATTGGCGAACTGCGCAAAGACCGCCGTGTTCACACCGAAGGTTTCCAGAAATTGGAACGCTTTGTTGTTGAAGCACTGGCCCAAGAAATCATGGAATTCCAACAAGACAAGCGTGATGTCGTAGAGACAAAAGTGCGTCTGGTTCGTGAAGCCCGTGGTAAATTGGAAGCTCTCAAGGCTAGATTCGTTACAGAATCTGCTGCCAAAATGAGCCGCGCTGTTGCTGGGCATCTTAAAGCTGAAATGAGTCAGTTGCACGAAGACATCAAGGTTGCTCGCGAGAACAATTTTGGACGTCGTATTTTTGAAGCGTATGCTGCAGAGTTTGGTTCAACATATCTCAACGAGAATGCTGAAATTCGAAAACTCAGCCGTGTAGTTGCTCACAAAAATCAGCAACTGGAAGAAGCAACACGAGTCGTCGAGGCAAAACAACGCCTGGTCGATTCCAAAGAGAAAGAAATTCGTATTATCAAGGAATCCACACAGCGCGAAAGCACCATGGAAGAATTGCTTGCACCTCTCAACGAAGAGAAGCAGGAAGTAATGCGCAATTTGTTAGAAAGCGTTCAAACAAGTCGTTTGAAAGGCGCTTTCGAGAAGTATCTACCAGCTGTGCTGAACGATGCAAGCAGCAAGAACCGCAAGGTCATTGCTGAAAGTGTTCGCGAAGTAACTGGTGATAAAACCGTCAAGGCCGCAAAAGAAGAAGACCGTTCCAACGTGATCGACATCAAGCGCCTGGCAGGTCTTTAATTAGAGGAGACTTAAATGTCACAAGAACTGTTAGAAAGCCGTTGGGACGAGACCAAAGAAGCCCTTATGGAAGGCCTCAAAGGTAGCCGTCGTAACACAATGGGCGTTATCTTAGAAAACACCCGCAAGTACCTAAAAGAAAACGCAAGTGCAGGTTCAACTGTATCAGGCAACATCGCCACACTAAACCGTGTGATTCTGCCTGTTATCCGTCGAGTCATGCCAACTGTTATCGCTAACGAGTTGGTTGGCGTTCAGCCAATGACTGGTCCTGTTGGCCAAATTCACACATTGCGTGTGCGTTATGCCAGCACAATGACAGACCAAACAGCAGCAGCAACATCAGTTGTAGCTGGTGAAGAAGCACTGTCACCTTTCAAGATCGCTGTTGCTTACTCAGCAGGCGCTCGTGGTGCTGACAACGCTGCAACAACACAAACTGCTGCACAAGGTTATTCTGGTGCACAGACAGCAACACTTGAAGGCAATGGCGGACGTCAAATCTCTGTACAGATCCTCAAGCAAGCTGTTGAAGCTAAAACACGTAAGCTACAAGCTCGTTGGACTTTTGAAGCTGCTCAAGACGCACAAGCAATGCATGGTATCGACGTAGAAGCCGAAATCATGGCAGCTTTGGCTCAAGAAATTACAGCTGAAATTGACCAAGAGATCCTGTTGAGCCTGCGTTCGTTGGCCACAACTGAGTTTACATACAACCAAGCTACTGTTTCTGGTACTGCTACATTCGTTGGTGACGAACATGCTGCTCTAGCTGTTCTGATCAACCGTGTTGCTAACCTGATCGCACAACGCACACGTCGTGGTGCAGGTAACTGGGCTGTTGTGTCACCTGCTAGCTTGACTGTTCTTCAGTCAGCAACAACATCAGCATTTGCACGTACCACAGAAGGTACATTCGAAGCACCTACAAACACCAAGTTTGTTGGTACATTGAACGGCGCAATGCGTGTGTTCGTTGACAGCTACGCTAGTGATAGCACACCTGTGTTAGTTGGTTATAAGGGTTCGAGCGAAGCTGATGCAGCAGCGTTCTATTGCCCATATATCCCCCTAATGAGCAGCGGTGTTGTTCTGGATCCGTCAACATTCGAACCAGTCGTAAGCTTTATGACGAGATACGGATATATCGAATTGACAAACACAGCATCAAGCTTCGGCAATGCTGGAGATTATGTCGGCGAGATAGCCGTTTCGAATTTGAGCTTCAGCTAATCCATTTAGTTGTTATTCAAAAAGCAAGAAACCCACTTCGGTGGGTTTTTTGTTGGTTGACAAATATATAGAACTCACTTATACTAAATAACAATATGAACAAATACGAAAAATGGTATAATCAAATCACTGTTCGCGGTCAAACCCGTGTCACAGATCAACGTACAGAATCGCACCACATTATACCTAAATGCTTAGGTGGCAGTGACGATGCTAGTAATCTAACCAATATCACATTACGAGAACATTTTATATGTCATTGGTTGCTGACAAAAATACATCAAGGTAAGCACCGTCATCAGCTACTTAAAGCATTATGGATGATGAGAGCCGAGAATCAAAATCAAAAACGATACAATACTAAAATAACATCAAGAGTATATGCCACTCTCAAAGAAGAATATAGCATGTTGCAAAGTCAAAGAGTAACAGGTGAAAACAATCCTATGTGGGGGAAAACACAAAGTGAAAAAGCTCGAGCACTAATTAGCCAAAAGAATACAGGGAAAAAGTTAACAGAAGAACAAATAGCAAAACAAATAGCTGCTCAGACTGGCCGTAAGAGAAAAACATTTTCAGATGAATGGCTTGATAATATGTCAAAGAATCATAAAAGTAAACAGCCAGATTTTGATGGATCGTTAAAGGAAGAAACTAAGAAAAAAATTGGCGACAAGATTCGAGGACGCAAGCAAACAGATGAAGAAAAAGCAAGGCGCAGTGCTGCAAACTTGGGAAAAGTTAGACTTAAAAAACTGTGCCCACATTGCGATCAACAGATAGCTGTAAACACCTATCCCAGATTCCACGGAGACCTTTGCCGCCACCGTACATAAATACAGTATGGCCAATTCACCCCCACCCTACAGCAACATAACCGGCATTAGTCGTGCCGCAATGAAAGACAATGCCCAGATCACCTTGGCCAACTACGACGGCAACGCCAGACCTGGCGAACTGGTGGTGGATCAGACCACCACTGTGTTGTACATAGGCAATGCAGCAGGTGAACTCACAGCAGTGGCCACACCCGGCGGCGCAACAACCTGGGCCTTGCTGGACGACAAAACAGGTGCTGCAGGTCCCACTATCATAGCCCTGGGGCAAAATGCTGGATTTGATGGCCAGGACTCGGGAGCAGTAGCCATTGGATCAACTGCTGGACAAGGTGGCCAACAGTCAGCAGCCGTTGCAATTGGTCAAAATTCTGGTGGCAACACCACTCAAGGCTCAGGTGCTGTGGCCATTGGTATCTCAACTGGATTTGATGCTCAAGGCCAGTACGGAGTGGCCATTGGTGCTTTTACTGCAATGACTTTGCAAGGTGCTCGATCAGTGGCCATTGGACTCAGCAGCGGCCAAAGCAGCCAAGGTGCCAATTCTGTGGCCATGGGTCAATATGCCGGCAACGAAACACAAGGTGTCAGTTCTGTGGCCATTGGCAACAATGCTGGTTATACTGGTCAAGGCATCAGTTCTGTGGCCATTGGCGACGGTGCTGGCGAGACCAATCAAGGCAATCAAAGTGTTGCCATTGGACAAAATGCCGGTGCTGCTCAGGGATCAACAGCAGTGGCCATTGGACAAAATGCTGGTGGCGGCGTTGCCTTGCAAAATGATGACGCAGTGGCCATTGGGCACGGTGCAGGCGAAAATGGTCAAGGCACACAGGCCATTGCTCATGGATTATATGCTGGACAGGTCACACAAGGTATCAACGCAGTGGCCATTGGTGCATACGCCGGGCAAACTGCGCAGGGCAACAATTCAATCATTATGAATGCCACAGGTGCTGCCCTAAATCAAACCACAGCCAACACATTCACTGTGAAACCTGTGCGCAACGGCGGATCCAGTGGATTACCTGCAGGATTTTTTCAAATGGCATACAATCCCACAACAGGTGAGATTGTTTACTACACCTGAGTTAAAATAAATACCCCACAATGAAAATCAATCAAATTGTCAACGAGGAAAGTCACATAGATCCAGATATCATTGCTGCTCTCAAGAAAAAAGGTTACAAACCAAAAGGTCGTGGGGATGATGCAGTTGCATTTGTAGAACCCGGCACAGGACAAATTCTCAAAATATTTGGAACTGGCGACGGAGCAGATGTTACAAAAAAAGCTGGCCAGCAACAGACCAATTTTAATGAACATCAAAAGATGGCAATTTACTGGGCCAAGTATTGCGCCGCAAATTCTGGTAATAAATTTCTACCAAAGTTTTCAGGGATTGAGAGCTTTCATTGGGGCAGTGCTGTGTATCTACAGATTCGTCAAGAAAGATTATATGACTTGGAAAAAGATCAAAAAAGAACGATAGAATCCATGGCCATGCAGGCCCGGCGCAAAGTTCCGTTTGACACCATGGATCAAAAGTACACCAATAATCATTATGCTGACACCAGAGCAGCATGGAAACAAATAAAAGACAAAATAGACAACAAAGATCTCAGATTGTTCTATCAGACCATGATAGATATTGCCAATATCGGGGATCAAAAAAACTGGGCCTACGATCTTCACGGTGACAACATAATGATGCGTCGAGATGGCACACCAGTTATACTTGATCCCTGGGCTCTGTAAACAAGCAGTATCAGTGATAAATAAACAAACCGATCAAGGATCTTTCCAATGACTATCAAACCTGTGCTAGTGCCCGACCATAACGCAGCTGACCTGCGTGACCTAATGAACCGATTCAGCACAGCAGCCCAATCAGCCACGCCGGCTGCACAAGCCAACCGAATAAGACAACAGCTAACTGAAAGCGCAGAACCGGGTGTGGCGGAAGCTCGTCCAGATGTCATGCGACATCGGGGTGATAAGACTGTGAAAATAGTCAAACGTGCGGGTAAACCCATTGGCGAGATTGGTACGGATGCAGAAGCCAGTCCCGGCAATGGTCAGTACTATGTCAAACTGTACGACGGCAGCTACGATGCTGTGGGATACGACACAGCTGAAGAAGCCTTAGCAGAATTAAAGGCAGCCATTAAACAAGGTGTGGCGGAAGGTGGGCGTCTGGACATGAGCAGCCCAGAAGAGAAAGCAGCCCGTAAAGCATACATCAAGGCACACGGACATCCCCCACCGCTGACTCCAGACAGCGTGGTGGCCAAATATAACCCTGAGAATGATAAAAAAGTCAGAGACTATTATCTCAGAAGAAAAGGAATTCCACAAGACAAGCTGGACAAGATGAAGGAAGATGGTGTGGCTGAAGGCGAAAAGCCAGAGTATCAAAAACTATTAAAACAAATAAAACAAAACGCTAAGAATGACCCAAATAGAATTCCTAGAGGTTATGAACTGACTGACCACGGCATGCTAGTAAAAAAACATAAGACCGAAAAGTCAAACGATGGTGTAGGCGGATTAGGGGAAGGCATGGTGGAAGGGACATTTCAAGATGATGGCAAGATGGATTGGAATGCATGGAAACAGAAAGCAAAAAAACACGGTGCAGTAAAGTTTACTGATACTGATAATAAGACTATTGCTTATGATAAAGATGGCAAAGTAGTCAGTTCTATAACCTGGTCGCAAAAGAAGTCAGGTATGGCGGAAGCAACTGGTGACACATCATTTGATTCAATGATGGGAAACATAGTCAAAGGTGCTAGATACAAGGGTGCCGCAGCTGATCAACGTGCCGATGCAGCATACAGTGGCATGATGAACAATATTACTAAAAATGCTGCTGATGTTGCAAAACCATCTGCTGACTCTAAGTTTGAACAAGTGTATAGCGCAGTAGAGAGAATACTTTTATCTAATAATGTTCATTGGGATATAGATGACGACATTTCGGACGCTCTTAAAAAGTTAAAAATCAAAGCATCGGACGCTCTCATGCAAAAACTTGAGAGAGAACTTATTAATCGTGTATCGGATGCGCTACAATATTATGATGATGGTGATTTAGCAGAGTCAGGTGTGGCGGAAGGATCAGAAAACAATCCAGTGGTCAATGCCATCACACGCAGAATTATGATGCAACGTTCAGACTTGTTGAGCAAGTACGGTCCAGAAAAGGTTGGGCAAGCTGTCGATGAAGTTGCTGACTTTGTGGGCAATGTGGAAGAAATTGGATCCAGCGATGTATCAGGTTGGGTTCGTCATGTGGAACAAATGTTGGGCAACATGGAGCAAGATGTAGCAGAAGAAGCAGCAGCGCCAACATTCAAGCCCGGAGATCGTGTGATGTATGCTGGTAAATTTGCCACTGTTGTTGCACAAGATGGTGATGCGTATGGTATTCGTGTTGACGCACAACCAGGAACAATGAAGGTTCTGGCTAGCCAAATCAAGAAACCCAGCTACGACGAAAGTGTTGCCGAGTCAATTGACCCTATAGAACAGCTTCGTGCAGATATTCGACGTTTTGCACTGTAAGAAAACGGCCCCGCAAGGGGCTTTTTGTTCTCTATAAATAAAGCATGCCCACATTCGTCACACCCTACTCTGGTTCAGCAGAACTCACAGCCAACACTGGATTAACAGTTGTCGACGCTGGCCTCTGGCGATACAGTCAAGCCGGTTACAACGACGGTGCTACTTTTGGACTCAGCTTAGGTCATCCCAATCCTTTATCTGGTGGTCTCTTGCACTTACGAGCAATAAATTGGACAATAGCAGTGATTGGAAATCAACTCACTGCTTACACTGATCCCGACACTGGTCAAACATATCCGTCAGCTGCTTGTAGAATTACCGTGGCCGGATCTTGGTCAGTGATTCGACAGCCCAACAGCAACAGCTACAATAGTTTTGGTGTCAGCTGGGTGGGAACAACTGAAACAGATCTGGGCGGTCGAGAAATGAACCCTTACTTGTTAAGCTACAACAGTCCTGTAGCACAGTACGTGATACAAGGGTCAGCAGTGTCAGGCGGTGCGCAAAATACATTTAGCAGTCGTGTGTTTGAATGTAGAGCCACAGAATCTGCCACCAGCGACAACAGCAATCGTGAGTTCCAAAGCAATACCATTACAAGACCAGTTTGGATTTATAACTATTCCAAGAGTTGGCAAACAGCAGCTTAAACTGCTGGTATATAATAACAAGATTGCAACTAAATAAATCATACAACGCAAATGGTTGCGTTTTATGCGGTACCCCACCGCGTAAGGCCTAGAACGCCTAACTTTTAAAGGAAAAGAAAAAATGGGTCGCCCACTAAAAATTAAAAAGAGTACAACCAAAGACATTGGTTTCAATGCTTGGGATCAGCTGACTAATCCAGTATATCCTGCTACATTCAACACAGACCAGTATCTTGGTGTGGTTGGTGGTGAAGGCAACGGCGGTGGTGTTGCTACTGCAGCATATCCTGTTGTCAAGTGCAGAGTTTTCATCACAGGACAAAGTGAAGAAGATGGTTGGATCGTTCGCCAAAAAGGCACAAGAAAGTATCTGGTTGAAGGTGCCAGTTCAGGTGCACAAGGCGTTTGCGTTTTGGCCAACGAAGCACAAGGCGTAATAACAGAAGGCAACATGAACATCAGCTTTGCCTTAGACGCAGACAGTTCCGAAGTTCTGATCAGCAAACTCACAAACAAGTATGCATATGACTTTACCGGCGGTGAAGTTGGTGGTGCAGCCGCTGGTGGCTTTGCGCAGAACCTGGTACAGCAGAACATTCGTTATGCAGCCAACTTCTTCACAGACGAAGGCACAGAAATCAAGTCCGGTACTACAGGACAAGACAATACTGCTACACAGCAGAACCTGTTGAGCCTGGTAATTGTAGAAAACTACACTTCGTAATTTTTATATTACCTAGGAACCCCTCAGCTACATACTGAGGGGATTTTTTTATGGCTGCTTTTGTATTAGGGAACGGTGTAAGCCGTAGTCACATTGACGTAGATCAGTTGTTGCGTGTTGGACCTGTATACGGGTGTAATGCTCTGTATCGAACACACACGCCCACTGTTTTGGTCAGCACAGATCGGCCCATCAGTGCGGCTATTCAAGCAGCAGGCTACCCATCTAGAAATAGATTTTATACTCGTCGTCCAGAAAATGGCACCGGAGCACAACCTGTTCCGCAAAAGTATCGAGGATTCAGTAGTGGTCCCATTGCTGCTGGCATTGCAGCCGAGGATGGCAACACCATAATTTATCTGCTGGGGTTTGATTTAGGCCCCAACTCCACTGGAAATTTCAACAATGTGTATGCCGGCACAGAATTTTATAAACCCACCACAGCTCTGCCAACTTACACAGGAAACTGGATCCGTCAGTTGATAACAGTCACAACTGACTATCCAAATCGGCAATTTATACGGGTACATGGCGACACAACTGCATCTATTGCAGAATTTTCCAAAATCAACAACCTCAGCAGTGTCACAATTGCAGACTTTGTTGACCGCATAAATACTCCAAAGGATTTATAACTCATGCCCAACTGCATATTTGAAACAGTCAACCAAGGCAATCAGCTGACGCTTTCGTGCACCGTGTTTTTATTGCTAAATAAGGAACGAGGGCAATAGATGGCAACCTATAAGAGAATCAAAGGCAATTATACAATATCAACGCTGGATCCCGGCGATAAAATCATTCTGGATTCTGATGTTGAAATTACCGGCAACGTAACTGGCAATATCACAGCTGGTAATATCACAGCTGACGTTATCACTGCCACCTACTACCTCGGCGACGGGCAATTTTTAAGCAACGTCACTGCCAATGTTGGTGCAGCCACAATATTACAAAACGGAACTTCAAACGTTTCTATTCCTCAACTCAACGGAAATGTTCTAGTAGGAGTCAACGGACTGGGTAATACAGTGGTGTTTTCTACAACAGGAGCCAATATTACAGTGGGAACTGTATCTACCAGCAACATTACTGGTGCATTGATTATCGATGGTGGCGCCGGAGTGGCAGGAAATATCTATGCTGATGCAATGTATGCTAACAATTTAGCAGTGTTAGATGTGGAATCTGTCATTGACGGCGGAACCTACTAGAGAAAAGGCAAGATATGGCAAATACGATTTTACTTAAACAAAGTGCTGTAGGTAACGCTGTTCCTGAACTTGCTGATCTCCAGTTAGGCGAAGTAGCAATCAACACCTATGACGCTAGACTGTACGCTATACAACAACAAGGCGCATCCGAAGAAGTTGTTGACTTAACAGCAGCCACTCCCATCACCAACACACTGTTTGTACAAACAACCGGAAACAACGACAACCTGGGCACAAGCTGGGCAGAATCGTTTGCCACTATTGAACGAGCAGTCGAAGTTGCCGAAGAAAGACGAGTAGCTGGTGCCACAATCACTTTGATCGAAGTGGGTGCCGGAGTATATGTTACAGAAGGGCATATAGATTTCCCAGACAACACAGTTATTAGATGTGCGCATAGAAGTGTTGCTATTCGTCCTGCAGCAGGATACGAAGAACGAAATGTGTTTCGAATAGGATCGGGTTGTTTTGTTGAAGGTTTTTTGTTTGAAAACTGGAGATTAGACAGTTTAACCGATCCATCAGAGGGATTTGCTATATCATTCAGACCAGGTGCTATAATTAATCGTGTACCATATGCTCATAAAATTGCTGTTAGAACAAATCCCTACTGGACAACTGTTCCTCCGCCGCTGGACAGAGATGCAGAGCCAGAACCCAACCCCCTGGTTGGTATAGGAGCCGGTGTTGCACTAGCAGACGGTAACGTGTGTTCACAATACAGTGTTTTCCCCAACATAATGACATGGGGTGCAACCCCAGTGTCGCAAAACGGCATAGGATATTGCGCCAAAAAAGGTGGGCTGATCAACGCAGTTAACGCAGTCAGTTTATGGGCTCACAAGCATTTTCTTGCCTTAGACGGCGGACAAATTGTTCTTTCTGCTTGTAGCACACAGTTTGGTGATTACACCATGTGGGCAGAAGGATCACGACCAATTGTTGACCCAACAGAAACAACAGGTGTAACTTTAGTGATAGATCTCACAGCCGAAGCAGCAATTGAAGCAGCACAAACCACAATAATCAACAACATGTGGACGGCATTAAGCACCACAGTTGATCCGGCCACGGGCCAGGTCTATACCTTTGGATGGGATGCCGAGGACGAAGCTTACACACGTCTAGATGCTGCTAATTTTTTGCAGTGTATAAGATGGGTTCTGGAGTCAGCTGATGAGCTGCCCATGTTGAATTTTGCTGAAGGTCTTTTCAATGTCGAAGGCAACAAAGTATATTCTCCCGATAAAGAAGATGCTTTTATATTTTCTTTCGACAACATGCGCGATCAAATGACAGCACTGGCAGGTGTCGGCACACAGTCTGATTTGATTATCACGGCGCTGGTCACTGCCTTGGAAGAAACATTAACCAACACAGTTTTTCAAACTCAACCATCCACTATCACTGCAATTGGACACACCTGGACTGGTGTTTTGTCTGGTGTGGCATTGACCAAAATTCCGCCTGTCAGAAACGAAGGCCTCATTGAAGAAAGTATTGTGGAACTTGATGATGGCGTAGTTATTGCCAGCGGGCAGGATGATCAAGGCAACGCTATATTTGTCGGCGGCATGAAGATCAGTGCCGACACAGGCGAATTGTCTGGACCACCGTTTGAACAAGCAGTTAACCGTATTGCCACTAAAGCAGCTATTGCAAGGAGCTTTTAATAATGCCTAGAATATATTGTCGTACACCGTCTACTGGAAAACCGTTGAATCTCATTTATCCAAATGTAACAACTTCCTATGCAACTATTCCTCTTGCAAATGCTCCGGATTATTCGGTGCCAGATCCTTCTGAAGTTTATTCCGAAAGAGATCCTGACTTTCCCAGCAGAGCAATAATACCAGGAGAAATATTTTTCCTTACTCCGCTGTCGGCAGTTAACAAAAGTGATGCAGAACAATGGGTAGAAGTAATTCTTCTTACACAGGATGGCACGACTGTTGCTGTTGGACGAGCTGTTATTCCTGCAAGAGACACTGCATATATTCCCTTGCAGGGTCGTAGCTTGCTCAAAACTGCCACTGAGGAACCTGCTGATGGCGACAGATTGCGAGTTCGTGCCAGTGCTGTTGATGTGATTGATGTATGGGTTGCAGCAGATGAATCACCTGCCAGCCAGAACATAGGTGTCTTTACACCGGTGGTGCCATAATGGCTAAACTGTTATCAAACCGAGTCCAAACAACTCCACCCGCTGATGCTGAACCAGATCGCACAGACTGGCTGGCACCGCAGGATGCAGAACCCAACTTAGGTGTTCCTGGAGCCAGCGGGCAAATTTTAGCATCGGGTGCTGATGGTTCTCGTTACTGGGTAGATCCAGGCGCAGGTGCAACTGGACCACAGGGCCCACAAGGACCGCGTGGACCACAAGGTCCCACAGGATCAACAGGTGCAACTGGACTCACTGGAGCAACAGGGTTTGAAGGGGCAACAGGATTTAGTGGGGCAACAGGATTCGAGGGGGCAACTGGAGCAACAGGATTTGAGGGGGCAACTGGATTCAGTGGTGCTACCGGACTAAATGGTTCTACTGGTGCAACCGGAACGGGTGGTGCCACCGGCGCCACCGGACTTCAAGGTGCAACTGGAATAGCTGGTTCAAATGGACTCGACGGAGCCACCGGAATTACCGGGGCAACTGGTGATATTGGCCAAACTGGAGCTACTGGGTTAGATGGAGCTACCGGAGCAGGTGCCACTGGAGCTACTGGGTTAGATGGAGCAACTGGAGCAGGCGCCACTGGCGCCACCGGTCCACAAGGCCCACAAGGCCCAGCAGGCTCAGGAGCTACTGGTTTTGATGGAGCTACAGGTGCAACTGGAGCAGGTGCCACAGGTGCCACAGGACCACAAGGACCACGCGGGCCACAAGGAGTAAATGGATTTGTTGGAACTACTGGAGCTACAGGATCAGAAGGACCACAAGGACCCACTGGACCCACAGGACCACAAGGACCCACAGGACCCACAGGACCACAAGGACCTGCTGGAACTTCTGTGACCATTATCGGATCAGTACCTGATGTTAATGTAGTACCACCTGGTAATCCTCAGACCACACTAAATGCTGCTTTTCCTGGTGCAATAGCCGGGAATGGTGTTATTGATACAGCCACTGGTAATTTATGGGTATACGACGGAGCTCTTTGGGAAAATGTGGGTCAAATCACAGGTCCGCAAGGAGCTACTGGTGTTAACGGTCTTACAGGTGCAACTGGCCTAACTGGTACTACTGGACTAGAAGGATCAACGGGCCCACAAGGACCACGCGGTCCTCAGGGATTCTTCGGATCTACCGGACCAGATGGAGCCACTGGAGCTACTGGTTTTGATGGATCTACAGGTGCAACTGGAGCAGGTGCCACTGGTGCTACAGGACCACAAGGACCACAAGGACCAGCAGGTGCAGGTAGTACAGTACCGGGACCACAAGGACCACAAGGACCACAAGGACCCATTGGACCGCAAGGACCCACAGGACCCATCGGACCCATTGGACCACAAGGACCACGTGGACCACAAGGACCACAAGGACCACAAGGACCACAAGGACCCATTGGACCACAAGGACCACAAGGACCCATTGGACTAACAGGTGCAGGTGCTACCGGAGCAACCGGACCACAAGGACCACAAGGATCAGAAGGACCACAAGGACCCACAGGACCACAAGGACCACGTGGACCACAAGGACCCATTGGGTTAACTGGACCACAAGGACCCACAGGACCGCAAGGACCCACAGGACCACAAGGACCACAAGGACCACAAGGACCACAAGGTTCTACAGGCTCAGGAGCTACTGGAGCAACAGGACCACAAGGACCACGCGGACCACAAGGTGAAGGTGCTACCGGAGCAACTGGACCACAAGGACCACAAGGACCACAAGGACCCATTGGACTAACAGGTGCAGGTGCCACTGGAGCAACAGGACCACAAGGACCACAAGGACCACGTGGACCACAAGGTGAAGGTGCCACCGGAGCAACAGGACCACAAGGACCACAAGGACCCATTGGACCAACAGGTGCAGGAGCCACTGGAGCAACAGGACCACAAGGACCACAAGGACCACAAGGTTCTACAGGTGCAGGAGCCACTGGAGCAACAGGACCACAAGGACCACAAGGACCACAAGGACCCATTGGCCCAACAGGTGCAGGAGCTACCGGAGCAACTGGTTTAACAGGATCCACTGGACCACGTGGACCACAAGGACCACAAGGACCCATTGGACCCATTGGACCACAAGGACCACAAGGACCAACAGGTGCAGGAGCCACTGGAGCAACAGGACCACAGGGACCGCAAGGACCACAAGGACCACAAGGTGCAGGTAGTACAGTACCAGGACCACAAGGACCACAAGGACCACAAGGACCCATTGGACCACAAGGACCACAAGGACCAACAGGTGCAGGAGCCACTGGAGCAACAGGACCACAGGGACCGCAAGGACCGCAAGGACCCATTGGACCAACAGGTGCAGGTGCTACTGGAGCAACCGGACCACAAGGCCCACAAGGACCCATTGGACCAACAGGTGCAGGAGCCACTGGAGCAACCGGACCACAAGGACCACAAGGCCCCAATGGAGCAACAGGATTAGGATCAACGGGTGCAACTGGACTAACAGGATCAACTGGGCCATCTGGAGGACCAGTAGGCTCAACCGGAGCAACCGGACCACAAGGACCCACAGGACCACAAGGACCACAAGGACCCACTGGACCACAAGGACCCACAGGACCACAAGGACCACAAGGACCACTGGGATCAACGGGTGCAACTGGACTAACAGGATCAACTGGGCCATCTGGAGGACCAGTAGGCTCAACCGGTGCAACTGGACCACAAGGACCACAAGGACCCATCGGACCACAAGGACCACAAGGACCGCGTGGACCACAAGGACCACAAGGACCCATTGGAGCAACAGGATCCGGTGCAACGGGTGCAACCGGACTAACAGGATCAACTGGGCCATCTGGAGGACCAGTAGGCTCAACCGGTGCAACTGGACCACAAGGACCACAAGGACCGCGTGGACCACAAGGGCCTACAGGATCAACTGGGCCATCTGGAGGACCAGTAGGCTCAACCGGTGCAACTGGACCACAAGGACCACAAGGACCAGCAGGTGCAGGTGCCACTGGAGCTAGTGGTGCTACAGGACCACAAGGAGCAACTGGTGCAGGTAGTGCAGTACCTGGACCACAAGGACCCACAGGACCACGTGGACCACAAGGACCACAAGGACCAGCAGGCTCAGGTGCCACTGGAGCTAGTGGTGCTACAGGACCACAAGGAGCAACCGGTGCAGGTAGTGCAGTACCTGGTCCACAAGGACCACAAGGACCCATTGGACCACAAGGACCAACAGGACCACAAGGCCCACAAGGACCAGGCGGCATTGGACCACAAGGACCACAAGGACCCATTGGACCACAAGGACCACAAGGACCAGCAGGTGCAGGTGCAACTGGTGCTGCAGGACCACAAGGACCACAGGGACCACAAGGACCCATTGGACCACAAGGACCACAAGGACCGTCGGGTGATCCAGGCAGCGACACTAATATAAATGCTGTAGATACCGAAACCAACGCAAGTTATTATCCTGTGTTCGTATCTGCTACTGGGGAAAGTGTACTTGCTCGTGCCGACAATGCTGGTCTGACCTACAATCCCTTTACCAAGACCATGACAACAACCAATTTTGCTGGTACTGCTACTACAGCACTATACGCCGACTTGGCAGAACGATACTTGGCAGATGCAGAATATTCTCCAGGTACCTTGTTGGAGTTTGGTGGTGATCAAGAAGTTACACGCACAGCTACCAGTCACAGTGTACGTATAGCTGGAGTGGTATCAACTGATCCTGCTTACCTGATGAACTCTGGTTTGGAAGGAACTTTTGTAACCAGTGTAGCATTGACAGGTCGAGTGCCGTGCAGTGTGGTTGGTACAATTAGTAAAGGTGATCGATTGGTAGCAAGTGATATTCCGGGTGTGGCCACAGTGATGGATACTGCTCGATATCAGCCAGGATCAATTGTGGGTAAAGCTCTCGAGGATTACAATTCTGAAGATGTGGGAATTATAACAGTAGTAGTAGGAAGATTGTAATAGTAAAAATAAACGGGCAATTTGCCCGTTTATTTTATTGTGCTGGGTGAACTACATCTTTCAATGTGGCAATTTTCTGTTTGACAACATCAAAATTTACAGTATTCCACAGCCCAGGATGCATGGGTTTTGGCAATACTGAACTGTCCATCCAAGCATACCCTAGATGTTCTTCGTTGAGTTTGGGTCGGAATTCACTGGCCACACAGCAAAAAAATGTATGATAAACAAATACATTATCAGTGCTGGTAAATTTTTCTAGCGGGACCAATCTCAAGTAATCGGGCATGAATCCCAACTCTTCAGTGCATTCTCTTGTAATGGTGTCCATGAGGGTTTCTGCAGATTCGACCTTGCCACCGGGCAATCCCCATGTGTTTGGGTTTTTAGGATCGTTACGCATGAGATATAGATATCGTTGTGTATCAAAACTATAAAACCAAACCCCAACTGCATTTACAGAACTATGCTCCATTCGCCACCCGGATAAAGACCTTCGTAACTTTTAACCCATTCACTACCAGTCCAAAGATATTGTAATCCTGTGGTAATGTTTGTAGTGTATTGTATATTAGTTCCTGTGGTGCTGTCAAATGCAACTAACCAATCTTGCCCGTCGTATTCAATAATGTCATTGGCTTGAGCCACTACAGCACCCCACGCTACAGATGGTGTTGTATTATCAGCATTACCGATACTGTTTAGAATAAGATATCGTTGCCCAATTGCAGAAACAGGTAGTCCGGCTCCAGGACCACTTAGTAGTGGATCAATCACAGCATCTATTGCCGGCAATGTATTCTGTGGAACAGTGTCAGTGTCGACATCAAACAACAGGAATCTCTGATCAGTTGGATCATAACTTACTGTTCCAATAATGTCGGCGGTTTCGTCCCAGGGATTGGTCAGTCGTATCTGTGTAATACCGGGTCTAAAATTTCCATACAGGTTCATCACTGTGGGCCAGTACTCGTTGCTGGGTGGCGAATCTGGCAACACAGGAGATGAGTTGGGTTCGTCAACTACAGCACTGAGTTTTAAAATTTGTAATTTATTACCAATTAACAAAACTTGGTACATGTATGGAGTAAATTTTTGCCTTGTGCCTAATAACAGATCACTGTTCTGAATGGCTTCTACCGCATCTCCTTGATCATCGAATGCAGAGGCAATGATTTTTTCAATCACACCCAACTTTTTGACCTTGGCTGGACTAGATATCCAAATTGGAATTGAAAATTTCATAGTCATGATATCTATGGGATTTTCTGTTCCTTGCGGTATTGTACGACTAGACCATATAGTATCATCTAAATCCACAACGCTTAGGCTGGTCCAATCCAAATAGTTGTCGGTGCTTTGAATTTCCAGACTGGGATTGAACAACGTAGAAATTTGCTCAAATATCTGCAATTTTTGATTGGTGTTTGATGTCCAAATGTCCAAGCTCAAGGACATTTTGTAAGGCACTGGCATCAAGCGTTCGATTGTGAATGCATTACCTTGTGTGGTTTCATAACTTTCGGATTGAGTATCATAAAATCGTTGACGCACCTGCTGGTTGCTGACAAAATAAGGATCCTGTAGTCGCTCACGTGCATAGTTCATACCGGTAATGTAAAAAGTCATCAAAGGAGTCGAAGGCAATGCACTTGATGAGTTTTCTTGCAACACTGTTTGAGCCAGTCGTGTCCAGTCACCATAGCGAACTGGCACCCGTATCAGCGCAGCTTCGTTAGAATTGGTACGTCCGTATTCAACTTGAAAGTTACTAAACATTCTAGTAAACTGCAAGAGAAAACGACGTATTTGAGCATCATAAAAAAATTGTTGCATATTTTAACTCGATCTTTGTCCAGGTTGTGTACCGGGATAAGGGTTAGCCGGTTTGTTGCCGCCTTGATTACCGTTGTCAGCTTGAGGTTTCAAAATCTCACTCAGACTCTGACGACTTGGTATATTACCCTGATCCGTAGTGGATGTAGTATATGTATTGTTAACAAACGTACTGCGTAAAGTATTGTTCTGTGGACCGTTAGTTAGATTAGTTCTAACATTCTCTTCAATCTTGACCCAAGTACGCCCATTGTATCGAAACAATCGATTTGGAAAGTAGTCTAGTCGCAACGCATACTGTCCGTCTTGCGGATTGATCGGAAATGACACGCCCGGAGTAACAGGCAACCCATTGGGTGCAATACCGTCGCCAGTTAGGTAGCCCATGGTCCATCCGTCGGACCGTGGAGATACCGATGCTTCGTCGGCATTGACTCCAGTCTGACTAGCATTAATATAGGTGCTGTCAATAGTTGGTCCTTGCGGATTGCCTGGTGTGCCAGTAGGATTGGTTGAGAATATGTAAAAGCTCGTTGTGTCGTAACCCGATAATGGAAGCTCGGCTTCGGCTTGATTCAAGATAGCATCGTTAATTTCCAGATCTTTGGGTCTGGTACTGGCTTCAGTTTCGACTGTATCGCACTCTTTGCTGATCCAGAAGTTGGTGTCGGTGATGTCTGTTCCAACAGGAACACCTTGTAGAGCACGATAGTGCTGATCTCCTGCCAACACAACTGACCCCACAGGATAGTAATTGCCTGAATCCCAAATGGCATTGTTGTCCAAACAGGCATTGACAATGTCTTGGTACTCTTGACTATTGGTCATAGGAGTGGCTTTGACACGCCACAAGTGCGGCAACCAGGTTTGGCTAAATCCTTCGCTGGCAAAGCTGGCATCTTGTATTACATAAAATCTTGGCAAGGGTGGCGTAGCTGGATTCAGTGGATTCCAGTCTTTGAGATTGGGAAATTCCAAAACATCGCCACTCATTAACTTGCGTTGAAACGTATCAATCATGTCATTGTAGTGAAATGTAATAAACAAGGTATCGTTGTTTAAAAACAGTCCAAACTGTGTCAAGTCAAAATCAATATCCTGTTGACGATAAACTCCGCGCATGCGATAAATGTCAGCATCGTATTTTCGGTCCCGTATTTCGCCCAACAACAAGTCTTCGATGAACAAGGGACTGCTCTCAGCGTAGTTGGGCTGAGTGGCATCACCATTTACTCCGGTGGTTGTAGAATTGTCAGCAGTGGGTTTTGGCCCCATGTACTTGTGAACAAAAATGTCAAGCCCGCCCACAGTGAACATTTCACTTATGGTGCGATCAAAATATCGATAATCGGCCGTTTTATTGGGCCGGTACATGCTGAGACGTGGAATTTTGGTTCTCCTTGCAGTATTTAGTTGTATCTTGCAACGGTTGACCGCTATCGGAACAGGTGCTATAATGCTATATACTTGGAAATTCCCAATAGGAACACAATGAAATCCGTAGCCCAAAAACCCATTAAGTCAATGACCCCGCGCAGCTTAGATGTTGGTACAGGTCCAGAACCTGATTGGAAACAGCAGCCCGAGGACGACTACAGAAAAAGCCGTTTGACAACCATGTTCAACTGGTATAACTATTACTACGGCAAAAAAGAAGCTAGAGATTGCATCATTGATTGGTTGAGCCGTACCGGTCGTGCTACAGAAGCCAAGGACTTTGCTCGGGTGCCCGAAAATGCTGTGACACGAATGGGAATCGGTTGGCTATGCCGTGCCAACCTGTTGGGATTGCAGTTGTCTGAATCTGAATTGGCCACAATCAATGCTGCCATAGCCGATTATATCGAAGCACATCGTCGTGTCAAAGCAGTGGTTGAAACTGCAGAGGCAGCAGTGATACGACCCAATATTCAAGATCGTTTGCGTGAAAAACTGGTAGAAGCAGCCGGCGAACTAGAGGGCATGTACGACGAGATGATTCAGTCTGGTGCCAAGATGTCAGCCAATTACAAGCCTGTGAGCCTGTTCCGCAGCATGAATGTAGCACCGCAAATGATCAACGAAATTGCCACTCAGTGGAAAACACGACTGGATGAATTGGAAGAAGTTGCCAAAGGCAAAGACGCTGACCTAGTTGAAGGCTATAGCCAATTTGGCAAGCTGCAAATTCGTAATCTCATTAAATTTGCTGAAACAGTAATCAACGACTGCGGTGCGTACATTCAGATCAAGAAAGTTGAACGCAAGCCACGTGCCAAAAAAGCAGTACCGGTTGAAAAGATTGTGTCCAAATTCAAACATCTAAGAGCCTTAACTGATCCAAAACTGCAGGGCGAACCAGCTACCAAGCTGGTTGGAGCCAGCGAGGCTTGGCTATATGATACTGCTAAACGCAAATTGATTTATGTGGTAGCAGACACTCATGTGGGCAGTCTCACTGTCAAGGGATCCAGTGTTATTGGTTTTGATCCTGCAACAACAGTACAAAAAACTCTGCGTAAACCGGCAGAGCAACTCAAAAGTATTACCAGTGTGGGAAAACCAGCTGCACGTAAAGCTTTCAAAGAAATCAAAGCCACCGAAGTTAAATGGAATGGCCGCAGCAATGAGCATTTGCTGATACTAAAGGTTTACTAAATACTAGGGTAAGGAGCCCCAAATGGCAGACCAAACCCTAGATCCACTAAAAAAACAACTGATTGATTATGTACAACTACAGTTAGGCAGTCAAATTGTAGACGTTGAATTAGATCCTGCACACTACGAAGCAGCGTATCAGCGCACAATTGGTACTTACCGTCAGCGTAGTCAAAATGCCTACGAAGAAAGCTATAGTTTTATGCAGTTGTTGGACAATGTAAACGAATACACTTTGCCACAAGAAGTCACACAAGTACGGCAAATTTTTCGACGCACAATTGGATTGAGCACCGGTGGCAGTGCCAGCAGCTTTGATCCATTTGGCGCAGCAACATTAAACGTGTATCTGCTGAACTTTAACCAGTCGGGCGGCAGCCTGGCTACTTACGACTTTTATCAACAATATGTGGAGCTTGCTGCCAGAATGTTCGGCGGATACATCAACTACACATTCAATCCTGTTACCAAAAAACTACAGCTGATTCGTGACCCTAAAGGCACTGGAGAAGTTGTCCTGCTGTGGACTTATAATCTGCGTCCAGAAATTGTATTACTGAGCGACTTTCAGATCAGTCAATGGATTCGTGACTACATGGTGGGTGCTTGTAAGTACATCATTGGTGAAGCTAGAGAAAAATTTGGTACTATTGCTGGTCCACAAGGCGGCGGAACCTTAAACGGTGCTGCTATGAAGTCGGAAGGTCAAGCTATGATGGACAAATGCATAGAAGACCTCAAGTTGTATGTAGACGGTTCGCAACCATTGACCTTGGTAATCGGCTAATTGTTTTTGCGAGCAGCATCACGTGCTCGCTTTTTAGCGCCAATGATTGCTCGAGTTGCGGCTGTTTGGATTCTTCCTTCTTGATTACTAGTGGCACCTCTGCCAATTTGCCATCCGTTGTTTAAGAAATTATTAACTTCTGTTAAATTGACTCGCATTGAATCTGTACTATTATGGATCCATTTTTGATTTTTAGTGGTACCTTTTTTTGCATTAACTTGTGGCGAGTATGTTTTGCCTAAATTAATTTGCATTAGAGTTTTTTTAGTAGAGTTTGTGTGTTTAAATCCTGCATTTGATGCAATTCTTTTTGCAATAGTTTTAGGGCTTTGTTTGACTCCTGCTGCCCCATCGCCACCATCTGTTAAATTTCTAAGTATTCCTGTGCCTAAATCTTTTCGACCGTACCATCTTATTAGCCTACGTTCGATTGCTAATGCACCGATGTTAGTTAAGTTTGATTCTACAATAACGATACGATGATAATCTGTTGGGACAATAACATTATGTTCTTTTTCCCACGCCCTGTATCGTTGTCCTTTACCGATATAATACGGTGTTAGATTACCTTTGCGTAGATATACGTAAACATAGAAACCGGGCGGATAAGTAGACAGGCTGATGCTCCTCAAAAGCGTTAGAACGGGTGGATGTTGGTAGCATCGCGATCCGTGCTATTATTTATTCTGATTTCATTGACAATTGCATAGTATTGTCTTATAATAATGGTATGAGCTCCCTTATGATCGATATCGAAACCATTGGAGTAGCACCTGCTGCTACTATTCTAACCATTGCTGCCCAATCTTTTGATCCATTGGGTTCCGGGTACTACAAACAACATTACTATGCTAGAATTGATTTAGACAGCCAAGAAAATCGTACCATTGACGAAAGCACATTAAACTGGTGGGCTACTCAACCTGCAGTAGCCCGTGACGAAGCATTTGCTGAAGATAATCGAGTACCTCTTGACCAAGCCTTAGATGAGTTAGGTAAGCTTATTTGGACTAGCAATTTTTTATGGTGTCAAGGCCCTACATTTGACTGCACTATTCTAGAACATGCCTACAAGAGCTACAATAAACCTATACCTTGGCAATATTTCAAAGTTAGGGACAGCCGAACACTTTGTAGTGTATGGCCCAACCGCCCCAAACCACCCACAACACACCATGCATTAGAAGATTGTCGCAAGCAGATTGATCTAGTGCAAGCAACACTTAGACATTTGAACGTTAAGGAATTATCATGATTATTGGAATTTGCGGCCTGATTGGGTCCGGCAAAGACACTGTAGCTGACTACTTGGTAAACGTACACGGGTTTAGGCGTGAAAGCTTTGCAGGCACTTTAAAAGATGCTGTGGCTGCTGTGTTTGACTGGGATCGTACCTTGTTGGAAGGACGTACCAGAGCCTCCAGAGAGTGGCGCGAGCAACGCGATGAATGGTGGAGCCGCCGTTTAGGACAAGACATTACACCACGCTGGGTGCTGCAATACTGGGGCACAGAAGTCATGCGCCGCGGATTTCACGACGATATTTGGATTGCTAGCATTGAAAACAAAATACGCAACAGCAGCGACAACGTGGTCTTAAGTGATTGCCGTTTCCCCAATGAAATTGCCAGTATTCGCAACGCTGGTGGGCGTATTGTGCGCACTTGTCGTGGACCAGATCCCGAATGGTTTCATGCTGCCGAAGTGGTAAATCGTGGTCCTACACTGAATTTGTCCTGGGCCAGTAATCGATCTGTACTAGACACATTCAAGGTGCATGCCAGCGAAACTGCCTGGGTAGGAACTGATTTTGACCATGTGCTTGACAATAATCATTCAATGGATGACTTGTATGCTCAAGTAGATCGCATTGTCAAAAATCAGGAGTAATATCACCTGCACGCCAGGGTAGTTCCAATCTGACAATTTCAGCAATACAGTTCAAGCACACTGTTTTTAAGTTTCGTGTTTCGCAGTTATTTAGATCCCCGTCTACATGATACACAGTCAACTGAGTATGGTGTCTAGCCCGAAACCCACATCTATCACATGTGGGTTTTTTCTTGTAACCGGCTGTCAGCCATCTGGGTCTGGCTGGTTTGATCTTTTTGTCTTGCCTAATACACACGTTACAACGACTGCGATAGTACAGTTTTTCACGGTGATAGCCATTTATAGCAGCGGGATTTTTGTTGCAAACCTTGCATAGCGGTCTCATACGACTATTTATTGATTAGACCTTAATCAAGGTATACATAATCACCTGATTTTTGGTCGATGCAATAAATATCATTAACCCATTTAAAAGGATAACATTATGGCACTAGTATCCCCCGGCGTAGAAGTAACCATCATTGATGAGTCCAGCTATCTACCAGCAGGTACCAATTCGGTACCTTATATTTTGCTGGCAACAGCACAAGACAAAATTTCTGGTACAGGTGTCACTGTTGCTCCTGGCACCACTGAAGCAAACGCTGACAAAGTGTATTTAATTACTAGTCAACGCGATCTTGCTGCAACATTTGGTAACCCTTTCTTTTACAAGACAACCAACGGTACACCAATCAATGGATATGAACTCAATGAATACGGACTGCTTGCTGCACACAGTGTATTGGGTATCAGCAATCGTGCATATATCCAACGTGCAAACGTAGACTTGGCAGAATTAACAGCCACTTTGGTACGTCCCACAGGTGCACCTGACAATGGAACCACATGGCTAGACACAACACTTACGCTGTGGGGTATCAATCAGTGGAATCAAACAACAGGTGAATTTACTGTAGCAACTCCGTTGGTTATTACTGATACCACACAACTAGAGTCCGGAATTCCTGCTGCCAGCTTCGGATCAATCGGGCAATATGCAGTTGTTGCAACCAACACTGCTAACCCTGTATACTACAAAAACACAGCCAACGACTGGGTACTGGTTGGATCCGACGACTGGAAACTGTCGTGGCCCACAGTGCAAGGTACAGAAAGTGTCACTGGCGCAGTATTGCCTGTTGGTGCTGTATTAATTATTAATGGGCAAACTGCAACTGTGCCTGGCGCAGCCACTTTGGCTGGACTAGTTACTGCCATTAACAACCTTAGCATTGACGGTGTCACAGCCGAAGCTGATTCCAGTAATCGCCTGATTCTTCTTGCTGATAGTTCGGCCGAAGCCGACGGTTCAACTGCCGACGGCGGTGCTGTCAACATTGAACTAGCAAGCACAGCTGGCCTGCTGACTGCTTTGGGAATCACAGCTGGCACTTACTATGCACCAGCTCTACAACAAAGTCCTAACTATACTGTGCCACGTTGGAGAACAACTGATACATCGCCGCGTCCAACTGGTTCTGTGTGGAATAAAACCACTGACCCTAACTTGGGAGCTAAAATTGTTGTCAAAGAATACAGCACAGTGTTTGGTACTTTTACTACTAAAGCAGCTCCAATATACCAAACTGATCGTGACGCAAATGCTGCGCTAGATCCTGCAGGAGGTGGCAAGAACATCTCAGCTGGTACATTGTACACTCAATATGATGTGAGTCCAGAAGTAGTACCATCCGGCTACAACGACACATTTACGTTGAAGATTTTTGAACGACTGACTACTGGTCCCACAATTATCACTGGTAACACAGTTGATCCAGTGTTTATCAACGGTAACCAATTTACCATTCGGACCAGTCAAGCAAACAGTACAGTATATACACCATTTGTTACTGTCACTATAAACGGAACAACAGCAGCTGATTTTGTTGCTGCAGTTTCGGCTGCTGGCGTTCCCAACGTTAGTGCATCGGTATCGTCAACTGGTCAGATTGTGTTTACACAAAGTATAGGTGGCGTAATTTCTGTTGTGAATACAACAGGAACACCTATAACTACAGCTGGTTTCACCACTGCTGTAACAGGAGTGCGCGATGGTACAACAACAGGAACACTGTTGTTGTCAAACTGGGTGCCGTTAGAATATACAGCCAGTGCCACTGCACCTGATCAAGATCCTGACAACGGTCGTTACTGGTATTACTCTGCTACAAACCAAGTTGACATCATGATCAACACAGGTTCAGCCTGGGTAGGTTACCAGAATGTATCAAACGATGCACGTGGCTTTAATTTAACACTGACCAATCCAACAGGTCCTATTATCAGTGCAACAGAACCCTTGTTGCAGACAGACGGGACACCGTTGGTATACGGTGACTTGTGGATTAACACCAGCAATCTTGAGATTTATCCGGTTATCAACCGTTGGCAAATTGTGGAAGGTGTGGATCAGTGGGTTGTGGTAGACAACACTGATCAAACAACTTCCAATGGTATCTTGTTTGAAGATGCACGCTGGGCACCCAATGGTACTACAGATCCAATTGTTGCTGCAATACCATCAATTACTAGTTTGCTGACCAGTAATTATCTTGACATTGATGCTCCTTCTGCAACAATTTATGCAGCAGGCACACTGTTGTTTAACACACGTCGCAGCGGATTTAATGTCAAAGAATTCCGCACAAATTACTTCAACGCTTTGAGCTTTGATGTTGATCCGTACAATAACACAGTTGAGTATGTTGTGGGCAACAAGGTACTTTACAACGGTTCTATATACGTAGCGATATTGGGTGGACAAGGCAATCTTCCATCCAATGTCACTTACTGGTCGCCGTTGGAAACCAATGCATGGGTAACTGCCAGCGGTAACCGTGCAGACGGTTCGCCTAACATGGGTCGTTTGGCAGTTCGTGCAATTATAGTAGCTGCACTTAAATCTGCTATTGACAGCCAGGAAACCTTGCGCGAAGAGCAAAATGTGTTCAACTTGATTGCTTGCCCGCAGTATCCAGAACTGATCCCCAACATGATCGCACTCAACAACGAGCGCAGTAACACTGCATTTATTGTAGGTGACACTCCATTGCGCCTTGGACCTGATGGAAATTCCTTAGTGGCATGGGCCAACAACAACGGCGGTCTTGGTGTATTTGCTGGCGACAGCATACCTCTAGGTGACCCATATGTTGGTGTGTTCTATCCCAGCTGTCAGACAACTGACTTGTCTGGAAGCGTAGTAGTTCAGCCTCCAAGTCACATGATGTTGCGTACAATTGTTCGCAGCGACGAAATTGCGTATCCGTGGTTAGCTCCAGCAGGTACACGTCGTGGTCTAATTGACAATGCTGCGCAGATTGGTTATGTCAACGCACAAACAGGTGAATTTGTATCTATCGCCACAGGCCAGGGTGTACGTGATGTGTTGTACGAAAATCGTATCAATCCAATCACATTCATTCCTGGCACAGGTATTACCAACTACGGTAACAAGACTGTGGCTGCCAGCCCAAGTGCGCTGGATCGCATCAACGTGGCACGTTTGGTAGCATTTATTCGCGCACGTTTGAACCAAATTGGCAAGAGCTTTGTGTTCGAGCCAAACGATCAGATCACACGCAACGAACTCACCAATGCTATTACCGGCTTGATGACAGACTTGGTGGCCAAACGCGGTATCTATGACTACCTGGTTGTTTGCGACTTGAGCAACAACACACCTGCACGTATTGATCGCAATGAGCTGTATGTTGATATTGCGATTGAGCCTGTTAAGGCGGTTGAATTTATCTACATTCCGGTTCGTCTCAAGAACACTGGCGAAATTGCTGCAGGGAATGTATCAAGTTCTGCTTCTGTTTAATGTAGTAGCAACACAAAAATGGGGCTTTATGCCCCATTTTTTTTGATCATCAAGATCATAAATAATTGCATATAGGAGATATACTCATGTCCGTTTCATCACTCTCAAGAATGACGGTGCCGTTGGCAAGCGATCAATCCAGCCCAACCCAAGGCCTGCTCATGCCCAAGCTCAAGTATCGCTTTCGAGTGACACTTGAAAACTTTGGCGTAAGTACACCCAGAACAGAATTAACCAAACAAGTTATGGACTTCACAAGACCGTCGGTTTCGTTTGAAGACATCACAATCGATCTGTACAATTCCAAATTGAAATTGGCAGGCAAGAGCTCGTGGGAAGACACTACTCTCAACCTGCGTGATGATGCCAGCGGACAAGTTCAGCGCCTAGTTGGCGAACAATTGCAAAAGCAAATGGACTTTTATGAACAGGCCTCAGCACGCTCTGGCGGTGACTACAAGTTCCTGACACGTTGCGAAATTCTCGACGGCGGCAATGGAAACTTGGTTCCCACTGTGTTAGAAACTTGGGAATTGTATGGGTGCTTCTTGCAAGCAGCTAACTACGGCGACTTAAACTATGCCACCAGCGAGCCAGTTACTATTGCACTGACCATTAGATTTGACAATGCATTACAGACTCCGCTTGGTACTGGGGTGGGTATATTTATTACTCGTGGTACTAACGGCACGGTAACATCGACTGGTGCTGGAATACCCGGCGACGAATAAGGCTAACCTGTGTCATCATTCGGCCAGCAGTATATCACCAATACTTACGGTACAGAAACTCTTAGGGACTATGCACATGCTCCTAAGTTTTTCCGTGCCAATAGTCTTGAGTATGTACCGCGGGTCAAGTTTCTATTTCATGTTTACTTTAATCTCAACACAGATCCACAAACTGGTATTCCAGCCTTACGTAATGTATTCAGTGAGGATCAAGCTACAATTGGCCTATTGGTCAAAACTATTCAGTTACCGCAATTTACCATCGCGACAGAAGTACTGAATCAATACAATCGCAAACGAGTAATACAGAAAAAGATAGAATACAATCCTGTGCAAGTAGAAATGCACGACGACGGCGGCGATCTGATACGTACACTTTGGTATAATTATTTTTCATACTATTACAAAGACCCAAACCAACCTTACAATAATGTTTCATCTACTAACGGAGCTGCTGGAGTTGACTCATCGCAGGCCGCGGGTTTCAGTTACAACAATCGTGATATCTATGTCAATGACCGAACAGTAAACGACTGGGGTTACATTGGCGAAAGTTTCAACGACGGAACCAATGCCGAAAACGGCAAACCAGCCTTTTTCAGAGACATCACAATTTACGGTTTCGACCAGCACAAGTGGGTGTCGTATGTGCTGGTCAATCCGTTGATCAGCACCTGGAATCACGACACGTACAATTACAGCGAAGATGGCGGCATCATGCAAAATAGCATGACTATACAGTACGAAACAGTAAAATACTACTCGGGTACGATCGGAGCAGAACGTCCAGATACTAATGTGGTTGGATTTGCAGATCCCAATGCATATGATCAGATTCTCAGCCCTTTGTCAACGCGAGATCAGACATCATTCGTCAACGGACAAGGAGGTAATATACCATGAGTAGGGGTAGTATTTCAGATCTTCAAGCAACTGCAACTGCATCGGTACTGGGTAACGTCAAGCGAGCCGACATCAACTACAACTTGAGAATGGCCCCACCTGTGCCCACCAATACTAATCCACGGGCTACTGCAGGTCGCGTTAATAATTTACGAAATGGTCTTCCAGGCGAGAATAGAGCACAGCCCAATCAAACAGGAATTAGCGCACCGTTGATACCAACGCCACCGTTACGCAGACAATTTAATTCCACAACTGGCGTAATGGGCGGCGGTGCAGGATCTGACCTACCGATCGCACCATAAGGACATTTTTATATGAGTACTGTAAATGCTATAAATCCCAATGTCGATTTATCTGCTAGAGTATTTGACACATTTGATGCGCCGCAGATACAACTAGATGCCAACGAGTACGACATAGTCAGTAGTTTTTTTGAATCAATATTCACTGACCAAACTGCAGCTAGAAATCTAACACTGACATTTTTTACCATTGCAGAACAAACCAAGACACCTGTATTGACCTTGCTGGATCAAGTTGTAGACCAGGACGCCATACAGCTCACAGCCACCATGGCCTATTATCTCAATGGTCTTCGTAGCCCTAGTACATTGCTGGGCGTCAACAGCTCAGTGACGCCAAACTTCTATACCGCGCGAAACATAGCAGCATGAGTAAATTTGCTCAAGGTACCTACCAGCCAGTCAACAAACAAAAATACGCAGGAACACGGGATCCAAGATATAGATCCAGTTGGGAATTGGCGTTTATGAACTTTTGCGACCACAACGATCATATACTGCAATGGGCAAGCGAATCAATTTCTATTCCTTATCGACATCCGCTCACAGGAAAAATGACCATGTATGTGCCTGATTTTCTAATCACCTACATGAACAAGTCAGGACAGCAGATTGCAGAATTGATAGAAATTAAACCACGCAAACAAAGTGTGATCGAAGGCAAGATGACCGAAAAAGATCGTATGATTGTGGCAGTGAACTATGCCAAATGGGATTCTGCACAGAAGTGGGCTCGCCGTAACGGGCTAACATTCAGAGTAATCAACGAAGACAACATCTTTCACAACGGCAGAAGATAGTCGGTAAATACGGTATGACCCGTAAACTCGAATCCTTGTTTGATCTCCCTTCCTCTGTGTCGGATGAGCTCACTGACCCAACTACCCAAGAACAAACCAGTCTAGAAAATTTACCTGACACCTTGGCTGCACTCGACAAAATCGAAGCAGCTCTTCCGGCAGTAAAGGGACTGGAATCATCTGATTCTGAAATGGACGAGCTGGCCGGAATGGCAGTGAAAGAATTTCACAACTTGCTGGACCTAGGCATGAATGTAGATAGCCGGTATGCTAGTGAAATTTTTGGAGTAGCTAGCCAAATGTTAGGGCATGCAATCACAGCCAAAACTGCCAAGGTAAACAAAAAACTACGCATGATCGATCTGCAGTTAAAGAAAGCCAAGTTAGATCAAGACACCAACAAAGACGATGCATTGCCGGTTGGGCAAGGTACAGTGCTGGATCGCAACGAATTGTTGGCCAGTTTGCTAAAGCGCAATGAATCAGATACACCAAAAAAGTAATTGTGCTAAATATATCCATAGGACTATGACATGAAAACATTTGCACAATACCTGACAGAAAGCGAAAAAACCTTTGATTATCGTATCAAAATCTGCGGAGATGTTGGGGCTGACCTCTTAAAGATGTTTAAGGAAAAACTTAAAAAGTTTGATCCTGTAAAGATTTCAGATCCAAAGACCACACCTGTACAGGCCAAGCCTGTAGACTTTCCCGGACAAACTAATCAACGAGTGACCATGATTGATGGCAGTTTTAGATACCCAGCAACGCCTCCGCAGATTCAACAGATGGCAGAGCTTTGCGGAGTACCTGCTACTGATATTTGTATCAATGACTTGCATTGGTCAGAAGGAATGGATCAAGAGTTACTGGGCATTGAAGAAGAAAATTCTCCTTCCTTGCTGGAAAAAGATTACCCAGCTAACTCAGCAGAACAGAACAAGCTCAAGAAAGAATACGCCGACAGCAATCAGCAGATAGTAAAAAACTCAGCTGAAAAAGCCACATGGACTGTAGCTGGCGGCCGTACTCCACCAGCTGTCACAACAAACGATTTGCCACAGGGCGTCAAGAGTCCTATGTCAACAATAAAACGTCCACCACGTCCAGCCACTGGATTTAAATCTCAAGGAAAAAAGTAATGGATATCTATCAAATCATGGCTCGACTTGACGCCATTGGCTCAAAGAAAAATCTGACAGAAAGTCAGGATATGATGCAACCTGTTGCTGAAGGTCGCTTCAAAGAATTAGATATAATTCTGCAGGATTTTCCTGAGGATGTGGAAGAATTTAAACGCAGTGGCGATTTAGGCAGTAGATTTTATGAGGCCCTGGTTAACCATTATCTGGATTCGGGCGAAATGCCTTATGGCGTAGCTAAAGCACGCACTGGCGATCCGTATGACTGGGTTGTAAATCGGTTGGCTAGCGAGTTGGGTCTGGACGAAGCATCTGCAAGAAACCGCGGCGATGTTGCTGAAGCCAAGACTTCTAAGCCTGACTTTTTAGATCTTGACAAAGATGGCGACAAGAAAGAGCCAATGAAAAAGGCAGTTGCTGATAAGAAAAAAGGTGCAGTTAAAGAAAGCGAACAGAATATGAGTCGCGCTGCCAAAGGTTATGAAAAATATGGCAAACAAGGTATGCAGGCATTAGCCAAGGCTGGTAAAGAAGGTAAAAGTCTTGATCCCGTCAGAAAAAAATACGACAGGTATGACGAATCACTTAGTCAAGATGACTTTGACCAAGCCGCAATTGCCCAGGGCAAACGTGGACGTGATGCTCGTGACAATCCTTCAAAAGCAGTAGCGGCAGCTAAACGTAGTCCAGCAGCTCAAGATGCACGTGCCAAACTTGACAAAGTACGTCAATCTGAAATCAAAGTCAAAGAGTCAGCAAAACCAGACTTCTTGGACATGGACCAAGATGGCAACAAGAAAGAGTCAATGAAGAAAGCTGTCCAAGACAAGAATCGTGTTAAGAAAGTCGACGAAGCCGGCAAAAATCTATTCCCAGGCACACCTGAGTACGAATTGCGTTTTGGCAAAGACGATGCTTCTAGTGCGTTTGATAAGAAAAAGATTTCAACAGGTACAGTGTATAGCCGCAAGCATCACGAAGAGCCTGAAGCAGCCGACAACGATGATACACCAAAGAAAAAAGGCCGCCCAGTTGGCGCCAAACGACGCCTAGGAGCCAAAGGACCCAGTGTTAACAGTTTACTGTTAAAAGGCAAAGGCGGTTTGAAAGAACACGATATCGATATTCAAGATAGAGGTGAATACGATCGCGAAGGCGATATGGCCTTGAATCAAGTGCACCAAATTGCAGACGCTGCTCGAGAATTGCATGCTATTTTGGCATCAGACGATAATCTGCCGGAATGGGTACAAAGCAAGATCACCAAGGCCTTGGATTACATTGACACAGCCAGAGATTATCTAGGTGCCGAAGGCGAAATGGATCGCGAAGAATTACCTGAAATTGCTCCTATCGTTGGGGCTCTTGCCGGTCGTGCATTGGCTGGAGCAGCTGGCGCAGGATCAACAGGACAAGCAATTGGGAGCCTAGCTGGAAGAGCAGTTGCAGGTGCAATGAACGGCAACGATGAAGTTGAAGAAGCTGGATATTCAGCCAAATCAGCTCGTGCAGGTAAAGACATTGGCAAGCCCGGCAAGAACTTTAACAAGATTGCCAAAGGTGCTGCTGAACGTTACGGCAGCAAGGCTGCTGGTGAACGTGTTGCCGGCGCAGTGTTAAACAAACTGCGTGCCAAGGAAGGCGTTGAAGAAGGACCCGACACCGGAATTGGATCTAAACTACCAAAAAGCGACATCGAAACTTTTGGATTACAAAAAGGACGACCATACAAAATCAATCCTCCTCAAGATTTCAAACCAGGTGATAGAAAACGTGCTGTTCAACAACTTATTCCCACTCAAGACAAGAAAGATCACATTCGCAGTCGATTGGGTAAACATGTAGCTCCTGTATTGCCCGAACAAGATGTCGAAGAAGAATCTACTAACAAAAAAGATGTACCGTTTGACGGACCATATCGTAAAAAAGGCGATGACAAAGACCAATTCGGCAACAAGATCAAGCATGTTGCTCGTCATGCCGCACGCCAAGGTTTAGCAGACATGACCACAGCTGAACTCAAGGCTGAACTCAAGCGCAGAAGTCAAGTAGAAGAAGAGTCTACTGATACTCAAGACCAGCATGCAGAAAAGGCCGGCAAGAAAGTCACCAAAGATCTTGAGTACGACATGAAGCACAAGGGCAAAGACGATGCCAAGGCAGAAAAGGCCGGTAAGAAAGTCACCAAAGATATCGAGTATGACGACAAGAAAGACAAAGAAAAGAAAGTCGACGAAACCACAGTGTCGGGTTCAGTAGCTACAGGTGGCGATGCTCCTAAGAAAAGCAAAGGCGGAATGCAGTTTGGTCAAGGTGTCTACGAAGGCGCTATTGCAGAAAGTTTTGACAAGAAGCTGGGCGGAATACTCACCGAAGGCATGAGTGTCAATGTCAGCACAGACGATACAGGCAAAAAGAGTATCACGGTCAATGCCACAGATGCTGATGCTGATTCCTTGGGCAACATGCTGAAGATGGCAGGTTTGTTCTCTAGCGAAGGCTACAGCAGAACATGCGAAAGTTGCCACGGCATACACGAAGCAGGTGCTTGTCAAGCAGAGCAAGTTGCTGAAGAATTGGCCAACAGCCCTGACGAAGTGTATGCTGACAAAGACTACATGACACAAACACTATCGGGTGGATTAAATGGTCCCAAGACAACAGGTCAAACAACAGGGCCTGTTGTGAATCGTCAAGATAGTCGTCAAGGTGTAATGGCTGAAGCTGAACGAGTTGTTGAGCAATCAGAATCACGCTTGTGGAATCTTTACAAGCAATACGAGAAAAAATGAAGAAACTAGCAGATTATATCGCTGAATCCGAATCCCCAGTCGCTGGGGATCGATTTGCTATCAATATTCGAGAAGAATGCCTGATTGAATCGCATGTGGTTGATGTGGTTGAAGATGGCATTGTGATCGAAGGCGACGAACGCTTGTTGGCCCTGTTGGAAGAATACGGCTTTCAGCTGGAAACTGTTCGTCGATACGGTGCTGTGGGTTCCAGTGCAGGAATGGGATTTACCACAGCCGAATCAGATGTCAACGATGCTGGTAGCGACAACAGCGACCGAGAGTTACGCTTGATCCGCAGCCGTGCCGGACTGGCCGAAACAGCACCCGATCAGCCCGAAACTGATGCTGACCATAACGATCCCTTGGCAGCCAAGGCAGCAAACCTTGCACCAGTGGGTGCCATTGGATCAGAACTTGATGAAGATGGAGTTGATCCAGTAAACGCACAAGGACAAGATGCAGAAGATCTGCATGGCCAAGCCACATCAAGTGTTGCCGGTGCTGTAGACGAAGCTGAATACCAAGGTCGTGAAGTCAAGTTAGGCAAGCCTTTTTTAACACCAGGCGGTCCAAAGAAACGTAGCGTTTATGTAAAAAATCCTAAAGGCAACATAGTCAAGGTCAACTTTGGCGATCCTAACATGCGTATCAAAAAGTCAAATCCGGCACGTAGGAAAAACTTCAGGGCCAGACATAACTGTGCCAATCCGGGTCCTCGCACATCGGCTCGTTATTGGTCTTGTAGAGCTTGGTAATAAAAAAAAGGAATCATAAATGCCACAAGCAAACGTATATACATCAGTATCAGCACAAGCCTGGTTAACAGACAAATGTAAAATTGCCACAGGAAATACGGCTGTGACTTTTAACGTAGATCTCGTCTATCCAACTGCCACTGGCAATTTGTACGGTAATTCAGTTTCTATTCCTGCAAACTACACACAAACAGTATTTGTGGGTGTAGGTAATAAACTTACTGTAGCCGGTGCTAACTTTACAGCACAAGAAATTGGAACAACCAGTTCAGGCAGTTACTCAGTACGACAGGTATAAGGTCGCACATGCGAGCCAGAGAATTTGTTTCTGCTAGAATAACCGAAACAGCAGATGCCAAGATTTCCCGCAGGCTGCAAGCGGCCACTCGCGGCCTAAATGTCTATAGTGATGCTGAACGCTGGAACGGTGATTATGTATTGAGTCGTTTGGGCCAAGCAGTGGCCTCAACAGATGGTACGTTTGTACCTGATATTGATATGAAATCGTGGATAGGTAAAAACAAAAGTACTCATCCATACACTCCAGAAGAACAAGCCATGCTGAAAATGGCGTACCGGGCCATTGGTGCTGACTATACGGATCTCAACGGCGGCAACATGAACAGTGAAGAAATGTCAGAAGTCAATCGAGTTAGCCCAGTGCAGGGATTTAAAGGTTATCCCAGATGAGAGCCAGAGAATTTATTCGCGAACAACGAGATTTACCCCCTGAAAGCAAAGGACCCATGCGTTACACTTATGTGATCCCAGGGTTGAGTGCTTCCGACCCTTATGGAAACTATCGTATGGGTGTGGCAATGGCACGTGCCAGAAGCGATTATGCCAACGAACTCAGCAGTGAAAACGAAGGAATTGATCCCTACAAGCCTGAATGGTCTGCTGAAACTGCGTTTGGTGAACATGCTGTTGTTGTGGGATCTAGCCCGCACATTGCACAATTGATTGACCGTGCTTTGGCAATGACTGGAACACCCGGCGGCAAGCGATTAGTCAGCAGTGCTGACAGTGACGAGCCTGCTTTTGTAGCAAACAAAAGTCCTGTTCGGGCCTTTAAAGGATACCCGAGATAATGGCCAATAACCCGCCACCATACGACAATATTACTGGCATCTCTCGTGCTGTAATGAAAGACAACGCACAAGAAACCATTGGCGCATACAATGGCGTTGCTAGACCCAGCGAATTAGTAGTCAACCAACTCACACAAGATATCTATGTAGGCAACGTCAATGGAAATCTAAATTTGGTCGCATACGGATCTGGTGTTACCAGCACCACAACATTCAACCCGCAGTTCACTGACGGATCAGGCACATTTGCTGGCGGTACTACCACAGCATCCTATGTGCGTATGGGTCCGCTGATGTATATACATGTGTATGTGGATTTTACAGGGGTTACCAACTTTGGCAGCACAGGATATCAGATTACACTGCCCACACCCGCAATAAACACATTTAGACTGGCCGGCGGCAGCCTGCATCAAACAGCCGGTGCTGGTTCTCCTGCCTTGTACCATATTGCTGGAATCACAGACGTCATTGACAGCACCACAGTCATGAAACTGTATTATTCTGGTAGTGTCTCTGATCTAGTTTGGAAATTCAACACTCCAGCCACAGGCGCCTGGCAATCAGGCGCACACTTTGATCTTTCTGGCACATATCAAGTAGCTTAAATACCATATGAAAAAACTCATCCTATTCTTACTCGTAGTGCCTTGCTTGGCACTAGCACAACCCAAACAACGACCTGGAGTGACCTATGACGCTGTGATCACCAGAGTCATAGACGGCGACACAGTGGGCATACAAGCCACTTGGTTACCAGCACCACTCAAACAGGAACTCAGTATCCGTGTGTTCGGAGTTGACACTCCTGAAAAGGGCTTTCGTGCTCAGTGCCCCAGTGAAGCACAGCGTGGCGAAGCAGCCACAGCGTTTACCAAACAAATGATTGCCAACTCACAAAAGCGTCAAATTGTGCTCATGGACTGGGACAAATACGGCGGGCGTGTGTTGGGCGATGTGCTGTTAAACGGTGTTAGCCTACGCCAGCAACTGATTGCCAACGGATTTGCACGTGAATACTACGGTGAAGCCAAAACATCTTGGTGCAACTAACTCGCCCGTAAATACGGGATGACGAATTTCTATTGTGCCGCACCCTGGCGCGGCCTACATATCAATCCCAGGGGCGATGTAAAAACCTGCTGTGCAGGTAACCCCAACATGTTGGGCAATCTCAATCAAAATTCAATTGTGGAAATACTCAATAGTACACAAATGAAAGAAATTAGATCCAGTTTATCGCAGGGAATCCCGCACGAGTACTGCAGTAATTGTGTACGTGCTGAAAGATTTGGTGCTGATTCAGAACGCAAGTGGCACAACAATGTCAATCCTGATTTTGATTATGCCGCTGCCGGCACTGAATATCACTATCCAGTGATTGTGGATGTGCGGTGGAATACCACTTGTAATCTCAGTTGCAACTACTGCGGAGAGTTTTGCAGTTCAAAATGGTCTGCTATAAAAAACATACCATTCAAGTCAGGTGCCCGTCCCTACTACGATCAAGTGTGCGACTTTATTGAGCAACATCAAGAACACATTCACGAAGTGGCATTAGTCGGCGGCGAACCCTTGTTGTTGCCAGAAAATGAACGCCTGCTGGATGTTATACCTGCCGATGCAATTGTTACGCTGATTACCAACCTCAATGTCAATTTAGAAAATAACAAAATTTTCAAGAAGTTGACAACCAGGAATAAGGTAGGCTGGAGCATGAGTTTTGATAACGTCGGAGATCGATTTGAGTATGTTCGACACGGCAGCAATTGGAATCTGTTAAAGCAAAATTTAGCTACAGTCAAAGATCTCATGACCACACAAGGGCAGTGGGGCGGTATACATGCAGTTTATAATATTTACAATGCTACTCGTGTGTGTGAATTGAGAGAGTTTGCCGAAGAACAAGGTGTTAGTGTGTTATGGCAAAACTTATTCCAGCCTGAATATCTGGATCCGTTTTTACACAACGGACAATTGGCTGAGTTAGCTGCAGCCGAGATCGAGCGTTTCTATAATCTAGGAATTACTCGTGACATGGATCGCAATTTTTTTGATCAAGCTTTAAGAACCTATCAAGGCAAAATTGGATCAACATCTACTATCGCTGCCAAGTTCCGACAACACATTGTTGTTAACGAAACTCGATATCACCCAGACAAGGCCGGCGAATTTGTTGAACTATGGCCTGAACTGAAATTTTTAATAGACACTCAATAAATTATGACTAAAGATACAGGATATACCATAAACATCGCACCATCACTTAGTGATCAACCACCATTTCAACACAATTATTTTTACAAAGGATCGACTATACATTGGAATGGGTCAGACCAGTTAGAACTTTATGAAAAAAACATGCAAACAAGTTCCGCTTATATCTTATTGCAGAAACACGGATGGATAAATTCGACCATAGAATATTCGTACAACAGTCATGGATTCAGATGTTTAGAATTTGATGATAAGCCGTGTGCGCTAGCATTGGGATGTAGTTTTACTGAAGGAACAGGTTTACATCTGTATCAAACTTGGTCTCGCCGTTTATCTTCAATGCTAGATTTTACAGTGCGGAATTTAGGAAGCGGCGGCGGCACAATTGATACAGTATTTAGAATATTGGAACACTACATTGATCGGTTGAATACAAAATATATTTTTCTGTTGATACCTCCTGTAAATAGACTTGAGTATTGCGACATCGAAAATGAATTTCCTGTAATACACCCATCCAATATTAGGAATCATAAAAGTTTTGCCAAGGAATGGTTATCTCAACCGTTTAACGGAATTTATAACACAAAGAAAACCTTACTTGCTATAGAACAATTATGTGCAAAAGCTAACATTCCGCTATTTACATATTGCTCTCATGATGCACTTTCCGAGTATATTCATAATGACACTAGAAACACTGATTTTGCCAGAGATTTAATGCATCCAGGAGTTTCATATCAGGAATACGTGGCAAACATAATGTATTCAAAATTTCAATCTTTCAATAAAGCACACTATGGGTAACAACACAGAATCGGCACTGGTCAAGTCCCCACATCAGAGAAATCTGTATACCGACCAACAAATACAAGAATTCATGGCTTGTGCTGACCCAGTAATGGGTCCTTTGTATTTTATGGACAATTTCTTTTTTATACAGCATCCTACCCGCGGGCGCATGTTGTATCACCCATTTCCGTATCAAACTCGACTGATTGAAGTATATCATAACTATCGTTACAGCATATCGATGATGCCAAGGCAAACAGGCAAGTCAACTAGTGCTGCTGGATATCTCTTATGGTATGCTATGTTTGTGCCAGATTCTACCATACTGGTAGCAGCACACAAGTACACAGGCTCTCAAGAAATCATGCAGCGTGTCCGCTATGCTTATGAAAGTGTTCCAGATCATATACGTGCCGGGGCCACAAACTACAACAAAGGCTCGATAGAATTTGACAACGGAAGTCGTATTGTGTCAGCTACCACAACTGAAAACACCGGTCGAGGTATGAGTATTTCGCTCTTGTATGCTGACGAATTTGCATTTGTGCGTCCCACTATTGCCACAGAATTCTGGACTTCGATATCACCTACCTTGGCAACAGGTGGTAAGGCCATTATTACATCGACGCCAAACTCAGACGAAGACCAGTTTGCCTTACTATGGAAAGGTGCCAATAAGTGTGAAGACGAGTATGGCAATCCAACTGAAGTGGGACAGAACGGATTCCGAGCCTATCGAAGCTTTTGGAATGAGCACCCCGACAGAGACGAAACCTGGGCTCAACAACAACGTGCTGCTTTAGGAGTTGATCGTTTCCGTAGAGAAATGGATTGCGAATTCATTATTGCAGACGAAACACTGATTGCTCCTACTACACTAATTGACTTAGAAGGATGTAATCCTTTGTATAAGACCGGCGAAGTGCGATGGTATAAAAAACCCTCTGCAGATCGCATCTATGTAGTAGGACTTGATCCCAGTCTGGGTACTGGGGGAGATCCTGCTGCAATACAGGTATTCGAAGCAAACTCAACTGAGCAGGTAGCCGAATGGCGACACAACCGCACTGATATTCCATCACAAATTCGCATCTTAGCCGACATTATTCGACACATCAACGATGTAGTGCGTGATCCTAAAAGTATCTATTACAGTGTGGAAAACAATTCAATCGGCGAAGCTGCTCTAATCAGCATTGCTGAATACGGCGAAGAAAACATACAGGGCTATTTCTTAAGTGAGCCTGGAAAAAATCGCAAAGGATTCAACACATCAAACAAGCCCAAATTGGCAGCTTGTGCAAAATTCAAGCATCTGATAGAAAGCAATCGAATGACAATTTCCAGTCCCAGTCTTGTAACCGAATTGAAGAATTTTGTAGCACACGGTGTCGGCTATGCAGCTAAACCAGGCGAAACTGACGATTTGATCATGGCAACTTTGTTGGTAACACGCATGCTGCAGGTACTGCAAAGCTATCACAGTGAACTAGACACTCAAATGCGAGATCACCAAGACAGCATCATTGAACCTTTGCCGTTCATTATGTCAATGTAATAAATACAATTATGCAGAATTCACCACAAACTCAACTATACAATATCTTAATCACCCGGGACTTTGAGCCTGAGATTTTGGATGCCAAGGGCGTAGCCGTAGACAACCCAGACGAAGCTACAATGTTTAGTTTTGATTGGAAAACTGAAAACAAAAATTACGGAACTGTGGTAATTTTATTCGGTGAAGACAACAACTTAAAAATATTTTTCGGTGATAATCTTGGTCGCAGCATGGAAGGTGCCGACAAAAGCGAATGGTACGAATTCTTAAATCAAATAAAGGAATTCAGTGTTCGTAACAACTTAATGGGATTTGATATCGAAAATCTCAACCGTCTCAAGTACACCATGCAAGGCATTGCAGCCATCAAAGAAGGCCTGTTTGAAGGCTATTACGGTAACAAGAAGTTCAGCTACAGTGATCAACCCAAGCAGGTCAAACTGGTAATCAAACACAATCGTCCCTTGGGCGAAGGTGACAAGCGTTACAGAAATATTGAAAGCTTGTTTGTGGAAACACAGGATGGTGAACGATTCAAAGTTCCTAGCAAAAATCTTGCTCACGGAAGAATGCTGTCGCGACATATCAGCGAAGGCGGAAATCCTTACGATGCTTTTGGTCAGCACATTAACGAAATTGTCAGCGAAATGAGTACACTGTCTAAATTTGTACGAGCTGCTAGAAGCAAGCAGTTCAGTGGCGACGCTGCTGCTATGTGCGAAACTGCTATTCGTCATTATCAAGACCTCAAAGACAAAGCCAAACGAATTATAAGTCAACGCGGGTATCATCGCGAATTAGAAAGCTACGATCCTGCAGCAGCAACCAATGCACAGGATCTAACTGATTCAATTAGAAACATGTTTATTGAGCAGTCACTGGACAGCAGAATTGAAGAAGCTATTCCGTTGTTGACAAAACTATCCGAAATGGGAAGATACAACGACATGAAAGAAGCAGATCAATTTGAATCCTGGGCTGATTCAGTAACTGAAGGTACTTGGGCAACTCCCGACTCGCCTGCTAGTGAATCAAAATTGAAAGAACTCATGGCACAAGAGATGCCAGTGGGGCCAGATGCAACCAATGCCACAGAACAACTGTATGATGTGTTTGGCGACGACGAATTGTTCGATCAGCTGGCTGACTTGGCTGCTGAAGATGCCAACGCCGACGCTAGACCTTTGGTGCAAGCCAGATTGGCCGAACTAGGGATCAATATAGAGATCCCTCCCACTGACCCGACTGCTGCTGCAACACCACCCCAAGATCAAGAATCAGTGCAAGCTGAGAATTTGGATGTGGATGGTGTTATGATGACCAAGCCCAGTAATATGAGCAGTGAGAGTGTAGAGCGTATTTTGCGATTGGCACAACTGCTCAAATAAATTTATAAATTTTTACATAGATATAAATAGTATTAAGATTTAAAAACAACTTAAACAGGCAACTTAAACAGGCAACTTATTAAAATGATACCATATACATATCTCATCAGATGGACCCAGCTAAACATTAGTTACTACGGCGTTAGATACGCTCAAGATTGCGACCCAGGTGATCTTTGGAATCCATACAAAACCTCATCCAAATACGTAGCAGAATTTATTGCTCGATACGGCGAGCCTGACGTTATCCAGGTGCGTAAAACATTTACGGACGTTTCTGTTGCTCAAAACTGGGAGCATCGTGTATTGAAACGGGCAAGGGCAGTTAGTAGTGATAAATGGTTGAACAGAACGGATAACAAGTCTATTGCTCCGCTATATGGAGTAGACCATCCGCACTACGGTAAAAAAGGTGAAGCTCATCATTCCTACGGTAAACCAAATACAGGAGCCTCAAAGGCACAAACGCAAAAGTGGGCTAATTTTGTTGGTCAGCATCCTTGGAGTGATCCAGAATTTATATCTCGTAATGTAGCAAGCAAAAGTGGTGATAATCATCATATGAAAAAAGCAGATGTAGCAGAGAAAATATCTGGTAAAAATAACTGGATATACCAAAAGCCTGGTGCGTTAGAAGCAAGAAGCAAACAGTTTATAGAAATGAACAAGGCTCGCAAAGGCACGCACTACCGTAGGGTAGACTGTAAGTATTGTGGCAAAGATTACTCCTCTGTACAAATCAACCAGCACGAAAAGAGATGCGAAACGAATTTAGCCAGATTAGTAGCAAACACGAAACAATGTCGTGTATAATAGCATTGTAGTAAGGCAACATTTAAGACAACTTAACTTAAATCATATTAAATCAACTTAGAGAGAAAATACAAAATGGCCAGCTTAGCAGAAATCAGAGCAAGACTCCAAGCAGCAGAATCAAACAAAGGTGGACAATCATCCGGTGGTGGCGATAATGCAATTTATCCGCACTGGAATATGGAAGAAGGTAGTTCCGCACTCCTGCGTTTTCTTCCAGACGCAAACTCCAAAAACACATTTTTCTGGGTCGAACGAGCAATGATTCGTTTGCCGTTCAATGGCATCAAAGGAGAGATGGATTCTAAACAGGTACAAGTACAAGTACCATGCGTAGAAATGTGGGGCGAGGCATGCCCAATTCTAGCCGAAGTACGCGGCTGGTTCAAAGACAAGAGTCTTGAAGAAATGGGTCGCAAGTACTGGAAGAAGCGTAGCTACGTGTTCCAGGGCTTTGTGCGTGAGAATCCCATTACCGAAGACCGCACACCAGAAAATCCAATTCGTCGTTTCATTATCGGTCCGCAAATCTTTGCAACCATTAAGTCGGCTCTTATGGATCCTGAACTTGAGGAATTGCCAACAGACATGTTGCGTGGTCTGGACTTCCGTATTGCTAAAACCAGCAAGGGCGGATATGCCGACTACAACACAAGCAAGTGGTCACGCAAAGAATCAGCCTTGACCGAAGCTGAACAAGCAGCAGTTGAGCAATATGGATTATTTGATCTTTCTTCATTCATGCCCAAGAAACCAACTGATGTTGAACTAAAGGTCATGAAAGAAATGTTTGAAGCTTCGGTGGATGGTCAACCGTATGACACAGAGCGGTGGGGACAGTACTACCGGCCGGCCGGAGTTCAGGCACCAGCAGGATCGTCAACAGAGTCAGCGACACCAGCAGTTGCAGCAGTAGCTAAATCTTCTGCACCAGTCGACGATGACGTTCCATTTGAGCCAGATGCTCCTGCACCTGCAGCAGCGGCGTCGCCGGTTGAAGCCAAACCAGCCGGCGGGCAAAATGCACAGGACATCTTGGCTATGATCCGGGCTCGTAATCAGAAGTAAACTTAACTCAGCAGAGGATTAATAATCCTCTGCATCTATATTATGTATTTTTGTTTGGCATTTGAGAACTCAGGGGATGTACTACCGTTTGAATCTGTTAACTCAGAAATTCTTGAGTATTATGTTGATTGTTTAAATCAACTTAAAATTAATTATTTTAAGATTTTTAATCCCACAGCCGAGACGATCCAGCAAAATATAAATGGATTAGACTCAATTATACAAAAGTTTAATGATATGCCAATACAGCATATCATCAATACCGATATTCACAGACCAAACCATCTAACTTATTTAGATCAGTCTTATCTTAATAAATTACATGCAGATTGGGTAAGTTTTCAAAAACAGCAATACGTGATTGTGGATCAACGTAAAAGATATAACAATTCTGAAATAGTGGAACAAATACATAACATTTATCCAGACGAGTTGCCGGTTGTTCGGGTAGGCGATATTTTAGACAAATTACATGTCAAAAAAGAGTTCGATGACATAAATCTTTATGTACATCAGCTGGAATCAATATTTAAATATGTTCGTGCTAAGTCCGAGATTGAGAATTGGATTGAAATGTCAAATCCTTTTCCTAAGAGTTGTCTCAGTAACAGTACTGCTAATTTATCAATAGACTTTAATCATTTAGGACGTACACTGTATGACAAGTTTCAAAACTTTGATACTGATTTGATGTACGACGACGAAAACTCCTACAACGAATTATTAAATTACGTAGCCATTAGGATCAAACCTCCCGAGACAATTTCAATGAGCGTAGAGTATGTGGAGTCGTGTCGTCGGAACAATCGCGAACCAATTGGCAATTTTTTAAATATTGGTAATCTTATTAATTTAAATGATAACTTGACAAAGTACAGGCAAATCTTGTATAAAAATATACAAGCGAATAATAGATTCTCAATTATATTACACAAGGAATAAACATGGCAAAACCATTTGACGTAAGCAAATTCCGCAAGGAAATTACAAAAAGTATTGATGGACTCAGTATCGGATTCAACGATCCCACAGACTGGATCTCAACAGGCAATTACGCACTCAACTACTTGATCTCTGGCGATTTCAACAAGGGTGTACCCTTGGGCAAGGTCACTGTGTTTGCAGGCGAGTCCGGTGCAGGCAAGAGTTATTTCTGCAGCGGCAACATTATCAAGAATGCACAAGAACAAGGCATCTTTGTTGTGTTAGTTGATAGTGAAAACGCCCTGGATGAATCATGGATGAAGGCCCTGGGTGTAGACACCAGCCCAGAAAAACTTCTCAAACTGTCCATGTCCATGATCGATGATGTAGCAAAAACCATTGCCACATTCATGAGCGAATACAAATCTCTGCCCGACGGAGAACGTCCTAAAGTCTTGTTTGTTATTGACAGCCTGGGTATGTTGTTAACTCCTACAGATGTTAACCAGTTTGAAGCAGGCGAAATGAAAGGTGACTTGGGTCGTAAGCCCAAGGCCTTGACAGCCCTGGTTCGCAACTGCGTCAACATGTTTGGTAATTACAACGTGGGTATGGTCTGTACCAATCACACATACGCTAGTCAAGACATGTTTGACCCTGATGACAAAATCTCAGGTGGACAAGGCTTTATCTACGCAAGTAGCATTGTTATTGCTATGAAAAAGCTCAAGTTGAAAGAGGACGAGGATGGTAACAAGATCTCTGATGTCATGGGTATTCGAGCCGCTTGCAAGGTCATGAAGACACGCTATGCTAAACCTTTTGAAGGCGTCCAGGTCAAGATTCCGTATGAAACTGGTATGAATCCTTACAGCGGTCTAGTAGACTTGGCAGAAAAGCGTGGCTTACTAAAGAAAGACGGTAATAGATTGGCCTTTACCACAACTGATGGCGAAGTTATCAAACAGTTCCGCAAGGCCTGGGAAAGCAACGAAGATGGTTGCCTGGACAAGGTCATGCAAGATTTTTCCAAGCCAGTGGCTGAGGTAAGTACACCTGACGTTGACACAGAAGGAGATGTATAAATGTCAGTAGATTTAGCAGCAGCAGTATGGGAAGAACTCAAACGTTATATCGGCACGTTAGACAGGACCGAAGCGGCCGATGCTATGGTCAACCTGTTGATAGACAGCAACTTTGATTCTGACGAAATTCGTGACGCATTTAAAGGTGATCCTGAAATTAAAAAAGCACTCAATGCTTACGTCAGTGATCGCTCGGATGACGAAGAAGAATCAGATGATGAAGATGCTGACTACGATGACGACGAAGAAGACTATTAACCATGTGGTATAATCGCATAGTCACTGATCTCGGTACTATCCCAGACTTTGTGTCCTACTACGAAAGTCAGCTGATAGATGCCAAGAAAGATTGTCGCCTTGGTGGCTATGTTGAAATCAATATCAAAGAATTGCCCGGCATTACTGAGCATCGTTATGGTCAGTTGCAGGAAATCGAAGCAGTGCTTAACTTTTTAAATATTCAATTGAGAAAAATACGACGTAGACATTTTCAAAAATATTTAGAAGGTTATGCACGAGCTTTGACCAGTAGGGATGCAGAAAAATATGTTGACGGTGAGGACGAAGTAATTGATTTTGAAACGCTGATCAATGAAGTGGCATTGTTACGTAATCGATGGTTAGGCATCATGAAAGGTCTTGAGAGTAAGCAATGGATGTCGGGCCATGTTGTAAAGCTACGAACAGCAGGCATGGAAGATATACAGGTATAACTATGTTAATGCCCTTAGATAAACAAATGTACAATAGTGATACGTTCCGAGATCGTGCTGTATGGAGAATGAAATTTGCCTGGCGTCCTGTTCGATGCTATATATCAAACCGGTGGATCTGGTTGGAATTGTCCTATAAGGGAAGTGCCATGTGGTTTGGACCAGGCGAACCAGTAGTGGTGTATCGATGGGTCAAGTCAGATGAATATCTTGTGGCAAAAATCAAAGGAATATTATGATCGCGGGCAAAGTGTGGGGACAAACAGAACTGTTAGAAGCCAACGGCGTGTTAGAGTTTCATCGCATTGAAGCTGTGGCCGGCGGCGTTTGTAGTAAACATCGACATCGTTTTAAATGGAACGGATTCTTTGTAGAAAAAGGTGCACTGTTGATTCGTGTATGGAAAAACAATTACAATCTTGTAGACGAAACTGTGATTCGCACTGGGCAATATACCAAAGTAGCACCTGGTGAATATCATCAATTTGAAGCACTGGAAGATACTGTAGCATTTGAACTGTATTGGGCTGAATTTGATCACACCGATATTGAACGCGAATCAACAGGATTCGCAAAATTTTCACAGGATTCAAAATGAAAAAAATAGCATTTGTTACCGGCATGACAGGACAAGACGGACCTTATTTGGCCAAACTGTTGGCTGAAAAAGACTACAAAGTCTACGGCCTAATCAAACGATACAGTAATCCCAATCTTGACAACATGAAATGGCTGGGTATCGAAAACGATATTGAATTAGTCACTGGCGATATCACTGATGACAGCAGTATCAATCATATTGTTCGCAGTATCAAGCCGCATGAATTTTATAATCTGGCTGCACAAAGCTTTGTTGGAGCCAGTTGGGAATTAAACAAGTTGACCACAGAAGTCAACAGCCTTGGTACACTCAATATTCTCAATGCCATCAAAGCCAACAGCAGTAGTACTAAATTTTATCAAGCCAGTACCAGTGAAATGTTTGGCAACAGTGCTGAGTTAGACGGCCGCCAAGTCGAAACCACTCCCTTTAAACCACGCAGTCCTTACGGAGTAAGCAAGCTGTACGCACATTGGATAACTGTCAACTACAGAGAAAGCTACAGCATGTTTGCATGCAGTGGTATTTTGTTCAACCACGAAAGTCCGTTACGAGGCAGAGAGTTTGTCACACGTAAAATTACAGATGCTGTGGCACGCATTAAACTGGGACTACAGGACTCAATCACGTTGGGAAATCTAGACAGCAAGAGAGATTGGGGATTTGCCGGAGACTTTGTTGAAGCCATGTGGTTGATGTTGCAGCAACCAACTGCTAGAGACTACATTGTAGCTACTGGACAACAGCACACAATTGAACAACTGATTTCTATTGCGTTTGAGCATGTAGGAATCACAGACTGGCAGCAGTATATCAAAAGTGACCCTAGATTCAAGCGGCCCGCAGAACTACACAGCTTGTGCGGTGACCCCACGATGGCAAAAAATCTACTGGGCTGGCAGCCGCGCACAACCTTTAAAGAAATGATATGCAGCATGGTCGATGCTGACCTAAAAAGACTGCAACCTCGGTAACAGTCTAGCCAGTGGCTCACCTGTGGCTATTTCTGGCACAGTCCATTCAGTATGTGCAATATCAATTATCCATTGATCTCTGTCAGGTTTGTCGGGTGATTCTATAGTAGACCAATCCAGGTTACCCACAGGTGCTGCCAGACTGTCGGGTCCTACAAATGCAGGAATTCCTGCCATAATAGACTGACTACCAGGCCCGCTACTCCAATTCACTACAGCCCAGGCTGACGACAACTTGTCCTTAAAATCATATCCATCGTATGTGTGCACCAATCTTTGCGGTTTATCCAACGTACATCCGGTTGGTACGGTGATGGATTGTCTGGGGTGAGGTCGAACTACTATATTACGATCAGTATGCAATCTCAATTGAGTAACGGTATCTCTCAGCCACTGATCACTGGATGGCAATCCTGCCCATTGCTCGCTATCAGTTCTTTGTGCAGCAATTACAATGTCAGATCCGGACTTAGACCATTTAGACAAACCTAATCCCAACCGGTTGGCACGATTTGTATCTAAGTCACTGTAACTGTAGGCTGTCAATCCTGTTCCGTTTACACCCACTTTCCAGGTACGATCTCGTTTGAGTAACCCTACTTCTAGCACTACGACTGGGCGTCCTTGAGATCGAAAATGATTCCACACAGCGTGATTGTCGCGCATACGGTCAGCCCAAATCACACTCCAAATTACAGCAACATCTGCCGACATGTCGTGCCGAGTTCTAACAAGACCTAGTTTTTTCAGACCTTGCTCGAATGCCTCAAATACTGGGACGCTATTTTTAGCTCCGAAATTATTAAAAAGACTGATGTTCATTTGAGTTAAATAGTTATATATGTATAATTTCTCTCTCCCTTACGAATATCAAGGCCACAGTCAATTTGGAGAAACTGGAATAATAGAACTAATATTGACTGGACTTAAAGATCCTCATAAAACTTTTGTTGAAATTGGATTCGGTACTGGCAATCAGAATATGACCATGGATCTATTAGATCGCGGATATACTGGAGTTGGCGTCGATGGCAGAGATTGGGATCTAGATACACCTAATCGTTGGGGTAATTCTATAACTAAAATACAACAAATGATTACAGTTGATGATGTTGTTGATTTACTAAAACCAGTAGCAGATTGGCAATGTGATTTTTTTAGTCTCGACATAGATAGTTTTGATTACGAAGTTGCAAAATTATTATTAGAATCTGGATTTAAACCAGCTGTTGTATGTGTAGAAATTAATCCAAATTTTGGGTCAACTACAAAAGCCAGTTTCCCGTACATACCTAATGTTAAGAAAAAAACTTATACACGCCGACATTTTTGCGGCTCTAGTCTGAGCAAGTATACGCATTTATGGGAAACACATGGACTGAAATTTTTTACTCTAAACAGCATCAGCTATCACAACGCATTTTACTACGATCCTGCTAGGGTTTCGTTGCCGGATGTACCAGTTATAACGCAAATTCAAGACAATCAGTTTGATCCGGTAATTTACAACGAAACTGAATTGAGAAAAATGATAGCAGAACACGCCTTCTGGAAAGATTATCAAGACGTTATTTTTAAGACATAAATTAATTTTCTACGGACACCTCAATGAAATACTCAGTAGTCACTACATTTAATCACAGCGGTTACGAACGCTATGCCAGCCGCATGATTGACACCTTCTTGCAAAACTGGCCTAGAGAAATTGATCTATACGTCTACACTGAAGATTGTGCAATACATCAAAGCGCACCCAATCTTCATGTTAGAGATTTACATGCTGTAAGTCCTGAAATTGTAGCCTTCAAGCAATGCTGGGGTAATGATCCTAGAGCACGTGGCCTGATTGCTACTGGGCCAGAAGATCGCAAAGGTAAAGCACCGGGTATAGGTTTTCGTTGGGACGCTATTAGATTCAGTCACAAAGCATATTCAGTATTTCACAGCGCGGCCAATTGCAATGCTGATGTGTTGTTTTGGATGGACGCAGACATGGTGTGTCACACACCTATCACTACAGAATTTATTGACAGTCAAATGCCGCCCAAGATTGGCTTGGCCTATCTAGGACGCGAACGAAAGTTTAGCGAATGCGGTCTGTACGGTATGAACCTACGTGATAACATTACATTGAACTGGCTTAAAGAGTTTCAGTTAGCGTATGATTCAGGACGTCTTATGACCATGGCTGAGTGGAATGACTGCTGGGTATTTGATGAAACTCGAAACGAAGTACAAGCGGCCCACCCTAAGTGGCGTCAGCTAAACTGGAGTCACGGGTTGATCAAAGGAGAAGGGCATCCTTTGATCAACACTGCTTGGGGTGCATACCTTGACCATCTCAAAGGCAAACGCAAAGAAACTGGCCGTAGTCCAGCTAAAGATCTTATTCAGCCTCGAAACGAAAGTTATTGGACAGTAAATTAAAGATGGTCTGCCTGGACGCAATCAGGGTCAAAACACATATCATCTACATTGGATTTACTATATTCGGCCTTTGAGTGCTTGGCTTTGTGATGAATAAGATACTCGCCAAGCACTGTATGCCGCAAGGGTGTTTTATATCCTTTCTGGAATCCTGTACATAAATCGTTCACCATAAGTGGTTGTACCACATTTAATGCAGCCCCAAGTACATCGTTGTCGTAAAATCTACGTAGATCTTGATAATCTCTTTCGTGATATCTTCTGCAGTATTCGGCTCTGAACTGATTAAATTTTTCGTGCTGAGTATTAACTGCAAATATTCCTGTTTCAGGACACAACCATTTTCCAGGTTTGCCATCTTTGCTTGTGTCGTAGGTTACACCCATGTACATGCTTAAATATTCAGGCAATAACAAATCAGTCAACACTGACAACGGTAGTTTCTTAGCAGTAATCACATCAGCATCCAGCCATACTATCCAATCAGCAGTTCTGTGATTCATGGCATGCATAAAACTGTATGCTTTTTTGGCAAACTTTTTGTCTGACTGTCTTAGTGTTGTATCCGCCTGATATCGAGCGTAATCTGGATCCAACTCAGAAAAATCAATCTGCTTAATTCTTTTACTGCGAGTAGATAATTTAAATTCCTCTACATAGCAGGTAAGAGTCAGCTCTTTGGGCCAGTGCTTGAGAAAACTTGCCATACTATCCTTGCCAATGAGATCGTAATATCGTTGATTAAAACTTGTAATAACCTGTATCATTTAATTGCCCATCCTTTCATATGCGCCCAGCACTCGCCCGATTTTAACTCGTCGTGACTCCAATGAACCTGCGAAATTTTTTCTATCCATTGTTGCCGATCAGGCATGAGTGGATTTTCAATTCTAAAAATATCACTGCAAGCAACTTCTTTTGCTTGGCTTCGTTCTGGATCAGTTACAAATACCGGAACACCTTCTATTGCTGCTGCTACACCTGGGCTAGAGTTATGACTAACTACAGCCCAGCACTGTTTAAAATCGCGAGCAAGACTAGTACCTGACTCACTTAGGTGTACATTTAACAGCCTTCTTCCGACACAAAGTTTCAATAATCTTTCGCAGTATTTTACAGCTCTTCTATCGCCCGGGTGTGGTCTAATCCTAATAGGTCTGTCCGAATACTTTCTTATCTCCGTAATAGTTTTAATAGCCCAGTCTAATACGTCCCACCCTGCCATACTCCAACCACCATCTCTCTGTAAGCATAGTAAAATATGATCACCTCGGGTTCTCCAGTTGGCCAACTTGACTCCCAACTGTTTTTGTATTTCTACCCATCTGACCGGATCAGGATTTTGGTTGCAATATTCTCCTGTGTTGGGAAATATTCCGTCGTAGCTGTAGCGTAACCAATATCCAGGATTGTTTGTATTTTTATACAGAAACAGATTTGAATCTGCTATGATAGTACGATTGTTTGATTGTTGTTGTCCGTCGAGAATGTCTTGTCGCAATTGCAAATGCGATGCAGTTTTTCCTTGTTCGTGTACCCATCCTAAGATTACAGCCACTGGACTTGGCTGATATACTGACGAATCTTCTACAATGCCTTCGTCACCGCATCTGGATACACCTTGAACAAAGTATCTAAGTGTATTGCTTTTATCTTGTGCTTTTTGCAAAGATTCAGGAGTATATATTTCTTTTTTGGGCAATGTGGCTGTATAACTTACGACTTTCATTCTTGCATCATCCTAAATGCTGTGCCATTCTGAAGCTCTTTCACATGATATTGACCATATGCCATACTGTGACACCAGGCATCTAATAGGTCTTGATCGGGCCAAAACGGATTGTCTATTGTGTCAAGCTTGGTATTTGCAACAGGCCGGGCCACATGACTTGGTGCTAGTACAAATGCCGGCACTCCTGCAAGTATAGCTTCTACTGCAGCAACACTGTTGAATGTCACTACGGCATGTACATCTTGTGTTAGTAATCGATTCAGTGGAGTGGTTACAATTCTGTCAATTCTTTTTGGTGCTCGTTGCCTTACTTCGATTGGCCGATCCGTTAATGTTTTAAGTTGAGCAACAGTTTCATCTACCCATGCAGCCTGATCAATGCCGTAGAACCTACAAGGTTTTTCGTCTGGTGCTGCCACAATAATTTTTGATCCTGTTCGACGAGGATGTGCAGTAATACCCAATGCTTGCCATCTATCTGCTGGACGTTGTTTTATTTCATTATGCTGCAAATCATTTTTTACTATTCTATGATAAAGTTTTGAACCGTGACTATTCTTACTACTGACACTGTTGCCCACATACCCTGAATCAACATACCAAAAGTCGTGCTTACCAGCCAAACACTTGTGCATAACTTTATATTTGAGTATTCCCCGCAGTACAACTTTTCTATGATCTACTTCGACATCATAATGAAAATCAAAGTAATCACCGTCAGTTGGTTCTGTGCCAGCACTACGAGCCAGCATGTTGATATATTCGTCTTGATTATTTTTACTTAGGAATACCCAATCTTCGTTCATTTAATATCTCTCTGTAAGCAATACTCTGCAAGCATTCGTTCACGATGCCACTCATCTGCCATTGGAGTAGTAGCAAAATCGTGGAAGCAAGGAGCGCCTAAGGTATAATGCAACAAGTCTGCATTGCAGTTAGGACCATACTCGTCTGGCAACCAATTCCATTCTGCAGGTAAATCACCAATTTTTTCATCTTTGATCCAGGTAAAACGATGTAGTTCTGCACCCGTGGATCGTTGAACAAACTCCGGTGTTAGGCATTGATTAGCTGAGCTCTCACAATTCCAGATAATAACACTTGACCAGTTTTTGCGAGGGTAGTTTTCGTTCTTTGAACCCAGATACTTTTCTTTCATGCATGTTTCGTAGTTGTGTTTAACTACCTGTACATCATAATGATTCTGCCGCCAGTCCCAAAGCTCTGCAATGTCACTACGCACAATCATATCACCATCAATAAAAATAGCATGACCGGTGTAATCCATCAAGTGCGGCACTAAGAATCTGCTGTAGATAAACTGATTGCTACCATCTGTGTGAGTTTCGGTATAGTCGGTGAACAAGTTTAGTGCCAGCGGTATGATGCTGACAGGTCTACTGGCATGTCTAATAATGCTATTGGCACACACATGATAAGCAACAGCTTCACGAGGATCATAACCAATAAAAATAGGTATCAGTTTACTCATGAGAATTTTCTCTCAATATCATCTTCCTCGCATCGGTCTCCGTATTGTATTTCTACAATTTTTAATGGATCGCTTTGTTCGTTAACGAGTTGATGCCATTTTTCTGACTCTATATGTAAATATTCGTGGCGATGATAATGTCCTTGAAATTCAGCATCGCTGGCCATGTTCAAAGTCATTACTGTTGCAACTCCGGCACTGACCAACCAGAATTCTGATCTTCCTTTGTGTCTTTGCATACTGAGTGCCGCACCCGGATCCACTGTGAGTTCTTTGACTTTAACTCCCGGTGCTTCGTGCAGTACACGATAATATCCCCAGGGTCGGCGTGTTTGAGGAGCCTTCCATTCTTGCAGTATCCACGAACTACTGTTTCTTTTATCTTGACCACCTACGCCAAATACAAACTCGACGTTGTCATCTTTGATATCTTGTTCTAGTATATTTTCAGTTGTGCGATCACCACCGTTGGCAAAAATAATACGGTCATTGGGATAGCTCTGTCTTACCATCCATAATGCATTTCGTGCAGAACCATCACTGTCGTCAAAATCAATTACAAAGTTGACATTTTGCATATTTCGTACTACGGCGACACGTTCTTTTAACGGCATAAATGCTCGACCTTTTTTTCTTTCTAGCCACGAATCTGAGTTGATGCCCACAATTAAAAGATCTCCCAATTTGCCGGCAGCCTGCAAGTAGGAGATATGGCCGGAGTGTACAGGATCAAATCCGCCAGTGACAAGTACAATAGTTTTCATAACAATATTTATATGTATACATAATGGTAAATACATTATGGAACATTTTTATCAAACAGTAGAAGGATTTATGGGACCAAGAAACATTATGATGTTTGACTTGGTTATAAAAGATTTCCCTCAAGCAGGAACCTGGGTTGAGATAGGATCCTGGATGGGACGCAGCACAGCATATTGTGCAGTTGAACTATTAAATTGCAATAAAATGGGAAAATTCTACTGCATAGATACCTGGCAAGGAGGCGATACTCTTGAAAATCATCAATATGTATTAGAAGGAAAACTCAAACAGGTATTTCTTGATAATATTGCACCGGTGGCTGATTATATTACGCCCATTGAGAGTCTAAGCTGGGCAGCCGCTGACCAATTTGCTGATAGCAGCGTGGATTTTTGTTACGTTGATGCATTGCACACATACGAAGCAGTCATGCAAGATTTAACAGCTTGGTGGCCTAAAATACGCCCCGGCTCGTGGTTTGCTGGCGACGACTATACCAAAGGTTGGCCTGGCGTCCAGCAAGCAGTACAGCAGTTTTTTGGTGAACTCGGTGTAAGATACGATCGATGTGGACGTTGTTGGATAGTTAAAAAGCCTGAATAAAATGCCAAATTGGTTAGACACATATAAACATAATTACTACCCTCGTCTTGATTCCAATCTCAGTGGAGCCAAACGTGGACTTGTCGAAGGACTAGGACAACGAGCCCGTGGCTTTCAATTGATGTTCGAGTTGTTGCTGGCCAAAACTCAAAGTCAGTATCACATTATCGAAACAGGTACCTGTCGAAATCCAGGAAATTGGAAAGATGGGCAGAGTGCAGTGATATTCACAGATTTTGTTCAGCACACAGGAGGATCACTGCGTAGTGTAGACATAGATCCAGATGCCTGTGCAGCAGCACGTAAACACATCACCAGTGGTCTTTTTCAAGTGACCTGCAGCGACAGTGTGCAATGGCTAGAACAACAGACAGATCTGGACCAGGTTGATCTTTTTTATCTCGACAGCTACGATGTAAAATGGAACAACGACTCTGCCAGTGCCGAACATCATTTACGCGAATTCCAAACAATTGAATCCAGAATTCAGCCAGGCACAGTAGTAGCCATTGACGACAATGCTAGGTTTTTAAACAATAATGGTCGCACTGGCAAAGGACGACGGATAGTGGAATATTTAGAATCCAAAGGAATACAGCCGTTATATGATGCTTATCAAATAATATATCAATTATGATAGTTGACACATTCATGTTCAATGACGAGTTTGACATGTTAGATATACATCTGGCAATCACAGATTCGTACGTGGATCGTTGGATTATATTGGAAGGCAACCGAACCTGGAGTGGAATATCAAAACCTTACTATCTTTTAAACTGCCTGGACAAATATGCAAAATACGGTGATAGAATACAACTAATCAGTCTAGACATACCCGACGGTTATGTGAATTGGCAGTGTGAAAATTACAGTAGAGCCAGTTTGCAGCAAGGAATCGATTGTCTAGATGACGAAGATATTGTTTTGCACGGGGATCTGGATGAAATATTAGACCCGACAAAATTTAGCAGTATAGTTGATTTGATGGATCTGCATGATCGTCCTGTAAATTGTTCTCTAGAAATGTTTATATATAGATTTGATCAACAAACTGATCGTCGATGGAGCGGAACTGTAGTGGCCCGAAAACACATGTTTGATAATCCTCAACAGTTATATAAAGGCATCAACATAAAGAAAAAAGATCGTAGTCATTGTGTAGCATATCCAGACACTGCAGGCTGGCACTGGACCTGGATAGGATCAGACCAACGAATACGCAGCAAGGTTGCAAGCTGTATTGAAAGCCAACATCGAGACCCAGAACAGGTGTTGAACTCTTTCAAACAGTTAGACACAGCAGCAGCTATAAATCACAAGTGTACCTCAACCACAGTTGAATACACTTACCCTAACGAAGTAAACAAAATACTTGAGCAGTATCCTCAATATTGGAACATACCGTCATGTCAGACACAATAAAACAGATCAACGGTTGGAATTTTCCAGCAGGAGACATAGGTCCTAGTACCTGGGCTGACTGTGAATGGGGAGAACCGATTCTCAACACCGTTATGTTTGAACAAATCTTGTTGGTGTTTGAGGGACGTGATCGAAAACATGCTTTAGACATCGGTGCTAATATAGGCTATGTTACTTCCTGGCTAGGCAAACGTTGGCCGCGAGTGACCAGTTTTGAACCTACCCCAAACACTTATGAATGCTTGCAATTGAATTGTACAAGATCACACATACGTTTACATAATTTTGGGTTAAGCAATATCAATGGGAATCTTTGTTTTGCCATAAGCGATGCTAAACCTGATCAAAATCAAATAATTACTGATGAAAGTAAATTACGTAAACATTGGGGAGTTACCCGTGTTCCGACTCGTAGATTAGATAGTTTTAATTTTAGTACGGTTGATTTTATTAAAATTGATGTAGAAGGACACGAATACCAAGTGATACAAGGTGCTCTCAAAACTATACAGCGTTGCCGACCTGCTGTTGTTATAGAAATCAGTTATGAAGGGAAACTACTGGATCATGATCTGTCGGCTGATCACAAAAAAACTGTGGGCTTGATAGAAAGCTTAGGTTATCAAACAGTTTGGCAACACAAGCATGATTGGTTATTGCTGCCCAACGATTGGTACAACAGATAAAGCCCACTAAGTTAAAGGATACCTTTATAAACAAATGAAGCACAATGTACCTGTATCACCAAAACAACAACACCAATTAGATCGACAACGTCACAGGGAGATGAAATATAACACGTCTGAATTGCCTGCCGTCGACTGTGCGTGTGTAATTCACGGCTCTGTGTATACATGGGACTATGTAGAACGCTTGTATAGCATGCTGATCGCCAACAGCAGTAGAAAAATTCGCATGCACGTTTTTACTGAACCAGACCGAGTAGTACCGTCTTACATGACCAAACATGTGCTGGAAGAGTGGCCGGGAATAAGCGGACCCAAGAAGTCCTGGTGGTACAAGATGCAGATGTTTGATTCAAACTATATTCCTGGACGTGTCTTTTATCTAGACCTGGATACAGTTGTGGTGGGCAATATTGATTGGATATGGGAGTTGAGCGATGACTATTTTTGGGCCATCCGAGACTTTAAATATCTGTGGCGCCCAGGTTGGCACGGACTCAACAGTAGTGTAATGACTTGGAATACTACCAAATTTGATTGGATATGGCGAGCGTTTTGCAAACAGGATATTGTGCTGTTATCTAAAAAATATCACGGTGATCAAAACTATTTAGATGCAGTGCTGACCGACAAACACTTGAGATTTATTCCCGACGGTGTGGCAAAAAGCTGGCGCTGGCAATGCAAGGATGGCGGCATGGATATGAAATCTCGTCAGTATCGTTCGCCAGGGTCGGGTACAAGTTTAGCACCAGACACTAAAATTGTAGTTTTTCACGGACATCCCAAGCCACACGAAGTAGCGGATCCCTTGATCAGCCAACTTTGGAAATTAACAAGCAACTAAGTAACTGTCTAACATGTTGTAAAAATACAACAAAATTCAGCCCCGGTTTTGGGGCTTTTTTGTGGCTAAAACAGTACATTTTGGTAGACCAGAAACCGCCCAAATGCTATACTAGTTTTACAGTAACAAAACAGGAGCTCAAAATGACCAAGCAAGAATTAGGCGAGTTAGCAATGGAAATCCTCAACACAGCGGATACCAGCGGTCCTGACACAGAAGACGGCGTTATCACTGTAGATTCCGACCTGTTGTTTCGCTACTACATTATGCGTGGTGTGGCTAACAGCGAAGCTAAAAAAGAAAGCAAAAAATTGTCGCATAAAAACAACAGTTAACAAGTGGTAGACCAGTAATTCACTACCAGCTATAATGTTTATACAGTAACAAAACAGGAGCTCAAAATGAGCGCAATTCTTAGAAAAGACATTGGACGTGAGATCCTAGAGACACTTAGGGAATCTGCCAGAGAAGCCCTTCCGGATGCTACAGAAGCAGAACGTGAAGAAAGCATAGCCAAATTCCTAGGTATTATGAGTGATGTAATGTTTGCTGGTCCAGCAAAAACGTCGCATAAAAACAACACATAAAAAGTGGTAGACCGGAAATACCCAAATTGCTATAATGTATATACGCTAACAAAACGGGGTAAAACATGTTAAATGATAAAGATCTCAATAACAAGTCCGCAGGTCGCTTCTCGTTTGCTGCCGCAAGAGACGCTAATCGTTATAGCGATGAATGCCGCATGACGTTTACCCCTAGTCAACGTGCCTATGCAGAAACATTTAGAGATCTGCTGACGTTGGCATACAGTGCAAACGAAGTGTTTATTAACTTCCGCAAAACTATTATTAGCATTAAGCTCACTAAGCCTCAAGTGCGAGACCGCAAAATTGTACGCGAGCTCGATGAGCTTTGTGCAGAACGCGGCTATGTAAAAGCTCGTAGCGAGCAGGGCTTGCTGTACAAAATCCCAAAAGTTGCATAAAAACAACACATAAAAAGTGGTAGACCGGTAATACAATATCGGCTATAATGTACTTACACTAACAAAACAGGAGCAGTAAATGACCCAAGTCCTAATCCGCAACGGCGTTTATCGCAATAAACCCGTACACAACGAAGTGTTTGAATTGGTCAAAGACTATACAGCCGGTGCTAAGGGTGGTTTTGTCACCATCGACAGCAAAGGATTTTTTGGACCCGAGTTTGGTATTGCTCGTGTCAAGGTAGACAGCATGGAAGACATTGAAATCCAAGGTGCTACAGCCACCACAGCGTCTGCTGTGAAAGCAGCACCTGTTCCAGAGGCTAGTGACGAAGAAGTCATGGCTCGTATCCGTGAGCGTTTTGAAATCCTAGACGAAATGACCAAGGCCGCTGTGGCCGGTGATGTCCGTGCCATGATTGTGTCGGGTCCTCCGGGCGTGGGCAAGAGCTACGGCGTGGAGAAAATTATCGAAGCTGCCTGTTTGTTTGACAAGATCTCTGGCAAGCGACTACGTGCTGAAGTGGTCAAAGGTTCAGCCACAGCATTGGGTCTGTACCAAACACTATACAAGTACAGCGACAAAAACTGTGTGCTGGTGTTTGATGACTGCGACAGCATCCTGTTGGATGACGTGGCCTTGAACTTGTTGAAAGGTGCCCTGGACTCAGGCAAGAAGCGTAAGATTTCGTGGTTGTCGGACAGCTCAGTGCTACGCCGTGAAGGTGTGCCAGACAGCTTCAACTTCAACGGTACAGTGATTTTTATTACTAATTTGAAGTTTGACAAGATGAAAAGCCAGAAACTGCGTGATCACTTGGATGCACTGCAATCACGCTGCCACTACTTGGACTTGACCTTGGACACCATGCGTGACAAGATCTTGCGTATCAAACAGATTGCCAACGACGGTCAGTTGTTTGAAGAATACGAGTTTGACGCAGAAACGCAAGAGGAGATCATTGACTTCATGACGCACAACGCTACTCGCTTCCGTGAGATGAGCTTGCGTATGGCAATCAAGATTGCTGACTTGCGTAAGAGCTTTCCGCTCAAATGGAAGGCCATGACCGAAGTCACTTGTATGAAAGCAGCCTAAGGAGTTAAACAATGAACCAATCAATTCGCGAACTTGCTGAACAGGCCGGATATGAAGCAGACTTGTTTGGTGTAGGGCATTGGAATATGCCCGAGTGTCAAAAGTTCGTTGAGTTGATTGTTCGGGAATGTGGCAACATTGCTTTTGAACATTGGGCTCTGACACACAGCAACTCACCTCAAGAGGCCATACTCAAACATTTCGGAGTTGAAGCATGAATGAACGAATTCGAGAACTTGCTGAACAGGCTGGATTACCAAAGTATATCACACGAGAGATCGGTCCAACAATAATTCAAAAGTTTGCCGAATTATTGATCAAGGAATGTTATGAAAGTTGCCGAAGTCAGGTACTTGATAAAGAAACTGCTGACACAAACGAACTAACATATAATGATGCTGTCAGTGATTGTGCAATTGGGTTATTACAACATTTTGAGATGATGGAATGAACGAACGAATTCGAGAATTGGCAGATAGATTTTACCCGGATTGTCTGTAGTAAACGCTCCTGTTTAGACAATCTGTTTGGGGCATCGTAGCAATACGGTGCCTCTTTTTTTTGACTTCTGTCTGCAAATAGTGTACTATATACATTATGACCTTTTGCTATTCGCCATGGACCAATATTGACATCGACCCTAAGGGTAATATAGCTCCGTGCTGTAAGTTTCAGTTTGATAAAAATACAGAAAAATTTAACATTCAAACTCATACTATAAAACAATATTCAAAAAGCGATTTTCTTCAACAAATTCGCAGCGAATTTATGCAGGGAAATTGGCCTGCTGGCTGTGAACGTTGTAAAATTGAAGAACAAAATAATATTGAAAGCAAACGAAACCTAGATAACACACGCTGGAAAGACCATTACAACCGATACAATTTAGACAGTAAAGAATTTATAACAGCAAGTATTGCATTTGGTAATACTTGCAATCTAAAATGCATAATATGCAGTCCGTATGCATCTAGTAAATGGCAAAAAGAGTACAAAACCATCTACGGAATTGATATTGCTCATAATAAGTTTTATAAAAATAATTTTGTAAAAGATCTTGTCGAAGCTGCGCCAAATCTGATACATCTTGACATACCCGGAGGAGAACCATTGCTCAGTGGAGTGCCAGAACAAAAAGAATTGCTTGGTTATTATATTCAATCTGGGAAGTCTCAAAATATGTCATTGCACTATACAACTAATGCCACTATATTTCCAGATCCGGAATGGTGGGAGATTTGGAGTTGTTTTCAAAATGTAGACATACAATTAAGTATAGATGCCATCGGTGATCGATACGAATATGTAAGATATCCAGCCAATTGGAAAACAACACTCCACAATGTGGAACAATACATGCAGCGACAAAAAGATAACATCCAGTTAAGTATAAGTCATAGTGTAAGTGCCTATAATATATATTATCTTGACGAATTTTTTGAATGGTGCTATACTATGGGATTGCCGCGTCCTTGGATAGGGAGAGTACATACTCCTGCACATATGAGACCAAGTGTTTGGCATGATACTGCCCGCCAAGCCATTATAGATAAATTGTCACAAAGTCAATATTCGGATGTACATGCTTGGAAAGAGATGATTGCTAATTCTGATGATAGTGCATTATTTGAAACCTTTAAAAAATATCTACTACAACATGACCAATATCGTGGCACAAGTTTTGCTAAAGTATTTCCGGAACTAAACAAATACCTATGAAATTATTAATTGCAGGATGTTCATATACTAACGGATGTGGCTTACCAGGAGAAAAAGATAATCCTAAAATTTGGCCCAATCAATTAGCCCAACGACTCAATGTTGATTCTATAACAAATGTTGCCAAGTCTGGTGCCAATAATCAAAAAATATTTTTAGAAACAATATCAGCAATGATTAAAAATCACTATGATCTAATACTAGTCTCGTGGTCAGTCATTGGTAGATTTAATTTCCATGTAGGATTAGAACGCTATCCAGTTGGAACATTATTAACAGATTCACACGATGTAAATATTGTTGGAGGCCAAACTATTTCAAAAAAATGGTTATTGGAAACAGGAGATCGTCTAAGAAAATTACATAACGACCATTGGGATTTATTGGAGTTAGTAAAGTATGTTAATGTGTTAGTTGGATTACAAAAATCTTCCGGTGGTAAAATATTTTTTGTGAACGGTATTGGAAGTTGGTCTGATCAATATTTTGTTAAAAAACAAATTCAACTTCCGTCAGATCTTGACAGATACACCTACAATTTATTAGATGCAGACATGCGCGATGACGAAGAGATATTTGCATTGTACAACATGATACATCAACATTATAACGAATACGGCGGCATACAAGAAAATTTGTGGTTGAATCTATATCAATCATTGTTAAAGATGAAGATAGATTCAGTTAGTAATGATGATCTACATCCTGGAATATTAAGCCAGGACTTGTTTACTGATTTTTTGTATAAGCGCATAACTGAAAAAATAAAATGACAACAGCAACCATAATCATACACGACGAAGTCAATATCAAGATTGAAGGCCTAGATCTTGATACTCGTCGCAAGCTGGTCAATCGATTCAAGTATCTGAACCCTGCTGCACGTTATCTACCTGCTGTAAGACTGGGACGATGGGATGGAAAAGTAGCTTACTTTCAATTGGGCGGCAGCACTTATGTAAACTTGCTGCCAGAAATTGTACCTATCTTAGAAGACGCTGGGTACGATATAGAACTAGATGATCGTAGAACTTACAGCACTAAGTTTGAGTTTGCTGCAATGTCAGAAAACACGTTTAGTGATCGTGCGTGGCCCAAGGGACATGAACGAGAAGGGCAACCCGTAGTACTACGTGATTATCAAGTGGAAATCATCAACGAGTTTCTTGCAAATCCTCAAAGCCTACAAGAAGTGGCAACAGGTGCCGGAAAAACACTTATCACAGCAGCACTGAGCTGGCAAGCTGGTCACTACGGACGCACTATTGTGATTGTGCCCAACAAGAGTCTAGTAACACAAACTGAAATAGACTATCGTAACTTGGGATTAGATGTTGGTGTTTACTTTGGTGATCGCAAAGAATGGGGCCGTCAACACACCATCTGCACTTGGCAAAGTCTAAACGTGTTGTTGAAGAACACCAAGTCCGGCGAAGCTGATTGCACTATACAAGACTTTATTGAGGATGTGGTTTGTGTTATTGTAGACGAAGTACACATGGCCAAGGCTGATGCACTTAAAACTTTACTGACCGGAGTAATGGCTCATATTCCCATACGTTGGGGGCTGACCGGTACTGTGCCCAAGGAAGATTTTGAGTTTCAGTCACTGCATGTGAGCCTTGGTCCGGTAGTGGGGAGACTGCGGGCCAGCGAATTACAAGCACAGGGCGTACTTGCACAATGCCATGTAAATATTGTGCAACTGGTTGATCATGTTGAATACAAGGACTATCAAAGCGAATTAAAGTACTTGGTTACTACGCCGGAGAGAATTGATGCCATTGCTCGACTAGTTGATCGCATCAAAGATTCGGGCAATACACTTATCTTAGTTGATCGAATTGAAACTGGCAAGATACTGCAAGCACATCTTAGCACACTGTTTAGCCTGCTGTCAGACCGACCCGATGTGGTATTTGTGTCAGGTGCAACCAAAGCTGCTGATAGAAAAGATGAATACGATGAAATTGCCACTAGTACCAACAAGATCATCATTGCCACTTACGGTGTGGCAGCAGTGGGCATCAATATACCGCGTATTTTTAACTTGGTCATGATTGAATCGGGCAAGAGCTTTACCAGAGTTATTCAAAGTATCGGTCGTGGAATTAGAAAAGCTGAAGACAAGGACCACGTGGAGATTTGGGACATTACAAGTACCTGCAAGTTTGCTCGTCGACACTTGACACGACGCAAGGCATTCTACAAAGAAGCAAACTATCCTTTTAGTGCAGAAAAATTGGAGTGGCAAAAGTAATGGGACAAGTATTTAAACACGCAGTAAATTTTACAAAGAATATACAACCGTTTTCGGTGTTTGTAGAAATCGGCAGCGATCGATGGGAAGGCAGTACAGAATTTTTGGCCAACTTGGCAGCAGAACGCAATACTGTATTGCATTCTGTGGATATCAATTCTAGTGCCAGTGACAGGATTAACAATCCGTCTATTAAGTGGCATGTCGGATCTGGGTCAACTTGGTGTCAGCAGTATTCGGCTAATATAGGAAAACGTATAGGTTTACTGTACTTGGACAATTTTGATTATGACTGGGATATTAATCAAGTTAATAAAATGATACAAGATCAAAAAATTGAATACCTTAATAACTATGGTGTAACAATGAATAATCAAACTTGTCAAATCGAACACATGAAACAGATTATTGCATTAACGCCTTGGCTTGCTAGTCAGTGTATTGTTATGTTTGACGATACATACCGTTATAATGATTGCTGGATTGGTAAATGTGGTCCTGCTGTTGTTTATCTATTGGCATTGGGATTTGAAATTGTCAGAGACGAAGAACGTGAATTCGGTATCATAATGATTCGTGGTTGACTTTAGTAATTCATTTATTGTATAATTAAAGCATGAGAATACTTACACTTGACAACTTGGCTTATGATTTAGATACACTTCCGGAAGAAGTGGATGACATGCGATTTGCTATTTTAGACAATAGCGATCCGCAAAACCCCGACTATCACTATATTCCTCTTATCTTTTTGGAAAGTTTTAATGCTCCGGCATTGGTGTTGCAAATCGGAGACCACACAATCAAAATGCCCATGGATTGGCGTATCCTTATTGGCGAACCCGACGGCGGTGACCTAGAAGTGTTGTCATTGACCAGTATCAATGATCGCGGGTTCAAGGCATTTCAGTTCAATCCGCTAACCAGTTTTCGTCCCAGTTTTCCCGACATTGAAATTGTAGATGTATATCACGACGTGGCTTGGTATGCACCCAAGCTGAAAAATGGACAAATGCTGAGTGTGCCGTTGGATGATACACACAAACCTGACTGTGTGTATTTTGTCAAGGACATCAGCAGAAACTGCGAAATTCTAGACTACAACAAGGCCTGGTAACATGACACAATATTCCTCCAAAGAAAAACCACCGGTTGCCAAAATTCAAGCTGCAGATTCTGCCAGCGAAAAAAAGCTTGATCGTCGAATTAGAAAATTAATCGACCAGGTGGAAGAGCAACAAAAAGTCATTGACAGAATGCACAGAGATATAGTACGCTTGCGTGTAGCTATCAACGAAGTTTCAGCAAGGATCAAATAGTCATGCCACAAGTAGCCATGTACAATTGCTTATCCTATAATCTATTACCGCATGAGACTATTGATGTAAGTTTAATTAAAGTCTACAACGAAAATCCGCTTTCTAACTCGACTGATGAGTTAGAAAAATTTTTACTTGATACAACTTCGATCAAGTTGGCTTTGGTGCATATAACTGATGATCTCAATTCTACCAAGACACGACTTGATCGACTCATTGGTTGTACACAAGTTATAGTTAAAGGTGTAGAGTTTAAAGCAGGCGTTCCAGAACTTGTCCTCAAGTACGATCTTCCCAATTTTGTATTCATACTTAACGGTTATTTAAATTTTGAGTTGCAACACGCAACAGTTGATCAAGACCTGTATTGGATTAAATCCACTACAGATCCATATATAAAAGATTGGGGTCATGTTTTAGAAAAAAATCTGCATCCTTTTGACAAAAAACCTTTTATGTTTGATGTGCTGTACGGTGTTCCAAAATCTCACAGAATGTTTGTTAAGAAAAAACTTCAGACTATCGCAGACCCGACATGGTATTATGAGTCACCGGTCTTTGTTAAACCAGGGGCAGATAGTAAAAATTGGGCCGGTTTTAATTTTGATCAGACTGATCTGTGGGAAGATAATATGGAAATCAATATCGAGCAGACTTATCGCTGTCGATACCGCGGTAAAGAAATGCATATAAGTCAAGTTCTGCCACTTAAGATTTATAACAAGACAGCATACAGCATTGTTATGGAAACTTGGGCAGACAATCGTTACAGTTTCTTCACAGAAAAGATTGCCAAACCCATTTTGGGTCGCCGTCTGTTTGTAGTAATATCTGGGCAGCACTTTCTTCGCAATTTACGACAGTTGGGATTTAAAACGTTTGACGGCATAATTGACGAGTCATATGATAGCATCCAAGAAAGCACAACACGCTGGGCAAAAGCTATTGAACAAACTAAATGGCTTTGCCAGCAGCCCCAGGAGAAGATATTATCGCAGATTGCACCAATAGTAATACATAACTTTGCAGTACTTAGTAATTTACGTCTTTCACCAGTTGATGAATATGCTGAAAAATTTTTAATACAGAACGGATGCGCTAGTAAAGGAACAGTATATGAGTCAGACAACAGATAAATCGACACGCAGTCAGCGTATTCAACAAAAGAATCGACACATTGCACGGCAAGTACGAATTCGTCAGGCACACAAGTTTCCTGCGATCAATACCAGCAAGGTAGACAGCCCGCATCGTTATCACAAGACAACAGGTGTAACCTGTGGCGATAGCCGCTGTGCCATGTGCGGAAATCCACGCAAGTTTTTCAAAGAACCTACTATGCAGGAAAAGCGTTGGTTACAGGACATGGATACCACCCGCGAACGTCGCAGCAACGGAACAATAAACAACGATGAGTGATAAACTAAACATTGCCAACGAAATGCAGCAGTTGGACCTCAAAAACCGACAATTTTATAATGAGCTGACACCAGAGGAACGTAAAAAGTTTTCTAACTTTCTTATGATTCGCTGGGGCAGCAGTGTTCAAGGTCCTCGAGAGTTGCAGGAATACTATGTGCAAAGTTGCAATCATTACTTTAACAAACATTTCTTTTCTATAAACAAGCATCCCGAACTACAATGGCTTTGTGCCACTGCTGTCAGTCCAGGCATGGGCGCACATCGACACCAGTGGATTGCACCCAAAAAGAAAGAAGGTAGTAACAGTGCTGTTAGAAAAAAATTAGCAGAGTTGCACCCCAGCATGAAAGACGACGAGTTAGATCTTTTGGCCAAGATAACAACCAAACAAGAATTGGATGAATATGTTAAAGCTCACGGTAACGAAGTAAAGAAATAACTTGTCCAACAAGATCTTCAGTGTTATACTAACCATTTTATCTGTGAAGAAGAATGAAATTTGAATGTCAATACTGTAAAAAATCTTTTGCCAAAGAAACCACACTTATAGTACATGTTTGTGAGCAGAAGAAACGCTACCAAAGTCAAAATGAAACTGGTATACAGATAGGATTACGTGCTTATCAAAAATTCTATGACATGAGTCAAGGCACAGGGCGGTCAAAATCATTTGATGACTTTGCTGCCAGTCCCTACTATCGTGCATTTGCTCGTTTTGGACAATACTGTGTCAGTGTACGTGCTGTCAACGTTCCGCGTTTTGTTGAATGGCTACTAAAGAACAACAAGAAAATTGATTACTGGTGTAAGGACAGTGTTTACGAAGAATTCTTGGCAGAATATCTGCGAGTGGAAAATGTCATGGATGCCATATATCGAGCAATTGAAACCAGTATCGACTGGGCAGAAAAAACTGGCAATCCAGCACATGATTACATAAGATTCGGCAACGACAATGTTATATGTCATGCTGTTTCGTCAGGCCGAGTCTCAGCTTGGGCACTGTATAACTCCACCTCCGGAGTAGAATTTTTATCTCGATTGAACAGTAATCAAATCAATCTGATTTGGCCGTATGTGGATGCTGACTTTTGGCAAAAACGGTTTCGAGACTACCCAGAAGACACAGCAGCAGCTCGTGACATTTTAAAACAGGCAGGATGGTGATGTCAGCAGATATTGATATAGACCTGGCAGATCGTACTCAACTGTTGAACTTGATCCGGCATACTACTGCACGACAACTGCATCAAGGACAGGTGCGTCGACACAACAGCGGAGTATATGTAACTGCTATTCCTCAGGATCCTGTAAATGGCTGTGCTGCGATCGATTATAACGAAGCAGAATCTCGCGGATATTTTAAAATCGATTTCTTAAACATGTCGGTTTATCAGCTGGTACGCGACCCTGAGCATTACGAATCTGTGCTGGCAGCTGATGTCAACTGGGCACGATTGTGGACTGATCCAACCTGGGCAACACAACTGGTTCATGTGGGAAACTATGCGGATCTGCTGCAGACAATGAAACCAGATTCTATTCCTCGTATGGCAGCATTTATCAGCGTCATTAGACCTGGAAAAGCTCATTTGCAGAAATGTGCCTGGGATCAAGTATTTGCGTCAGTGTGGGACGGCGACGACAGTCGAGGCTACACCTTTAAGAAAAGCCACAGCTTGGGTTATGCACGATTGGTTGCACTGCATATGAATTTACTAGAAGATGCAGAACGCAACTCTATTCAACCCGTTTGACCAGAGTAACACTTTTTCTTTTTGATTTTTTACGACTCAGGTCGCTTAGGCTACAAACAGGTCCGCATAAAATTGTTAGATCTTTGTTGACAAAAGTACGACGATACTGCCGGAATGGTTCCCATTCTGACTTCAAAAAAATATTAATAGGTATGCTTCTATTGCTTTCCCACCACCATACCGCTGCCAACTCAATAAACAACAATTTGAGTTGAGTATCTTGTATGTTGCCAAAGTCGTAAATGGTGGTAATGGTTTCGTCGCGATTTTGTACGATGCCAACATATTCCATGTTGGCATAAATGCATAGAGACATGAAAGGATATTTGGCAGTAAGCTGTTCTATTATGTTGTTGCCCATGCGGGTATT